TAAACAAACAGGCACCCCATTGAGCCCACCGAATGTTACAGGGTATGATCTTCACATAGGAAGAAACCGTACTGCTACGGGTAGCGATACACCAGCTTTCTATGGGTATTTAAGCAATGTACGTGTTACCAACCGTGCACTGTATTCTGGTACAGATACCCAGTTTCCCAATTTTGATGTAACATCTGTTCCTTTTAGCGCGACGCAGGCTGCAACTAATAACGTTAATGCTCTTACGGGCGGACAGACTGTAGCTCTGATGAACATGAATTACCATTACCCGACAGTTGATAGTAGTACCTACGGTATCGATATGGATATTTCAGGAACTGGACTGCGTAGTAGCCGTGAGAACCCGTTTTCGGGTCCTGGAAGTCTGTACTTTAATGGTACATCAAGTGCACATTTGATTGTTGATAATGACATGGATTTGAGAATGCGCACCGGTGATTTTACGATTGAGTGGTTTCAGCGTATGCCTGCAGCCGACGCTATATATCCGCGCGTATTTTCGATAGGTTCGTATCCTAATACTTCCATTGGAGTATCGATTGAAGATTCTGCACATACATTTATCTATTGGTCTAACACTACACAAGTTGTTGTTGGAAATTGTAATCCCACGGCTATTGCCAACGGCTGGATCCATTATGCTATTTCACGTATTGGAAATGTGACACGCGTCTTTGAAAACGGCACACAACTTGGCGCCAATTTTACCGATAACGCCGATTATAACGACCGCGGAAACTCGCTTTTTATCGGAAATCAAGATACGACTCCCTTCGGCGCAGTCGATGCTCCTTTTATCGGTTACATTTCAAACTTCCGATGGACAAAGGGTACGGCAGTGTACACAGGTACCTTTGATGTTCCTTCGGTGCCTTTAGCAGCGCTGCCAAATACTAAACTACTCTTGCTGGCTCAGACTAATGATACAGCAGTAACAGATTCGAGTGGACTTGATAAAGTGGTTGTAAAGAACGGAGCCACATGGGCGAATTCCACGCCAATGAACACTATACCTTGTTAAGTTGTCGCTTGCCCCATTCCAGAGATTTGAGAATCTTCGTTTCCGAGAGAGGCTCCCTGTAAAGGCGGAAGTCGAAGAGTGAGCCACGAAAGCGCTCATCTTTGTAGTCGCCCTGGTCTGCGGATTCCCAGTTTGAACGACCTATATAATTTTTAGTTGTATAGTTTGTTTGCGGCAAATGTCCGTTTTCGTGCGTAAAGACCTTGAGTCCGTCAATGAAGACCTGGTATGTGGGTCTGAACGCGGCGTCTACTGTGGTCACCGCAATGTAATGCCATTTCTTTTCTTGTATAGCGTCCACGATACGGATGCGCATTTTGCGCTGCTGTTTATCCCAGATTTCAAAGAGCAGATTTGCGCGCTTAGTGTGTATCTCCGCAACGACGTTGCTTGAACCATGGTCCGTAGCGGGGTCAATCGGCTCCGGTCCAGGGCACTCATACAGTTCTACGTTGGCTGAGGTCGTTGCCATGTATCGCTGTGGTGCTAGTTCCTTGGGTGCCTTCGCATTACAGACAACATCGGCGTCGCCTGGCGTGGCGGAGAGCGGCATTTTGGTGACGGTCGTGATTTCGTTACCCTTGCCCTCAATACCAAAAAACACATTGTCCTTACCGGCACCATTGCCGAAGTCAAAGATGCGGGCGTTGTTGGTGAACTTGTCAAACTTGACCCAGAAGCAGAAGGCGCGCATGTTACGGAGCTCCACTTTCTCGTCGAACTCCTGCTCTACGTTTTCGCCTATACGAACAAATTGGTCGGCGACGGGTGGCATATCAGTGTCTTGTGGTAGCGCGTTTATCTTGAACCCTTCGTATTTGGTCTGCGCAGGGTCTTCGTCGATGGAGAGACCACCTGCAAGTGTGAGCTGTGTATTTTCGGCATAGTCCACCAGGTCGTCTTTGAATCGATACCAGACCATGATAGATTCGTAGAACCAGAGCAGTTCTACGATGTCAGCAGGCGGGTCAGGGTCCCTCAACTCGTGAGGCTTAAATGAATCAATACCCGCAATTACACAGCGTGTCTCCCAACGGTCTTCGGGTGCGGGGCTAATCTTGACGATACGGCAGTAATCGTCACGCAGGTCAGAGTTGACATCGCGGAAATAGTCGTCACGGCTGAATTTGAATCCGTCCTGCTTGGACTTGGTTGTGTAGGAGCGTGACGATGTACCGTCAGTTCCGGCTAATGCGCACGCCATTATCATACTTCCGGGGTCGCTCTTTCTCATTATCACGCGACAGAAATCGCCCTTCATACCGATTTTCTGAAGGTCGACGTACTGTTGTTTATAGCGCGCATCACGTATCCAACCACCATCTTCTATGACTTGCCCCGGCACAATATCGGAGCGCTTCGGATAGTATTTTGTAAAGTAATTGTTACTATCTTCGAATTTTTCAACCGTCTTGTATTGGTCTTTAAAAAGTTCGTATAAGACTGCTGATATTAATAACAGGCAGGCTATCCCTATGAACGTCGAGTTCATCCCTACTTAGTGCACGAGTTTCAAATTGGAGGGGGGTGCCGCGCTCCGTATAGATGGAGTCTTTCTCTATCCAATTTAGGGATGCTTCAAGGAGGGGCACTTATCGGGCAGGGCTCTTCTGCCTGTATTTTTGATACTTTACCACGCTGTTCAACCCGCGCAAGAACTGTACGGGAGGGACGTTTTTCACCTAATAAACGAACTACACGCCGTACTGCTAAAATTGTGCGAAGCGGTGCCGCCGCTAACAAGGAAATTCACACATCACATGAACTTATGACGCTACCCAACTATGATGAGTACTTTGTGCTCATTGACGAGTACTGTAAAACGGATGATGTTACGGGCGATCCTGACTGGGACAAGTGCTCGTTGCTAAAGCCGGGTCAGCGCCGGCATCCTACTTTTATGCAGATGCGCATGAAGCATGGTGGAATTCGTCTGTCTGAATATGCTCGCGATATCGAGAGGCTGTTGGACAATTGGGTCGACATCCAGATTCATTTGGCACAGGCAGTTCTGCTGCTTCACAAGAACGGCTGGGTTCATGGCGACCTCCATTTCGGAAACGTTTTAATGGACGAAGCGAACAAGCCCCGACTGGTGGATTTTGGTATGAGTTTCAATGTAGGTGACTTGAAAGCAAAAGATGTTATGAAGCTATCATTTTTGCCGAAATACAATAACTATGCTCCAGAACTCGACTATGCTGCCGCTATACAGAAAGGATTGAGACAGGACGAAGCAATCAATACTATCTTTGATGAAAAAAGTCTGCTTGAAGATATTGATGAGCTTTTCCCGACCGCGCGTGGCGCGAAAAGCGCGTTTAAGCAGTTCGCTCAGTTCAATACACCCGCCAATAGTTATGATACAGTACAATACATTGTACAATACATTCGTCCTGCCGATATGTGGTGCTTAGGGTTCGACCTCTTTTCACTCTATAAACTTATGATATCCAATCCGCTTGTGCTCTCATCACCTTTTTACAAGAACCATCATCAGGAGCAGATGCATATTATTGAGGGATTACTACATCCTGACCCGCGCCAACGTATGACGTGTGAGGCACTTCTTAATGAGCTCTATTCAATAAAAATGGGCTTCTGAATGTAGAGATGTCGTTTGTTCCGGCACAAGGAAGTATTGCTGCCGCAAGAATGCGCGCGGCGCGGGCGTCGGTTGCGCAGAATCAGAGAAGAGTTGTACGCCGAGGACATGTTGCGACAATGAAAAAAGCAGTATCCTCCCCCGAATCTGTTAAGGGTGAACCACAGTATGTAGCGCTTATGCAGCAAATCAATGATATTACGCGCACTATTAATCGTGCTAATGTTCCTGAGGAAGATAAGAATGCGCTGCGCGATAGCATAGGCGAATTGGAGTCACAACTACAGGCATTTATCAATTCTAGGAGACCGGCTGTCGGTGGGCGCGGGCGCACGAGAAGGCGCACCCGTCGTTATTAAATATATATGATGTTGTATTCACCAGTTTTATATTAAATATGGTGAATCTATTTTAAATAATATCTATTTTTAGGATGCAGGCGCTATCTGTAAATGACCCGAAGGGAAATTTACAGAGAACGTGGGGTCGCGTTGTGGGTCCAACGAATGCTCTGAATATCGACGCCATTCCGCTAAATCCGGCACCAAATTCTAAAATCATAGGTGAGTATGTGTTTACTCCGCTGCGTATTACACAATTAGATGGGGATCACGAAGGTATTCTTTACACTTCGAGACTCGAAGCGCAGACTGAAATAACCCACTATACCGCATATAGATCCATTTCGTCTGGCGGAATGTGGCATTTATATATAAGGTCTTTGAATGGTCCAACTTTTTTTAAAGGCAAAGACTATGTACAGTCTACACTATTACACATTGAACTACAGATATATTTTTCAGATTGGTTTAGTTATCCCGGTCGCGACGCCGAAGAATTTCTGCCGCCGGCGCAGGGCGACCCAGTGGAAGAATGGCTTGAAAGTATGCAAGTGGCTAATGATGAAAAGCGGATCTTAAACAATCTTGAGCCATTCAATGAGTATAATAAAAAAAACAAATGCGGAAAGGTTTCCAATAAATACAAAGATTTATTGGATTTTTCAACACAGTTGGAATCAATGTTTCCATTAAATAAACTACAATTTAAGCCGCTAGCAAAGAACTACGTATATGAAACCGAAAGTGATAAAGTAGATGAACAACTTACTATTGTAGGCGACTTCTATTCCGTTAAACTCAATAAAGAGATTATCATCTATTTTCTAAAGTACAAAGCCGATATTATTGTAAACGATTTGGGACAAGCATATACAAAGGATTTGAAAACCGCGAAGATAGGTACTAAAACATATGCTATTGATATTTCGCAGGTTAGTGACGATAAGCTGATAGCCATGTTCAAAGATGACAAAACGATCGCACCGTATATAGAATATACTAGATTTTTTAGATTTTTAGAAGATGCGAGTCGAGAATTATTACATGACGAGCTTATCGCACGAATACAAAAAAATCCTAAAAAATATACGGACTACCTGACTGAACTACACAAGACAAGCATACATCAGTTTGGCACTACATCTTATAAATTTACACCTGTCTGTATTACTACAGTATCAAATAGGATTTTAAAACAGGGATTGAACAGCCACTTCATTTCAGCCGGTGATTACATATGTAAACTATTTGACTATGCTAGCCAAATGCCAAGTTACGCGAAGCAACGATACAATTTTTTACCCCATAAAGAATTCCCTAAACCAATCTCTTTCGGTCGATATTTTTATCTTGGATGGAAATACGATGAAGTCTATCCATTTAATCGCATAGATACAAAAATGTTACGAGCCGCATGCCAGATAAAGGCAACGACTTATAAGAGAAATAATAGTAAGACACGAAAGGCTCGTTTCGATAAATGCGAATCTGAATTTCCTCTTACTGAAAAGAACCATTTGAACGCACAAAAAATGCTAAAAGGCTTACTAGTTCAAAGAGGTGCTACTCGCCGCGCGTAACCAATTTACTAGTACAGTGTGGTGTTTATACGAATGATAGCCCAAATACGCGATTGGGTTTATAAATGCGAATGGAATATGATGATATTTGCTATTTTGGACAGCATAACTAATTGCTACACCAAAACCAATCTTATCAATAGTGCTGACGCGTTCTATGTAGTTAGTAATAAACTTAATACCCTCTCCATTTAGCGGTATTATGTTGAGCGACATATATAGTATAAAAGATGTTAAACATTCTTTATACTAGTTTCGCACTGCTTGTTTAGCGGCGCTGCCTGCGTGTTTTGCGGGCGCTCTTCTTCTTGCGACTGCCGCCCTTGTGCTTTCGCTTTCCACCCTGTTTCAACGTAATCTTCTTGGTTCGTCTAACACAATAGAATCCACAAAAGTCTTCGTAATTGAGGTCTTTACCGTAGTCACGTGATGCCTGCTTTGGATTGAAGATTTTGCGCTTCTTCGCATCGAAATCCTTGACGGGATTCGAGCCGTCTTTGTGGGACCAGGTGCCATCCTTCTTTTGGCTGTACCAATGGTAGTCTGTCCCCTTGTCAGCAACCATCGCCACCTTGCTGAACCCCGCAGGACAGGGTTTGTAAAACGAACTATCAACAAAGTCACCAGATAAATCGGCTTTTGTTAACTTTTCGACGACGGGACATGTGCGGAGCTCCTCTTTACGCATCGCTTTCCTCTGCCCTGACGCGGCGCCGGGCTGTTCAAAGTTTGCGTCACAGTTGGATACATCGTTACATTGCTTCATGAGCTCCTTGTTAATCTTGTTGCCACGAAGAGCGTAACTGAAGCAGTTGTGTGTATCCACATACGATTTCATCTTGTTCAGCACCTCTGGAATGTATTTCGGCTCAAATCCGGTCGTAGGTGGCTTCTTACAGTCCTGGTGATCTTCGCAAAACAGAGAGCCGTCTTTTGCCTCCTTTTTGCACGGATCGTCGAACTTGTCCACCGGACATTGACAGAGTGGTTTCTGTTCTTTTTTGCCGCCAAAGGCAAACATCCCTACTTAGATGGTATATTTGTTGCACGGTTCAGCATTGGGTCTAGTGGGCTGGGTACAGGGGCTTCGCTCAGTGAAGTGGGCTTTGCTGGCTGGTGGATTGTATTCGGTGTCTTATCAGGCTCCTTGATTGAAGTATATTCTTCCTCAATTTGAGCAAGCCGTAGCTTTTCTACATTATTGACAAAATACATGAATTGGTTCTGATGTGTTGGTGGACCGTGTCCATGATGTCCTGAGTAGCGCCCGCTGAGTTCGAAATACTGCCACCCCTCTCCTCTGAGTCGTTCGTATGTAGAATGAATTCCAACGAATTTCTTATCAAATCTAAAAATGGCCGAGAAGTTGTGAAGTATTGTCACCGTGAGACTGATTGCCCATGTTGTCCAGTAGAGAGGCATCGAATAGTCAGACGTCGGGGACTGAATAGAGAGCAGGGCTGGTACCACCACGCCACCTAGTGATATAAACGCTCGGCTGAAATGGTAAAAAAAATCAATGTATACCAGTCGCGACTCGTACTGTTTTAGCAGTCCGAGGTAGCGCAGCTCAATAATTCGTATCTGTACAAGTGTAAGTCCGGGTAATGAACGCGTTAGACGTGTCATCTCATTCAAATTCATTTCAATGCGCTTAACGGGCTTGCCGTCGTTTAGCGCAAGTGTATCAGGCTGTGCCACGTAATTAGTAGCTACCGACACGTCTGTATCATCCTTATATGTATCATCAGATGCCTTGCCATCGGAGTTAATTATGATATTAATTTCGTCTTTTTCCTCCGGTTTGCTTATGTGTTCGCTCATTTAATGGTGGTGAATCTAAAATTGTGTAGACGAACATAGATGTGAAACGCATAAAAAATTGATAGCGCTTTTGCTTCTTGAATGTAGACTAAGCAAAATGCAGACAACTGTTTATCCCGTCCTCTATAATGAGACTCTTACCGAGACCGCACTGGAGAAGGGCGAGTGCTCTAACGGTATCTATGTTTCTGGTACGCTGTTCCGAAATTTCTATAGCGAGGTCGGGGCAGCAGACTCAGAATTAGTTATTCTAAAGCTGTCGCGTGGGGAGCGTTCTCTTTACGCTCATATCACCAGTATGCATCACGGAGAAGAGGGGATTTCGTATATTCCGACCTGGATGTTCTATCATCTGGGGTGTGACATTGACGATAGTATGATTGAAATCGAGCGTGCGCACCCGTCTATTGGCACTACGATTACCATTAAGCCTCACACCTCTGGTTATGCGGAGGGTCATGATCCCGTTACGGCGCTCCAGCATGCGTTTGAGAGCTATTCGTGTCTGACACCCGATAGCACCGTACCTCTCTTTGTTGAGGGCGAACGCGTCTATGTGACAATTATGGAGACAACTGGTCAGGAGCCTATCTGTATTCGGGGCGTGGAGCTTGGTGTTGTGATTGATACACCACTTGACGCAGAGGAAGAGGAGCAGAAGCGACCGAATACGCCAATTACTGAGCAACTGCCTCTGTTTGAACCTGAAGCCCCAGTAGTGGATGCGCGGTTCCCTGGCTCCGGTTACCGGCTTGGCTCCGCTTAAAAATAATATACAAAAAGTAGGGAATGGACTATAGACTCCAATATGGGAGTGATTTTCATTTAAAAGCCAATGGTCCTGATTTTTCAACACTTCTCGTGCCCGTGGCGCCTGACTTGGCTCTGTGCGGTGATATCGGTGACCCGTTTAGCGACGTGTACGCAGCTTTTTTGGGCTGGTGCTCAGCTCAGTGGCGTCGTGTGTTCGTTATCACGGGCAACCACGAATATTTTACAGAGAATCCGCTTATTGATATGAATGAGACTGAGCGGCAGATTCGCACCGTGTGTGCGAAAGCGGGTCCCAATATTGTATTTTTGCAAAAAGAGGTATATTTCATACCTGAACACGGTGTTGCGATTATGGGAACCACGATGTGGTCCACACCAGAGCTGCGGCGCTGGGACATGATGAGTGATAAATTTATTGGGGCGCCCGGCTTACGAGGTGAATACAATGCTATTTTTAAGAAGGATGAGTATACGGGACGTAGAAGACCGCTTCATCCGAGCGATATAACGGCTCTTTCACTGAATCAGACCTCTTGGCTGCGACGAACGCTAAATAGTACGTGGGGTGCAGTCGATGGTTGGCGCGTCATTGTGTTAACGCATTATCTGCCGACGTACAGACTGAATCCTGAGTCCTACAAACACCACACGTTGCGCTCCTGTTACGCAGTCGAGATGGAAGATCTGTTTAAAAAGCCGGTGCGCGCGTGGGTCTGTGGACACAGTCATACAGCCCAGCATATAGACTACGATAGCGGCTGCATCGTTACACTCAATCCGTTTGGATACAAGAAAGAACAGGGGCGAAACGGCTATAAACCGAATGCTGTGGTGGTTGTATAAAATTGATGCTAGGACTGGCTGTAGTTGGTTTGTAAAAATGTTGACTCAACCTTTATACAAAACGTTTATAAATGTGGCGCGCCACAGATGCTTAGTACAGTACACATCGGGTCTCTTTGTAGACACATCCGATTCGATTAGTCCCGCCTTTTACGTAAAGCCTGTGGCGCCAATTCTGGCACTAACCGGTGACATCGGACTTGGCAAGACGAAGCACACGCGTGAGTTTCTCAAGTACTGTGATCGGAATTGGGACATCACGTTGTATGTTCCTGGCAAGTATGAGTTGAAGGAGCTGGCTGCGACAGCCGAACTCTGTAACGAGTTTCCGAATATCCGTCTGCTGAACAGGAATACCTATGTTAGTGCCCAGAGCAGCGTCGTCTTTATCGGCGCACCTATGGTACACGATGGAGCTGATATGGACTCACTATGGATGCGTAGCGAATTCCTTAACTGGCGTGACTTTCCCTACAAGATTGTGGCACTCACAAATGGTTCACCTGTGAAAAAGGGTCAGAATAACGTCACACCGTACGTCAACGCATGGGTCTGTGGTGGTCGCGAAGGTTCGGCACAGATTCGTTTTGATAGCGGGTCAGTACTTGCGTATAATAATCGTGGACCCTACTATTATTATGGCATGAACAACTGGACTCGAGACGCTGTAGTAGCAGTCCCTGAAAACGACGAACTGGAAGAGGAGTGAATTAATGGGTTGGTTTAATTCTGGGCTGAATATCTGTATGGTAGAGCGCATCATAATATTCAATTGATTTACGAAAATTCGCCTGAGGAACGAATGTAATAGGGCGCTTACGGCGGATGTGCGACATGATAACTGGGGCTGATTCACCGGTCAGAGTTATAAGGAAAAATGTCATTACTGCGGCGGAGCGCTGCATGCCTGCGGCGCAGTGAATGAGAATATTTTTTCCCGCCTTATATTCACGAAACACCTTATAGGCAATTTCAGGTGACCACTTTGTCATATTATTGATTTCTTCCGCCTGTAAATTATCATCCACAGGAACTCTGTACCGAGTCGTTGTGGATGGCGCAAAGGGGAGGTCTTTTGTGCAGTTGAAGATAACCGTAATATTGTTCTGCTTGAGCCATTTTTCATCCCAGGCGGCGAACCGATTTCCTAGCCAGACTCGGGGTACGATCTCATTCGCATTCTGCATTTTCCCTATTTTTAGGAGGTAAAATTGAGTGCGTCTTACGCGCGACACGGACATGACAAAAATGCTCACACGACATCTGTATGAATTGGATGAGGTCTGTAAAGCGCTGGTTAGGGCACTACGATACCGCAGAACAAAGGAGGCTGTCTTCTGGGCACGTGAACTTATTCTGAGCCATGAAGATGCGGCGCTAGAGCAGACAATGATATGCGCGTGGCTGCTACTGCTTGGGGCACCATGTATTCACTGGTTAGACGCCTGGACTGGCGTGAAGTCGGATTTAGGCGGCTGTCAGCGGCTCGTACTCGTTGCAGAGATGAGCCGTCTTATTGCTCCAGGGGTACTGAAAGCGCCACTGAAATGTTTCTATATGGCTGCGCGTGGACCGGCGATGGTGGCTGATGCGGAGGCAGTTACTGCTGCTGTCAGCGAGAACGATATGTTTCGCCTCTGTTGGCACTTGGGTCCACTGAAACCTGCGGAACTTGTTGAGACACTATGCGCCTTTGTAGATTCACCTGAAATCTTCAACACGCTCAAACTACTTGTAGCGGGGCGCGGCTTGGCAGCACCTATCAAAACTCTGCTCTCTGTTTCAGCGATACAGGTGCTTTGCTTGAATGAATTACCTGCTGAGCTGGAGCCGGAGCTAAGCGCCGATGTGGCGACATGGCTTGCTGAATGGGAGCCACTCATTGGACGCCGCGCGGGTCGAATTTATTCGATTGAAATGCCGCAGGGTATGGAAGGCGAGCTGCTGGGCTCGGCTGTAGAGGTTATGGAACGCGGATGTGCGTTCTGGCAATCAGAGCTGGCTCTTATTATAGGTGACGAGACTCTAGAGAAGGTGGTGGACAAGCAGTTTCCAGATGATATTCCTGATGAGTGGTCTGTTACGGAGCGGTCAAAAAGCCATAGCGCGGTGGCTATGGCTGCTAAGCGTGGGCGCGAAGATATGAATCAAAAAATGGCGGAGCTCTTTGGATTGGCACCTGCTCTCCGTAAGAGCTGGTTGCCGCGGCTACGTTTGTTTCTTAAGGCGTTACCCTGAGCCTGACCCTAACCTTGTAACTCTGCATAATGTTATCAAGTATATTTTTACTTGCGACAAGCAGCGTCCGCACATCCATCATGATGGAATTTTCTGAGGTCCAGAATTCGCGGCTGAAATGCTCTGTCTGCGTGTAATACCAATAGTCCGACACTAGGCTCTTCCACTGCTTCATCAAATAGTGGTCTTGGTCTACCTTGTACCAGCACTTGAACTTGATAATGCTTACACTCGTGCGTTCGAATGGACGTACGAGTGGCTCATACGCGGCTAAAAGCCCCTCTAGGTTCTCGATGAAGAAGTCTTCATCTTCTTCCTCTCGAATAAAGTAGTTTTTGCCCGCCCTGTACTGAATGTAGTTGTGATGGATTTTGGATAAAAGGGTTGGATTGAAATTCGACTCCTTATAGAGCGAAAGAACAGCGGGAATGGTTTTACGATTTGCGCCACACCACTTCATGAGCTCAAAGTAGAGGTTTTGCATCTGTACATAAGTGAAGGGTAGATTCGTATACGGATTGATGGGCTGCTTCGGCTGAGGAATCGCCTCCACCTGGATTTCTAGATTTGAGAGAATACACTTGAGGAGAGAGCTGGCTGAATAGACATAGGTGGCGCGTGTAGTCAGACATGTGATGGCGACACGGTCCGCAGGCTTTACAGGCTCGAGCGTAATAATATCACTTTCTTCGCCGATTACACGGCTTGTCGCGCGACGATACAACCAACGACCGACGGCGCGCTTGAACAGCCATCTGTAGTGCTGATTAAGACCAAAGATATACTGTGCTGCGTCGGCAATCTGTGAGTTGAATACACTAACAAGGTTACTGTTGAAAACAAAATCACTCTTGAACATGTCCTTTTCGAGGAGTAGATCCTTAAGATAGACCTGCCACTCTTGGTACGTTCCGCGAAATCGCCTCAAACGGTGTGTTGCGATAGATAGTACGTCATTCGGATTGTGTGGTCTGTTAAGGAAGATCCGAATTTGTCCCGGCTTTGTTTTATCAGACGGATCAAAAGGGATGGTTCGGTTGAGATAATTGAAGATCTTTCGCTTTGCGTAAATAGGATTTGCGTTTACAAAACTCTTTAGCAGCTGTTGGTCCCTGGGCTCTTTGTACTCTGCTTCCACTACTGAGCGTAGTTCCACTACTGAGCGTAGGCGTTTCCTATTTGACTGTATTAGCTCAGCTGGCGGAGCGATTCCGATCGAAAATTCTTCAGACATGGTTTTTCTTATTACTTAAACATTATTTTGTTATTCAATTTTATAAGATAATGCTTGCGGTTGTTTTTGGTCTTTTCTCTATTGTTTCGAGCGTGCCGGCTATCTGCGATTCTATGGGTTGTGCCATGTCGTTTTCCACGTGGGCTTCTCTACACGGAAAGACCTATGCGCCAACTGAGCGTGACTTCCGTGAGTCGGTCTACATGAACAATGTAAAGAAGATTGTTCGCCACAATGCTGAGGGACACAGTTGGACTATGGGTGTAAATAAGTTCGCCGACCTTACGGCTGAGGAGTTCAAGGGGCGTTTTATTGGCATGTTCAACCACACCGGTGCTGCTTCGAATGAGACGGTTGAGCTTGGTGCGCTGCCTGCGAGTGTTGACTGGACGACGAAGGGGGCGGTTACGGCAGTCAAGAACCAGGAGCAGTGCGGCTCCTGCTGGGCGTTCTCCACCACGGGCTCCGTGGAGGGTGCGTGGTTCTTGTCCAACGGTACGCTAGTTTCTTTGTCCGAGCAGCAGCTCGTCGACTGCTCCACGGCGGAGGGCAATGAGGGCTGCAACGGCGGCTTGATGGACTACGGCTTTGAGTACATTATCAAGAACAAGGGCATCACGACCGAGGCTGCCTATCCGTACACTGCGACTGGACCCAATAAGTGTGTTGCTGCCGGTTTGCCAGTCGCGGCAACTCTCAGTGGCTACAAGGATGTACCGGTGAATTCGGAGACGGCGCTGATGACGGCTATCGTGAAGGCGCCCGTTTCCGTAGCGGTCGAAGCGGACCAGTCGGTGTTCCAGTTTTACAACGGCGGTGTTATGGACTCGGCGTGCGGAACTGCGCTGGACCACGGCGTTTTGGCGGTCGGTTATGGGACTTTGGGCGGCAAGGACTACTACCTGGTCAAGAACTCGTGGGGCGCTGACTGGGGTGTCAAGGGCTATATCATGTTGGCACGCGGCGCAAAGTTTAATCCGGCGGGACAGTGCGGCATCCAGATGGCGGCTTCTTACCCGGTTGTGTAAAAAAATGAAGTATTTTGACATTATAGAATTAGTTTTTATAATGTCATTGGTTACAAATCTACAAGAGGCGCTAGACAAAGCAAAAGTAGAATTGTCGCGCGAGCAGATGAGGCGCAAGCGGATCCAGGCGGAGCTGTATGAGGTTGAGCAAAGAATTAAGGCGAAGAAGCTCGAAATTCTACAGCAGGAACGCGACCTTATCGTAGTAGCGAACGAAATTTACGAAAATCAGGAAAATATATATCAGAGCAAAGGACCTAATCGTATTGCCGGCTCCTTCTTTTGATTCCCCGAACAGCGGTAGTGCGTCTTGCTAGCACGAATCTTGTCCGAATTTTTAGTAGCGATGTCTCCGACTATCTGGGGACCAAAAGTCTGGTTTCTACTCCATAGGCTGTCGTTTTACAGCGACCGCACGGATGTGATGGGCGCATGGAAGGCGATGCTGGTCTTACTTAACGCCGCAATTCCGTGTAAGCTCTGTCGACGACATATGCAGGAATACTGTATAGCGAACCCGTTGATTTTCCCAAAGGGTGCAACGGGTGTCCAAGTTCGTGATACAATCATAGTGTGGCTTTTTAAGTTTCATAACACCGTGAATCAGCGCAATGGCTCAGTGGCGTTTGAATACGACTTTTTACGCTTCTTCTATGGTATTGGCACTCATGCAAATGCAGTAGAAGACTGTAGACGTGTTTTAAAAGAGATAGAAGGACTATGGTTCCCTGCTGTAAATAAACCATGGTCTGATTCTGTGCGCCATTTGATTGGTCTCATCGGTGGTGGCTCTTCAGGTTAAGCCGTACATATTACCGGTACAACATCCTTCTTTGCAGTAGGTGCTGTGGCGGAGACAACGTTCAGAATGTCTGGTGGTATGCCGGAGTGGCATATGTCTAAGATGTGCCAGTAGCCTATCGCGATGCCGGAGCCGAATAGAATACCTAAGAATGAGCCCAGCCATGTCTCACATCCCGTTACACCGCGCAACAGAAGAAGTGCGAAGAAGAAGATGGACAACATAATGACACTCAGCGAAAATGCGATACGCGTGTCGACCTTTTGCGCATCCGCGCCCTCCGCGACCGGGCGTATTGCGACCTGGATCGCATTGTATAGAACAAACACAGCAAAATAGGTGGTGGCGGAGAACCAGAGCGATGGTGCGGCAGCGATATTATCTTTCTGGTCTTTTAGTGTGAACTCGTTGAAAATAGTACACATTGGGCTGCTGGGCTGTAGCACCTGGTTCCATTTCGGAAAGAGAAACACAAGGAGCTCTTGTGCTGTCACTGTGACCATCGCATTTACCGCGAAGCCTAGTGAGACCCATATCATCGGTAAATTACCTTGAATTGCGCCCATAAGAAGCGACGCAATAAATAAGGTGTTTGGCATATTGTTATAAGTTGTGAGCGTAAACTCGCGAAATCGCAGAGACACATCATTTAATGTACTTAATCCGGTTGACACTGTTGCCATACCTCCCTACTGTTTCTTACAAACATAAATCGGCTTGCCATCCACTGCATTATCGCGAATCAGCGGCACATTCATTAGGTTCGTTAACTCACGACCCGATAGGACGGCGACTGTGCTTTCGACGAGGTATCCAAATAAGAGACCAACCAAACTGCCTACGATAACAGATAAGACCGAGTCACACGATGAGCCAATGCGATAGAGGGCGAACATCACGGACAGTAGACCCATCACCACTACACCGGAGAAGATACCCGCACGCTTTTGTGGCATCGCTTTTAGTTCGCGTTCATAGGTCTGCGCCATAGCAAACATATAGCCGAAAAGCGCGCCGAAGAACATCATGTAGTAGCTCGGAAAACTCACGCTCAGCGACTTTAATGTGGCTTCGCTCAACATATAGCTTGTCGCACGCTCATAGCTGATTCCGGGAAAATGACCAGAGCAGCGTGAGACGTCTTTACTGGCTTCGTTCAAACCTGGTATTGCTTTCAATAAGAACGCTGCTAAGCCGGCGTGAACGAATTCTAGTGAAAAAAGTGAGAGCCCAAGAATCGCTAGTGGTCCACTTTGCATAATTAAGGCAAAAAGTACGATTCCACCTAGAATCGTATCAGGCATATAGTTTAAGTTAAACAGAACCCCTTTTGCCGTAAATTGAGTTAAAGCGGTAACGCGTTCTATAAGTATCTTGAAGTCTGACATCCCCCTGTTATGGGTATTCCTTCTTTCTATAGACATTTAGTTAAAAAATTCCCTTCTTTAATAAAAGAGAAGGTCGCGAAAAAAGCAGCAGTCTTGGCACTTGACTTAAATTGTGCTATCTATCACTGTTTATCTAAGCTACAAAAGAAAACGCCTTATGAGGCGAGTCGTCATAACGATTTCGAGCAGCACTTGATTGCAGACGTGCTCAGATATATTGTAAAGTTACGAGACCATGTACAGCCCACAGAACTCCTGTATGTCGCTGTAGATGGTGTCGTACCTATGGCGAAGATAAGACAACAGCGCATGCGCCGTTTCAAGTCTGTATGGGTGGGCGCGGAGGAGGCGCGCATTAAGGGCTCTCGCCTGGGCGAGACTAGCGGAGTGGGGTGGGACCGCAACGCAATTACACCTGGCACTGTCTTTATGAATAAATTATCACAGGGTCTACGTGAATGGGGTTCTAAACAGAAGAAAACTATCATATCTGACGTATACGAGACGGGCGAAGGGGAGCAGAAAATAATGGAATACCTTAGGGAAGCGGGGCTTCCTGCTAACTCGGATGTGGTTGTATATGGACTTGATGCCGACCTGATTGTTCTCTGTCTCTGGCACCACGAGCAGTTCGGCTGGTCGTTCAAACTGCTACGCGAAGACGTGGAGCTGAAAGGCGGGGTTAAGCTGAATGCGTTCGGCGAAGAGCAGCTGCTGTACTTTGATATAGACGAGTGTTGTGCTATCATAAAAGGAAAATGGAATCTATCTATGAGAGATTATATGGGTGCTATGTCGTTCCTTGGTAACGATTTCGTCCCGCACGGGCTTACGCTCTGTATCCGCGACGAGGGTATAGAGACGCTAATGGACATTCTTGTGGATATTGGCAAACCGTTTGTTATTGAGAGTGAGGGCGGGTATACGTACGATATGGAGGTTCTAAAGGAGGTTATTGAACGTGTGGCGGCGGAGGAGGAGAGTCACGTGTTACACGGGGTAAGCAAGAAGCTTAAAATGAATGGCTATGGCGCGCGTGGTGAAATTACCGAAGAGGAGAAGGCGCTGACTGCGCTGAATTCTTTGCCGCTGACCTGGAAGGTCGAGCGCTCTATGGTGGTGCGCGGCGAAGATGGATGGCGATTTCGTCCGGACTGGCGGGCGCGCTACTATTCGGACTTTCTGTGGAATGCGGCGCCTAGCGGTGCTGTGGCGCAGTGGTACTTTGGAATCCAATGGGTGCTTGACTACTACACAGGGAATAAGAAGATTGATATGTATTGGTATTACCCATGGTATCTTCCACCGCTGTTTAAAGACATAGTGGGTGTGCCGTTCGTTCGACCTAAGTCGGATCCGGCGCCAAACGAAATTACGCCTATTGGACAGCTTATTATGGTTCTTCCCATAGAATCCTACGCGTTGCTACCGTCTTGGGCTCGCGGGCTACCCTACGAGCGCCCCGAATTCTACCCCAGCACCTGGACGTTCTTCAGTTGCGGGCGGCGACAGCTGTGGGAATGTGAGCCGATGATACCTATGCTACCATGGTCTATCGTAAAGAAGAAGGTTTTACGTTGATGCGGTGTGTAAAATTGAGAGGCATTTTTGTTGTCCAGAGGTAGACAAAAATGGCTCTTCGCATTGACTATATTGGTGCTACGTGGTGTAAGGTCTGTGTTACGGTGAAACCTGGAATCGAAAACCTGTCCAAGTCGTTTAATGTCCCGCTGACCGTGCTGGATGTTTCAGATGTTGACGAAGACGAAGGTGTGACGAAGGTGCCAACCGTGCGCGTATGGCTTGACGACAAGAAAGTATCTGAGATTACCACGAAGCATATCGATGAACTTAAGACCCTGCTTATTGAGAAGAAGGGTTTGCCGGCGACAGAGGATTTCTGATTTGGTTTAAATACATATAGAGTATTTAACTATATGTCATCGTGGTTACAAGTACCCAAATCTCAATATAAAAAGGCTCCTGGGACACTTGTTATTACACATAGCAGTGGCTTCTTTTCATGTTGTTCAATAAGGCTTGAAAAGATAGTGAATTATTATTCACGTTATATCCAAGTTCCTATCTCAATTGACAGCTCAAAACAGTTTTTGCTATATCGCCCATCAGTATGTGAAGACTATTTTTTAACAGTTCCTACGATTCTTATAAATAAAAGAAGTACATTTGAAAACTGGTATCAGTTTTCAAATTATAAAAATCTCCAATTCTCTTCATTACTTCCATTTGTTCGTAAATTTTTTCATCCGACACCCGCAATCGAAATCATTTTATCTACAATGGAAACTAAATATACAATCGACTACAAAAATTTATGCGCATTATTTTTTCGTGGGAACGATAAAGCTACAGAGACACAATTGCCCTCTTATAACGAATATATTATTCGTGGAAAAGAAATTCAAAAGGCAAATCCTGCAATCCGTTTTATTGTACAGAGCGATGAACTCGAGTTTGTTACGGCAATGAAACAGGCTTTTGGTTCATCTGTTATTGTGTTTACCGAAGAAACCCGAATGATTTCTAAGGAATCAACCAGTGTAGATATATTTTTTAAAAAAGAGAATCATATTTTTTCTAAATACTTTCTCGCGATTGTACTGATTATATCTAAGTGTAAATTTGTTGTTTGTAACTCAGGTAATATTTCTTTATGGATTGTGTTATATCGTGGGTCCATGGATGGTGTTCAACAGTTCCTAAATGGACGTTGGGACTAAAATGCTGAGATTCTAGAATGGATTACTGATTTGGTTTAAATACATATAGAGACTTATTAATAATGAATTCTCTATTTGGCAAACCTGACGCGATACCTGTTTCGTTGGGTTTTAATTGTAGCGTTGCGCGCTGTATTGAGATGCTGAGCGAACGAGATGGACATTTTTATGAGAGGCAGGTTTTTGATTGGTTGGGCACGAGCATGTGGGCTATCGTCATGTTGATTAAAGATGATTTCCGCAATTTATTGGATAAGAGACTATTAGAGTATAGAAAGAGATATACTCATACAGACGAACTGTATCCGATAAACATAAAGTATGATATACCTATGTTACATGAGTTTGAAAAGCGGAATTCAGTTCGGGTTCGTGAGGCTGAATTGATACCTATTGTTGAAAAGTATCAGCGGCGCATTGAACGATTCAATGGACTTTTACGGGGTGATAAAGAGATAGTGTTTATACGCCTTGAACGGGACGCGTCTGATAAAATTTCCACACCCGAATCGGCGCCGTATGTTGTCAATGAAATCAAATCACTGTTAGAGTTTGTGGGTATTTTACGGGCAGCAGGAACTAAGTATTCCATCGTATATTTGACATATACACGTGAGGACGGATATGACCCAGAGAATCGCATCTATTTTTTGCATTGCGAGAACACCCGTGATATGAAGCGCGAAGATGTGCTATCGGCGCTGGAGCAGCACGCGCCGCTGATGAAAACTCTTCTTGCGGTTTAAAGTTTCTTTTAAGACATATGTATAACATAATGGGAAACGTCCCGAGTAACCATGCGCGTATTTGGGGTGATTTGAGTGAGATGGAACGAGATGATCTCCGGTTGAAAATGGTGGAGCGCCTGCTCAACGGACCCGAATACGTTCAGAGCCTTAAAAAGGCTGGCTTATACGCGGACGTACTGGCGTGGGTGACGGCGTATAAGCGGGGGCAATGGGTTGAGTGGCCGACCTATTTAGCGCCGGCAGCTGCTCCGCCCCGCCCCAAGGTGGCACCGAATACACGAGAGCAGATATCCAATGCGATAACGAAGGCGGCGCCGGCTAAAAAGGCAATTGACTATCTTCACCACGCATACAGCCTTTTAGGGCTATCTGACGATGAGCCACTGTCTGAAGAGGGACTGAAGACAGCGTATAAGCGGCGTGCTGTGGCGGTCCATCCGGATAAACCCGGTGGTAATGCGGATGATTTTGATGCGCTCACGAAAGCCTATCTGTATCTCCAGGAGGTCTACAAGAAGTTGGTACCCAAGTCGGCGAAGACACCTAATTCTAAGCCTGTGACTATGGCGGCGGCAAAGAAGTATCGTAATGACCCAAGTTTACCGGTCTACGATGACGGCGACGGAGTTTCTCTCGTAATACGCGACCCATCCGTTCCTGCCGAGGTTGCGACGGTGCGGGACACAGCACCTATTGTGCTGAACCCCAAGAAACTGGATATGAATGTGTTTAACCAGCTATTTGAACAGAATCGGTTGCCGGACCCTGAAAAAGACGACGGATATGGTGATTGGCTGACCTCACAGGAGCTTGGGGGTAGACTTGATAATTCCAAGGCGATGCGCGGGAAATTTAACCTGGACGTGTTTAACAAGACGTTTGAGTCTGATGCTGCTGCGAACGCCGGTAACAGCGTGGGTCTGACCAAATATAATTCGCCTGATTCACTCATGCTGAGTCCAACGGCGGTCGTGCTTGGGGGTGAGAAGCCGCCGGAATACACGGCACCGATTGGCGCACGAACACAATACACGGACTTGAAAGCCGCCTATTCAACACGGACTACGTTTTCACAGGAGGTCAAGGGTGTTCAGGTGGGCTCTAAATCGATAGCGCAAGCGAAAGCTGAGCGTGAATCGGCGCCACCACCGGCGTCGGCTGAGGAGCAGAAACACTTGGAGGATTTGAGGCTGCGCGCCGAGCAGCAGGAGCGCGCACGTCAACTCCGGTTGGCGTCGCGTGATACGGATGGTGCTTTATATGAGGAGCGAATGCGGCAACGACTACTTATTACAGGGAAGCCTGTTCAGTGAGTTACCCGGTCGCCACATAAAAGAAAAATACGTGGCACAAATAGAATGTCTAGCACAGACCCATTTTTATTGTTCGCTGCTCTCGCCGGTGTTGGTCTAGCGGTCTATTGGTCGAGCACGGGTGCGACGCGCGGCTTGGCTGAGAAATTCGTCGGCTCAATGGGCGGTGGCTTCGCACTTGCAAAGCCTGTGCTCTGGTTTGTTGTCGACGATCAGGGTGTGAATACGCGCCTCTGGTCAGACTTTAGCGCACGCGGAAGCCGCAACCTCAATATCGGTTTTTTGAATGTAACACGTGGTGCCTGTCTGAAAACACAGGGTGGTGACTTTGCAGTGCGCGAGCTTTTAGGACGCAAGGCGGTTTCGCAGGCTATTTATGAGCTACATGGGCGTGTGCCGGATGGTGTTGAGCAGGCGCCACCTGTTCTGTGGCGCGCCTGGGCGCGGGCGGCTTTATTGACGTACGGGGGTGGGCTCTATTTGGACGGGCTTTCGTTATGCCTGGGACCCTCCTTTATGGAGGTGGTGCGCAGCAAAGACGATGCTGTATTCGGCACCGAGCACGATGAGACGCGCCTTACTGCTACGGCGGCGTGTGGACCGTACGCGGGATGGGCTTCGGGGGCGCAACACATTGGATGGAGCGGGCTCAGTGGCGCGATGGCGGATCTTATTGCGGCGGGTCCTACGGCGTGGACGGCGGCGATTGCGCGCAATCAGGTGGCGGAGTCCAGCATGTTACAGTTGACGCCGTTTATGTCAGTGGTGCGTGAATCTGAGTGGTCGCGGCGCAGCGACGGGCGCGCGATCGAGATTGAGGACTTACTGGGGCGCTCAGTGGGCGAAGACTGGGTCCCACCGCGGACCGCTGTCTATGTGCCTCTTGATAAGGAGCGTCTTGAGCGCAACTTTACGTATAACTGGTTCCTGCGGATGTCACCCGAGCAGATACTTGATGCGGAATCGCATTTCCTCTGGGCGTCTCTCGCAAGAAGATAATATGCGTGAATAGTAATGAGCGACGGACGTATAAGTCTTGGCACTTTCTCAGTTTTTACAGGCATCAGTTTGCTTTTAGTGTTACGAGGGAAACCAAATGATGCTTTTGTTGGGTTGATGGTCTTCTTAATCGCACTTTTACAGCTGTTTGAGTTCGGCGTATGGAACAATTTAGACTGTGGTCCCGGTCAATCCAATCACAAAGCCAGCAAAGGTGCCTATCTACTGCTGTGGGCTATGCCGGCACTTCTATGCTTGGGGGCGGCTCTACTCGGTACCGACCTTGTGGCTGAAGCCAGCTCACGGAACCTGCTGATCGGCGCAGGGGCGATGTTCTTTGCACTGTTCCTGTCGTTGGCATCGTTGACCTATAGCGACCTTGCGACATGGTGCTCCGCGCCAGGCAATATCTGGCAGCCGGTATGGTACTTTCAGAACGAAAAAGTGCCGCTGCGGCTGAATCCGCTCTGGGTCGTCGGTGTGCTGTTACCTATCATATTGGTCGACCCGTTCTTCTTAGGGGCGGGCACGCTGGTCTGCTTAGGAGGCGCATACGGTGTTGGTCTCTATTCAGATCCGCTGGGTGCCGGTGAATGGCTCTCAGTGACCTCTTTGCTGGCGAATTCGGTCGGCATTTGGGCTTTAATCGTGCCGAGCGTGCGTGAGTACATGTTGGGTCCTGGATTGGGTGAATTTTAGTTTGTGAGTGGTTTTTCATTTTATCTAGCTTCGATAGTTAAAATGATTATGGGGAATTTAGTCGGATGTTAATTTATTTGGAGCCGAATTTGCGCGCGTGAACGGGTGTGGGTCATGATTTTCAAAATTGTTCAAGGCTGACTCATGTGATGTGGTTCGCTCAATGCGTCTGATACAGGGGCTCGTTGGCTCATCACAGTCGTGATTAGTTATTGGGATACGTATCTTTAGGATTTTTTTCTGTAACTCTGGCATATCCTTTTATAGTTGAAGAAAATTGTAGCCGGGACTTAGGATTCAATTTTTGTAAAAACGCCGCTTTGAAATGCTCATAGGTCTAATATGCGTTGACGAATTTTACTGCGTCTGCTTGGGGCATGAAGTCTGTTAGCTTGAGGGCGGTCTTGAAGCCGAGCTGTCCGTGGTTTCGCGCCTTGATGGCGTTGAACGAATTGCTAGAATGTATAATATGAAGAATTGTGGCGCGGCTCTTGAGCTGTACCATCGGACTTGTGAAATTGTCTAGGAAGGCGCTTTCTACCGCACACGGCTCTTCGTCGTCATAGGCATGATCCTGTGCATAGGCGGTGCGCCACGCCATAGTACAATTCAGCGCATGTTTATCGTGATACGGACCGGCACAGTAAATTTCATCAGTATCTGTGTAATAGAGATAGACCTTACTGGCGCCGGCAACGAGGATTGTGGGGTTCTTTTGGAGTGCTTTTACAGCGGTCTCTACACGTGTGGGTGGATAGTAGTCGTCATCATCCATTACAATTGTGATGTCACCGCGCGCCTCCTGCTTCAGACGGTTTAGCTTCGCTCCCATTTGAAGCTTTGTGTCGAGTGAAATGTATCGAATATTCGGAAGATTGGCAGCAGCGAAAAGAGGACCAGTCTTCTCATCACCATCGTCCAGAATAATCCACTCCATCTGGTCATGGGGGTAGGTCTGAGACTTGTATATCTCGATAAGACGGGGAATAAATCGGAATCGGTTATAGGTTGAGGTTATAACCGATACAAATGTCATGTTACTATAGTTTTGCGGAGTTAGGACGGGTTCAATTTTAATCAGTGAAATTGTGCTGAATCAAATTGTGCCTGGAAACAATTTCGGTGAAAGTCAATTTGTCCCTGGTGACTGGTCACCACAATTCCTTCTTCGACGGCGAGCATCGGATAAATTGCCGCGCGGCGCCCGTCTTTTGTAAGCGTCCAGTCTGGACTGAATGGAGTCAAGGAGGGATTTGTTAGGGTGGCTTTAGCGTAGTCTACGTTGTACTTATTTACGAGACGATTGGCTGCTGTACGACTCAACATGTACATCTGTGAGCCCCAGGTATCCTCCGCAAAATTGTGAAACGTGAAATTTGGACCCTGTTCGGCAAATTGTGCGTTTCGAATTTGGATGTCTACAGGCTTGTATGGTAAAAGATAGCCTAGTAGTACAATTTCTAGGTCGCGGCGTTTCGACGCAGCCACAATTTCGGGCACAATTTGCTTTAAATTGCGCCGAATGAAAATATCGTCTTCGCAAAAAATTCCGTAGTCGGCGTTCGAATTTAAAAATTCGGTCAGCATATCTAGGTGGTTAAACATAATAGCCCAGTTACGGCGAACTTCAGGAGGAGCGGTGGCTAAACGCGGGTCTGAAATTTCGACCGAATTCACGAAATTGAGTGTCAAATTCTCTTCGGTGAAACGCCTACGCATGTTTGCCTCTCGTGTAGGATTGTTATAGGAAAAGGTGTAGAATTGTACGTTCATCTGTTTAAAATTGTGCGTGGCTATCTTAAATAGAATTTGCCATCCGGCATTTAATTCGCCAACTAGAGTATAAATGTCTGCTGTAACTTCCGCAAACGCCGCCTCCGGCTCGGTCACCGGTACACCCCGCCGCACCTATGTTGCCATCAACGCGTTCGACGATTACTTCTACTCATACAGTGTCAGCACGGAGTTTACTGGTGGTCAGTTTGTAACCACGGGCACCCTTGACACAGTCAGCGGCGCGAATGCCACGACTTGCCCGGCGGGTCGCATACTTCGTGAGAACGGCAAGAGACTGTACCCTGGCGTCAACCCTGGTGTGACCAACATGTTGGTCGGTGTCTTCGACGACAAGACCTTCTTCAATGGCTTTATCGACCCCAACGCGAAGGTGTTCCAGACGCAGAACAACGATATCGCGCCGAGCCGCCCCGACCAGGTTGATGACTATACCGAGACGCGTGACTTGGGCAACGGTGTCTACACACGCGGTGACCTCCGCGCTGAGGGCAACCTTGATTTGAGCGGCAGCGCTATCATCGGTGATAGCCTCATAGTTGACAATATCTCTTATCTGCGTGGAGATGTTAACACATACGCAAGCACCTTTGTAAAGGCGCCTATCCGTATCGGTGATAGCAGTGCTAGCTATATTTCTAGAATCAAGCGTAATACAGTCACTGTTGATTCAAGCGTAATTGGCGCTCGCAATGAGGCTATCTCGTATGTTCAGGTTCCTACGTACAATGCGGCTACTGATAGCATCATCTTCAATCCCAACCCGTCTACTTTGGTAGCGGGTATCGCGTTCGGTGGGGCGTGGCTCAGCAGCGGAGTTACATCAACTGCGTGCGTTAAACTTATCAACTTTACAGACGGTTCCCTAGATCCTGCGCCTGCGCTCTGGAACTACACACTCATCAACTTCTCTTCTTAATTGAGTATAGCGATTAGCTGATTTGAAATGTGTATTGGCTTAAGAGAACAATATATTTATTAAAATAATGGATGTAAGTAGTACTCTTGCCATTATAGCATATGTGCTACAGTTCATATTGTTGTCTACATGGATTTTTATAACAAATAAACGAATAGAACGAATTGAAGCTGCTAAATGTCGTTGTTGTAGCAGAAGCCATTCTCTTCTTGATCCAATAAATCCTTAAACTAAGCCATATTAACTAGAATTCGCCTTAAAGACGTATCCTAGTTACAAGTGTAGAATGCATCTAGATGCGGTACTCGGACAGGAGCACATTGTCGAGTATTTGAAGGACCACATGAAGAAACCGTTTCATCTTATGTTTCTTGGACCACCTGGAACAGGGAAGACGTTCATCTCACGACTCTTCATTAAGGACTACTTGGACTCGATGGGAATTTTACCGAAGGACCGTGACATCTATGTTCTTCAATTGAAGTCGACGGACGACCGCGGTATCGCCATGGTGCGCAATCGGCTGGCGGAATTTGTGAAGCGAGTGCGCCCTAACAAAGAGGCGGTGGCGTGGATTTGGCTTGATGACGCCGATTCGCTGCCTATCGTATCTCAGCAGGCGCTGCGTCGCATCTTGGAGCGGTACGAGGACCACGCGCGATTTCTGTTCTGTGCGAACGGACCTGAGCCGTTTATTGAGCCGCTTCAGAGCCGGTGTACTATTTTACAGTTTCTGCCCGTGAATTTGATAAAACATGGCGGTGAAATTCTGAAGCGTCAGAACCCCGCGCTCAAACTCAGTCCAGAGGCGATGGCGTGGCTTATCTCTATGTCTCTCGGTAATGCGCGTCTCTATCAACACTATCTTCAGACGCTGTGCGTTTCTGTAGGAACTAAGAATATTATTGAGGCTTCGGAGGCACAGAGTATCGTCAATACACCGCCTGTGGACCTGCTGCGCAACTTAGGATTTGCCTCTCTTGCTGGAGACAAGGTGGGTGTGGCGCGGAACTTTTTGCGTCTCTGGTCTGCCGGCTACAGTTTTGAGGATATAATAGCGTTTCTGGAGACCATCTGTAAGACCTACTCGTTTTATATGCCCGAAGACGCTCAGAAGATTTACGCGCTCTGTGGCGAAGGTCACGTTGCGATGATATTGAATCGCGTATCGTTTTTGGATGCGCTGACTGTATTGAGCGGCGGCTCCGTGACGAATTTGTAGAGACTGGGTAGGGGATGGATTGTCCAAGCGGGCAATTTTATAGTACAACTGCTAAGCGGTGTTTGAGGCGTGATATAATGCCTATGTCCAAAGGACACTCGCAGTCACCGTGCCCCGATGGGCAGGTGTGGAATCCGGCGCCAGAGGGGCGGCGCTGTATACGTAAAAATGTGTATGAAACGGTGTTTGGCGCGGCGGAGGCGAGAGCAGCCAGTTCACAGCAGAAGAAGTTGCGTGGTACGCGCCGACGTCCCGCAGGGGCGGCTGCTGCTGCGCGAGTGCCCGTCGTCATTGCACCCGCAGCCAGTCTGAATCGTGGTATCACCCCCGCGGCGGCAGCAGAGCACGAATTCGAAGCCGGCGAGCCGCGCGTTAATGCGGTTATGCCTCCCGGTTTGACACGGGCTGCCGCTATAGAATGGCTAGGGAAGCAGTGTAAGAACAAAGAGGACCCCGTTACATTGGAGGACTATGCTGACGCGGATCTCAAAGATCTACGCTCACTGGTTCGCCTGGGCTCTGGCTTCTGCTACACCGCTGACGTGCTAGACACGCATATTAAGAGTAGTATTGAACGGGATGTGCCTGTTAAAGACATGTTGAATCCGTCGTATCGCTTGAATGCGCGTGACTTTGGTGCGGTTTTAGCACAGGGGAAGACGTTGCGAAAGACCTACAAGTTGCCATCACGCAAGGTGGAGGTGCCAGCGGACCACTATAAACTCTATATTGGTGTCGTGGCAGAGCCGGAATTCAAGTACTTATTTTTGTACGATGAGCGCAAGGTGAAGAAACTTGCAGGTGGGCGAATTGACTATACACCTGGTATACCGCAGGGCGGATGGTTAGGGTATTTGCCAGCAGCAGGGACTGGCGAACTTGAGAAGCTCATCAAGAAAGCCTACAAGGCGGGGCGGCTCTTCAATAAGGCGACGCGTCCGTTCGGATGCTGTCGCGTTCACGTGAAGAAGAGCAAGGAGTTCTGGAGCAGCGGTGTCGCGGGAAAAATTGCGGCGATGGAGGAGGAGCTGCGTGGTATCCTATGAGTCTAGGTGTAGAGTAAGCCACTACGGCGCTCTGCCTTAACGGGGTGTAGCGTGCCTAGCAGCGAATCAATCCAGTATTGACCGTAGTTACAATTATGATATTTGTGATGGAGAAGATGATGATTCCCTATCAGAAATACGAAGCGCCTGTCGTGCGCCATCATGCCCCGTATGTTAAGGAAGAGCAGAGCCATGGCGAGTTCAAAGAGCTTAATTTTGTAGACCATGGACGGAAAGAAGACACCTACACCTTGGAACACAGTTTCGGCATTGCTTGCGAGATACGTGTCCAGATAAATAGGCTCACTTTTAGTGTGATGAAGTTTGTGATACTTGTACATAAAATGACTATGTAACGCTACATGCGATATATAAAACCATATATCATATGAAATGATTGACACGAGTATCAAAATCATCTACCGAGGTTCGGGGATTAAATTGGAAAGATTACAAATTGATAAATCTGAATTCACCCATGTCAATTGTTGCGAGCACAGGATTCATGTCATTCTGCGAAACCGTAGCGAACAGTTTGTTGTCATGGATATCGATGCCTAGCACATATTCGATGTGATTCGTTCGGAAGAAGAACGGTGCTGTGTAGGCTTCAGGGAGGCGAGTCTGTTTGTTGAGGCGCACCAAGATGTGATAGTACTTACGGGGTGTCACGTACATGACAATGTGAGTAATGCAGTAGAGCGAACCGTAGTATTCGACCACATTTGAGGAACCGCGCATGTGCTCAAAGAAACGAGGTGTATCCAGCTTCTCGTTATAGACGAGTGTATCGCCCTCTAGTTTACCGATTCTGTAGGGGTGCCAGCCGTAAATGAATTCATTGTTGCCAAGCGGAATCCAGTTCTTTTCACATTCAGAGGGCTGTGGCGTCTTCATCGAAACAGGGTCAGACAGCGTATTCGTATCGAGATTGTACTTGCCCGTGAGCTGCCTGATGTGTGCGTCATGCGAATATTCCATGCTGGTTCCGACCCAACGCAGTGTGCCATCTGTGTCTTTGAACACGCGTAGGTCTTCTACGCCCTGAATGTGAACATTGTGCTTTGAGGGGAACGAGGGAATCATCTCTTCCATTGGACCGAGTGCGTTGAAATTGTCGTCTGTTCGGAGCACGAAATTGCGAGTCTTGACGGCATTGTCGCGACTGAGGACACCGTCCTTCATCATGAGGTAAGAGCCGTCGTTTTGAATACGATAGTTTACGTAGCGCACATTGAGAACATACGTCGTGTTGGTTTTTAGAACTGATGTAGAGGTGGCAACATAGTCACCAATCTGCTTGTAGTCCAGTGGTCTGTACGTGGCTTTTATGGGATCTACGTAATGCTGTACATTGGAATAACAGTGTCCGCCGTGCGGGTTGTAGTAGTCGATTAGCTCCTTGAGCGCTTCGGTACGGCGATACGGCTCAATATAGTAGTTGAGAATGGTCTTCTCGTACTGAAACAGGTGACTGTACACGTCTGTCTCAACAAACAGCATATCGGTCGTACGTGGAACTGACATGCCCAGTTTCATGTAGTGCCATGCCTTATGGTGCTGCCCCTTTTCGCGGTAGATGCGCGTTAAGAAATACAAGTTTTCGGAGCGACGCTTGTGGAAATCATAGGCTTTGTTGCCCCAGTATTCCATTTCGGTGAGATTGCCGAGTTCGTAGCTGAGACGACTAATCTGATACATGGAATACCATACCTCCTCATACCATCCACCGGCTTCTACGCGACGCTTGTACATGGCGATGGACTCTGGCAGCTTCTTGAGGTCTTTGAGCGTCTGTGCCAAGTAGAACATATAACGGACGTTATTGGGCTCCTCCTCCAATCCCTGTGTCAGGAGGCGCATATCACGTTCGAACTTATCTGCCTTTGCGCCACCGTCGCCAATGTCGTCGATGAAGACCGTTGTTAGCTGCCCGCTATCGTCACCATCCCAGTACTCGTGCGTAACGCCCGTACACTTCCATGGATAGCCCAGCTTTACGAAGCGTGTATTATAGTATTCCAAGTTGGGCGTACGCTGAATAATGGAATAGCCGTTGCGCGTGAGGTCGGACTTGGTAAACTTGTCGGTCAGGACGAAATTCATATCGGCATCCAGGAGCAGACCGTACGTGAGCTCCTTGTCCCATTCCAGCTCATCGCAGAATTCGACCGCACCCTGAAACGACAGCGTCCTGTTGTGACCGAAATTCTTCCAGGTTTCACCTACAAGCTTTGCGGGCACCGAGAGCGTTGGGAGGAGCTTACAGAGCAACTCAACTGTACCGTCCGTGGAGCCGGTGTCGGATACAAAAATGGCGTCGGCGATTGCGAGCGCCTTCTCAATACAGCGCTCAATGATAGCGGACTCATTCTTAATCATTAGAATAACCATGACTTTTTTGGGGACGGGGAAATTCACAATGGAGTCGTTGTGGTCGGCTTTGTACCACTGAAATACGTCAGGGGAGGCGCGCTCAATGTAAGCCCAGATATTGACCTCCCAGCTGAGCTTGGGTGGATTTGCGGCGGCGAGATCGGTCAGCCGCTTCGTCGAAAGGTCGTAGAAACGACTGATGGTCTGCTTTGAGCCGAAAATGAGCCCACCGCAGAAACGCCAATGGACGTTATCCATGGAGAGAGGATAGGTCGGCGTATCATAGCAGCCAGGAATGAGCACCTTGTCGGTGGGTATCTGTACGTTGTTTAACTTGCTTACGGCGGCGTCCAGATTTTTGAGAATCTTTACGATGCCGAAGTCAATCCAGGCAATATTGGTGGTCTTTGCAAGCGGCGCCGCGCGCATCATCCACTCGAGCTTGCTGTTCATGAGCACCATGTATTCGTAGGTGTCCTTGGCAGGGTTTGCGGATGTGGGTAGGGTGGTCTGCTCCTTGGGGAAGAGCTTTGCCACAGGGAGGTCGTCGAACTGGGTGTCGTAGAGGACCTGGACGTTTGTGTAGGTGGCGAGTCGGTCGCCCCAGGCTTTGCACTGGTTGTCGAGATAGAGAACTATGGGTGCGCCTTTTTCGGCGAACTTTATGAAGTTAACTAAGTATGTCTCGTCTTCTGTCCCGTAAATCTTATAGAACGACGTAACATAGGTTAAATCCTGTGCCATTTAGAATGTAAAATGGTATAGACTTTAAATGTGGTTTTTAGCAGACCAGCGCAGACCATGACCCTCTTTCTGTGCCATCGATGATACTAACATAATCATGTAGTACTGGGTATATAAAATTATTGCTACATTTTGGTATCTCTGGAATGCGCACCGGTAGGGGCATGTCTATATCTTTTTCTAACAATTTTGCCGATTTGTTTTCTGTTAAGAAATTATCATTAGAAAACTGCGTAGGAAACTGCATGAGAAGACGTAAGTATCTATTATATTTGGGGTCGTTAATACCAAAGGATTCATACGTATCATTTTGGTGCTTTGTAAGAATTTCACTCATTATTGGCATAACCAATAGTTCTAATTTAAGTTCAAAACGCCGCACACGCTCGAACGCAACATTCATGTTGTATTCTAATTTATCTAATGCCTGTTTATTTACCCCCTCTTTGGCTTTTTGTTCAATCTGGGTTTTCAACTCAGTATAAGTCGGTTCTACAGAATGGAGCTGCGCATCTACATCTTTGAGCTTTTCATCGACTTCAGTATAGAGTAATACTGCTAGTTCCACCTGAGCCGGTTTATTCTCTAAAAATCCCTTCAATTGCATTGCCAGGGACCAGCTGTTTCGTACTCCATACACCAATGTTTGTACCCCATACCAAGACGCTTTTAGCAATGACCATGTTCCCTTTAATGTTACCCATATTATCTGTAGTGCAATTTTACCCATAGCAAAAACTCCTGCTTGGCTAGGCTGCCCTTTATCCATCATGTTGAATACGGCGGGATCGCGCTGTTGTACCATTTCGCGAACTTTTTGCCGTTCTATATCTTGTTCAGCAGAGACGGAAGCCTGTCCTGCCTGTGCCTTATCTACGTCGAGTTGTTGCTCTTTTGTCGGAATTGGGGCTTTTAGAGGAACTCCATTTATGTCAACCGCTTCACCCTTCTCATTTACGTTTAATTTCTTCAATATTTCTTTAGCATCACTTAATTCCTTTTCATAATGTGTCTTCTCCTTTACTAGATCATTATAGGTAGATTGTGTCTTTTTAAAATTAACTTCTAGTTCCACAAATTCCGCTTTTGTATCATTATAGGCTTCCCGCGCCCTTGTATAGTCGTCTTTTAGTTTATCTATATTATGTAATACATGGTTATTTTGTTTATTATTCATTGATGGCTTATCTATAGGCTTCCGTAACTGAAGTTTCCGCTTCTCTTGTTCCTTTATAAACTGTATTAGACTTTGACTAAATACAACTTTCTGTGCTATACCCTCTTCAATATCTTTTATTACCGCTTCTAATTCCGCTAAATACTTTTCTGGAGTCATATCACCATCACCTTTGTCAATACAATTAAAAAAAAGATGTTCATAATCCTTTCTCTTATCCACTACTTGTACGTAGGTTGGATTACTACCATGCGAAAATGGCGTCAATTCCATTTTGCTCGAATCAACTTCGAACGGTGTTGATTTTGGAGTAAAGTTTGGATCTAGTATATTTCCTTCGCCTGGAAACACCGGTTTAGCCACTTTTAGAAGCGATTCCTCATAGGCAAAATTTGACTTGAATGAGGCGGATGCCCGTTTCTTTGTATATTGGTCGAGGTAGTTTATATCTACTATTAAAGATTCATATGACAAATCCTTTGTAAAACAGTCTTTTATCTTATTTTGCTCTTCTTCTGGTAGCTGAAAAAATATAACATCGTCGTATTGTTTACACGACATTTTTGCCCTTCCCTGCTATAGTCTCATAAAATTTTGTATCTGTTACAACCGAATCAAATGTCTCTGTTATCGTGCGCGTTGTTGTCTCTATATTATCATCCTGCTTCACATACTCAGGAAACTCTATTGTGCTCAGAAATTCCTGTCGTTGAGCATTGTTAAGAGTTTCAAGACCTCGTCCAAAATACTCATCTACTAAATTGTATTGACATGTCAGGAATTCGAGTTTATTTTTACAGAGTGCTATTTTGAGATAGATATCTTCCTCTTTATTGTTTATCTTGGGCAGAGCCGAGACCTCATATTTTCTCTTACCATCTGGTGCTTTGGGAAACGCTATTTCTGGTGTTGTAACAAGGAGAGTTGATATTGTTAGTTCGGGGCTTTTTAGCCTTGCGCTGACATTCGCGTTTATTGTGGAGCTAATATCTAAGTCAGGAATCGGTTTGAAAAAGGTTTTAGTATAGTCTTCGCTTACACCTGGTGTGAATTTTGTTAAAAACGTCGACACGTCTGTTTGTGACAAATCGCACTCTTTTATCTGATTCTCCATTGGACTGGGGGAGGGACTATTTATTGTACTGGTGTTTGGACCACTTGATACGTTTTCAGTAGACATTGCTTACTACATAGGCGTGATTTTTAGGTATGATTTGTAAGCATGCCTAAAAATATAAAAAAGATAGTTTACTTCTTCTGCTCTTGCGCCGCCTTCGGATCTTTGTATTTTCCTGCGGCATAGTCTTCTAAGAACTTGGCTTTATTCTGATTGTAATCGTGTAACATCCGTCCGATTAGAGGATTGTAGGTTGAACTGTACTCTTTGATGGCGTTCTGGATAAAGCTTGCATCGCAATGGAAGTTTAGGAACTTTGTGAAATCCACATCCTTCTCATACTTTGCGAATACCACCTCTTTGGCGTTTATCATGCGACGCGCGGAGATTCTATTGAGGTAGCCGTATTCTGTGGCTACAAGGTAGCCTCTGCGATCATTCAGCACTTTATCGTAGTTTGATTTGAAACTGCTCTGGAAGTTGTACCCAGACGTCCAGTTGGAGATACTACCATCGATTGAGAACGTCTCTTGTGTGAAGACGTCGGCGAACAGTAGATTGGGGAGAAACACATTCTCTTCGGGGTTCTGCATCGCAGAAAACCAGCCCAGCATACCGTTCTTGACGGAGCGCTCCAATGGTTTTAGTGGGCTGACTTGTGCTAGAAGACCGTAGAATTTCTCACCTATCGTATTGGGTGAGGCAGGGTTGAGAGAGGGGCTGTAATCGTATGAATACCAGCGCAGCTTCCAAAACTCGTCCTTCTCTTCAGCAGATGTGTCATAGCGCTGGGCTGTTATTGCCGTATTCTTTGTTAGATCAGCACCACCACGTTGTCTCTTCTGCGTCTTATTTCTGTGCGACCGCGGGTTCTTGCGAGTCTTGGCACGTAGTTCATGTTCTCTCTCTTCATCATCGTCTTCGCTCGTGAGGGAGAGGAGGTCACAGTCTCCACGGCATCGCTCCTCATCTTCATCTTCGTCATCGCTGTCATAGTATCTACCACCTTTTTGTACAGATTGAGGGTCGTCAGCGTCGGCGGCGTCGTCAGCGGCTTCCTCCTCCTCCTCCATTTTGGAAAAATCCTTGTACTTTTTCAGACCCGTAGCGCCTTCGGTTTTACCAGTATCAATACCTCTCTTTCGTACAACCGATTTCTTCATTACATAAAACCGCCTGTCATTGATGCCGTCACTTACGCCAACGTGTGTGGCGCGCTGTAGCAGATATCTCGCCGCATTGACGTTCGCCTCCTTAATACGCGACGCGACGTTTTGCTTCATCTGTTCGGCTTCAGCCGGTGGCTTTCCACCCAACTGTTTCGCAACCATATTTGTAAAACCCTTCAAGAGTTTCTTGCCGTTTTCCAAGACGGGTACACCTGCGATGCCTGCAACCACTCCAATAGCACCAACAGCCAGTAGAGTCCATCCTACTGTGGCGGCTATGGCTGTCCACGCGAATCCGGTCGCAACAGTGGCAGCAGCAGCTGGTGCTGCTGCGACAGCGCCTGCTGCCGAAACAAGAGACGTGGTAGCAGATGAAGCGACCTGCGCTGCCTGTGGCGAGTACGCCGCAGCAGGAGCCGCACTCTTATCTGCCATTACGGCTGCCGATAATGCTGACGACTCCGCAGCAGCCGCCTGACGCTCTGCCGTTCCAGCACCCTTCCCATCTTCTATTTGTCTTTCTGTCTTATCCTTCAATGTCATCTTATTGTCCTCGGTTTTCGGTGCTTTCTTAGTAACCCATGCCAATGCGCGACTCATTAAACCACCTACAAAAGTGTTGTCGAGTCCTAGTCTACCAGTAAAACTCTGTAATGTTGTTACAAGGCTTGAAGCATCTCCACCAGCTACATTCGCTACACCTGAAACCCAACCAGTTACTTGCCGCAAGACACCCTCTTTTGGTACACCAAGGGTGTCTAATAATTTATCTGCGTTTGCACCCCCAAAATGTACTACCGCTATCGCCTGCTCTCTGGCAGTAGCGCCTGCCTTGCTCATCGATTTTAGAGTCTCATTAGCTGCTGCATCATTTGCAAACGATGCGACGGATCTACCCGCAGCTCCTGGAATTTGCGCAACATAATTAGCTACATCCCATGGATTTTTACCAAGTGCTTTAGATGCCGCCGTTACAGCCAAAGCACCAGAAGCCGCTACAGCAACTGTCGCACCAAGACCGCTCATCCAGCCGCCAGCGCCAACAATGAATTGTCCACCGGCTTTATACATCACCCAATCCGGTTTCAACGGCTTTATCTCTGAAACAAAATAGAACACCTTGTATGCGTTCTTCTTGCTCATTTGGAACCACTCCTCTGGATCCGTTTTGCCTGACAGTTTTATAAATATATTCTGTATGGTTCCAAGAATCAGATATTTTCTGTAATTCATGTCCTCTTTGGTTATCTTCTTTTCCTCAAGCGAACCACGGCAGACTTTACCATCCGTACCGCAATAGGCATCATGGCTAAATTTGATGAAGTCCAAGATCTCTGTCTCATCAACATCCTCCATGAATTTCAAAATGTGCCTGTTAACAAATACATATAGATTGAGATTAGCAAGCTGTAGAACTTTATCATATTGTGTTACGTATTGCTCAATTAAATTATTGTAGAGGCGCACATACATATTCCGCAGGCGCTTATTGCGCTCCGATTTTGTTTTATTAAAAACGCGTTTAATGAGAATATTTCTATTTGATACCGTCTTTAAATCGATGCCGAGCGATGCTGCCACCGTCTCGTTTGTGGCACCCTTTTGTAGCGTTATTGTTTTCTCTTGAGCATCATCCCACTTCTGTAGATCCTGTCTTTCGCGGCGCTTATCCTCCTGTGTTAAGCCGTCGACAACCGACTTGTCTTTTTCAAAGAAGGCAAGGAGACGCTTCTTGCGCTCATCGTTATCAAACGTATATTTTTCTAAATCAGTTAGAATAGCTTGTATATTGTCGAGTTTAACCGTATCTAATGTCGGATCGAGTGAGTCATCTAAGTTTACAGGCTCTTTGTAGCAGTTGTACAGACTCGGCCAGGGCGCTACGTTCTTATCTTCGTAAAAATATTTCTGACACTCCTTGCCGGTATATGTGTTACCAGTGTATATGTAGTACATTAACTGTTTCTCCAGATATTCAACGTAGAGACGCTTTCTCTCATTAACCTTCTCTGGATCTAAGTCACCCTTCTCTTTCTCTTTGGCGTTCACAACAGACGAATTTAGGGCGACAAGTTCGCCACGCAACGTCTCCATCGGATTGTCAAATACACCCTTCTTAAATTCTTCGTTACTGTTTTTCATTACACGCGTATAAAGCACCCTCATCTTAAAATCCTCATACGACTTATCTTTGCTCTTTTTATAGACCTCCATCTTGCTCAAAATCCTATTCAGTTGTTTCACTTCATCTGGAATATAGAACATATCGGATATTGTTGCGTCATTGAAGAGAAGAACAGAGTCAATGTCACTAATAAACCTTATGTTCACGTAAAGACTACCATCAGGACCCTCGATACTGGTGACCATGCGCTCGGTTTCATTTGTCTCCAGTGATTCAAATGTGTTAAAAATGGAGAGGACGCTCTCCTTATCCATATAGAGAGTTTCTGGGATAACTATCTGCTGATTGTTTGCGTCTGTCGTCTTCTTTACGATTGTGTTTGCATCCGTAAGAATTTCGTACTCTTTTATGATTGGAACGCTCGCATACTTTTTAGCGTCACGTGTGCTTTGCTCTAGCGCAGCCTTCGCCTCAGCCGCCTGCTTCTTCATTTGCTTAACTTTCTCCACATCCCCATCTTTTGAAGAGACGGCGGTATCTGCGTCTACCGGCGTTGTGACCTTTTCTTGTAGATTACGTAATCCGCTTGTTATACTATCAAACGTACTTCTTGCTTTCTCCAATGCCGATTCAGCAGCAGCCTTCAGGCTATCAAATTCAGATTGGGATGAATAGGTATAGTACGTGGGTGCGGCGGCATCGTTTTCAAGTTCAAGCATAGTCTTTTTTAATTCACGAGAGGCTGACTCCTTGAGCTTAGTAAACTTTGATAGATAGTAGACCTGGAGACCGGATTCGGTCTTGTTAGATATTTTGGTCCAGACACTCGACTTCAAACAGGCAATACTTACCGCATTGAATGCCTTCTGCATGACGGAGCTCACGTCACTGTTTGAGTAGTGATTCTCAGCCATCTCAGATACGCACGCCATAATTTCGGGAGTGCTATTGCTTTGATAGGTTGTATCGATTACGTTCAGCGGCCAGTCACCTTTTCCGATTTTAGGTGATTTGCTCGACTCAACCGCATCCTTCATCTGCTGTGAAGGCGGTCCCAACTTATCTTGCTTGTCAGTGCTACAGTAGTTACGTTTGTTGCCCTCGGCGATGAAAAAACGGTTCTTCATTTCCAGATTTACCAGCTTTTTGATGTCCGTCGCCGTAGGAACATCAAGGAACAATTGTTCGTTGAAACGACGCAGGAGCGCGGCGTCAAGATCCCACGGATTGTTCGTCGCGGCTACAGTGATTACGTTAGTAAATGACTGAAGACCGTCCATCATCTGTAACATAGTGTTTACAGCGTTCGCGGCTAACCCTGACTCATCCTTCGTTCTGTCCTTACCGATGCTATCGAACTCATCGAGGAACAATACACTGACATATTGTGGCCACTTCTTCGCAATGGTTTTCTCGTCGGTTATAGCTGGTACAGCCTCCTTCGCTAAACGAATAAACTCCTTCTTTGCATCTTCAGCTGAAGAGCAGGCGGGTGGGCGCGAATCCTTGCGATACAAATCGGTGGCTACGCAAGCCGCACGTGCCGCACATGTATAGGCACGGGCTATCTTCTGCTCTGTCTCACCAACATACTTACCCTTCAAATCAGCTCCAGTTAGTGCAAAAAACAGAACCTTCACCGTATCAGGGTATTTAATTTGTAATTCATTCACGGCGGCGCGCACAATATAGGTCTTTCCTGTACCCGGTGGACCGTAGAGTAAAATACCCTTTGCAGCCTTGGTGTATAGATTCGGATAGACTAACGGTTTTGCAATCGCCGAATAGAAAGTCTCCTTTTCCTTCGCAAGTCCCACAACATCCGCGAAGGTCAACATCTTTCCACCTTTTTCCTTTTCTTCGCATATATTGATACACTCAGTATCCCAATCGTTTTTCTCCTCATCGTTCTTGTTATCACCGCCGCCAGACATACCCTTCGTCTTTTCCTGAAGTGTCTCAACATAGCCAAGTATCGGGGTCAGCAGTGGTTTAAGTTTATCAACCTTATCCGGGTAACATTTCTGTAGAGCATATACGTATGTCGCAGCGCTACTGAAACTGGCTAATCCTGAAACCGGATTATTTACTGTCAGATAGTAGACACCATTTTTAATTAGCGAAGTGAGCACCTTCTGATGCTCTTTTTCATTTTGGAAATCTCTAAGAGATTCACCAACATGAAACCGATTTTCAATATCGGACATTCGTTTCCTATTGGATAAATATTCTTTTTTTAAATCAAGGAATGGACGCTTCGGCTGTAGCGGCGATGAAGTCCCGCACCGGGCAGAAGGAGTCTGCCCCGACATCAAAATCTCCCACACCAATTGATATGAAATTTTTAGATAAAGTTAAAAAGAAGGCTCAAACCGCTAAGAGTGGTGTAAAAGCCGAGGGTGGGAAAAAACCGAGCGCTAGCGAAGAAGTCATAGAAGTTGACCTGACGACTGAAAATGGTATACGTGTCAAGCCAAAGTTCGCCGATCTGAAATATAGAAAATCAATTACATTTATTACGCCCACTCCAGCTGCCGTAGTCCCATCTGCTAAAAATATCACCGCATCGCTTCTGTCGATGAAGAAACAGGTTGCTGAGAAGGAGCTGGAGTCGGACATGCTGGGCTACGACGAGGCGTACTTTAAAAATAGGCTTTTGAGAAAAAAGGAGGCAGCGGCGTTTGCGCGCTTTGAAGCGAAGGTAAATAACATGGTTTTTGCCGCCGGCGCGGCGGTGGCATTCGCAGGAACTGTCTACTTCGCAGGTCTACCGGCTATTAATTATGTTTTACAAAGTGGATTCTTGACAACCTCATATGGTCCAACTGCTATAACATCATCACTTGAGATGTTTCTAAATCTTACGCCTGCGCAGGCGGCGACACTGAAAGCCACGCTAATGGATCTCGGCTCTACCCTGAAGAAGATGCTACCGCCGCCACCAGCCAAAGGTGACTTTAGTTCAGCTGCCGATATCTTCAAACATGCGTTTGGTGGTAAAAACCCGCTTCTCGAAAAGCTGTTGCCTGGTGATATTAAAAAGGGGCAGAGTGTCGGTGACGGAAAGAGCAGCCTTTTACTGGTTGAGTATCAAAAGAACTTTCTGAAACTATCTAACATGCTGATTCAGAATGTGACGGGTCCGTTTCTTGGTCCTATGTTACAGATTGATCCTGATTTAGTGGATACGGTGAATAAGCCCCCACCGAAGCCTGTAGCACCTGGAGTGGCGGCTGCGGCTAGAGCGGAAGAATCGGCAGATAGACTTAGTGCCGCAGCGAGCCGCCTCGGTGCGGTTGGAAGCAAAGCTGCTGCCGCCGCAACTGAAGCACTAAAAGAAAGTGCACCAGGCATTGCTGCAGGAGTCGAGGCGGCAGCAAAAGGTGTCGCTGATGCCGCCACTGTAGCCCAAGATACTGTGGAAGACGCGTTTTTGGGACTTTTGAAAAAGTCATTAAATAGCGCCGGTATTCCGTTTCCTTCAGCAAATGTAATACGACAGCTTTCCAAAATGAAAGATCAGACCGAGACACTGTTCAAGGGCTTTAAAAGTGTAGAACAGGCATATTCGTCATTTCAACTACAGATGAACAACGTATACGCTGTAATGGATACGAAACAATACGACAACCCTGATTTTGTGAAAAATTATTCGGATGGCATTCTCAATCGGTTCAAAAATAATTCAACGTTGCGCAATTCGTTCTTAGAGCAGATGAAGCTGTTTGCTCCTGCTACAACATGGTTCGGCGAAGCCAAATCTGCTGTGGCAGGAGCCGCAGGCGAACAGACCGCGTCTGCTTTAAAAGATGGAATCGCCAACACTCTTACCGGCAAATCTAATCCTACGCCCGCTACAGACACTTCTATGATTTCACGCTTCAGAGGCAGTTTTATTCTCTTTGCGGACAAGATATCACCAAACTACTGTATGGGTTATATCAGCGGAGTCGTATACGATGAAGCAGCCAATAAACTAACAAGTAGTTTTCAAACTATATTTCCTGTAACCAATCGCGAGCCACTTGAAGATGAGAGTGCTACTGAAGCGGCTAAGGAGGCTGAAGAAAAGTTTAAACAGAGTATTAGTGACGCGCGTATCGCATATATCAAACAGGGTATTACTGGCGATCGTCTTGTAAATCTGATGCGCCAAATGAAGGAGCGTGGAACAGCCAGTGATGTTCTTGATAGCAAAGATATGAATGTACTTGAGTACACCTGGAAAAATCTGAATAAGAAAATTGAGGGGTTGAGAAAGAACGGTGTAGGCGCTGATATTGTGGGCAATTGGGCATATATGACTGTGGCTATTTTGGGTAACGAGGTTATGCATTTTAAGACAAAGGCGGCTGGGTCGTCGCTGTTAGCAGGACCCACCAAGGCTGCTTTTGGTAAAGAAATTCCTATTGATGTATGGGGCTTTACTGCGCAACCTGTTTTTGATATGATGCGCGCAAACGCAACATCGATGTTATCTTCAAAAATAGCAAATCTCATGCAACAACTTCATACAACGTTGACGTCTTTGTATCAAGATGCGTATAATGAATACGTCCGAAAACCATTGATGAATTCCGACTTTGTCCAAAATTTGACTAAATGGAAGAATAATGGGCAAGATTGGATACGAGTCAATATTCTAAATCGTATCTACCTTGGTGCCTATATTCAGGGTGTGCTCAACCCACTTATTGATAGCGTCTTTAACATCTTTTTAAACATTCCTCTAAATGCTCCGCTAAATGTGATTACAGAATATCAGCGCACACTTGATACTAAATTTGGAATTTATGACAAATTTAACCCAAATCAGTGGAGATTCTTACTAGATAACGTAAGCGGCGAAAACTTCTATGCCGGTATGACTCAATTTGCGAACGCCTCTGTTGGAGAAATACATAGTGCTGGAAAGTGGCTTACGGGTTTGGATGCTACAGACCCCACTACGTGGGCAAGTGCCGAAGGTAAGGGTTGGGATTGGACTGGAAATTGGCTTGAGAAATCTCTGGCGGGTTCCGTTACAAATATTGGCAACAACGGTGTCACTGTTCGAAAGAAGCGCGGATTTAAACTTGATAGCGAATCCGCTCTAGGTCTTGGAGCAAAAGTAAGCGGGTTAGACAAACAGATGGACCAGGCTTGGAAACAATACGGCGCCTTTTTTACTGGAGACATGTACGACGTTTCTAAAGTTGATATTGAAGTACCTGGTGGTCTATCTTTAACATTAACTGGAGAGAAGGCGCGGGATTTTGATAATAAAAACCAGAAGGATACATTAATTGCTATGATTGTTGAAGATAGTTTAACAAATGGTAGACCATTTGATTATACAAAGATAGGCGACTACGCTCAGCGATTCGGAATCAATTTGAAAACTCTACCTACAGATGCTGAAATTAAGAGCGTAGAGGGTCGCATAGCACCTGGATGGGATGGTTTATCATTAGACGAAAAACGTCAAAAACTTGTGGGGTTGCGCATAGACATGTTAAGCGCTCTTAAGGCGTCGTTTTTGGATGTTAAATCACCCACTGTTCCAAAGGATGCACAATTTGTTCAAATCGGTGAAAAAACGTTTGAAGTTACTATCGGACCGCGTAATTTGTCGGCGCCAATGGATGATTTAGCCTATTATGGATACAAACTTGTGCCAGCCAAATCGGATGCGAAGGCAACATTAACGGGCTCTGCTAGCGCGGTCATACAGCATCTTTTGAAGGCGAGCGTGGGTGATGTGGATTTGCCTAAGCCTGTTGACCCTGAAGAATTTGTAGAGCAGCGTCACTCAAACGGGTCAGCTTTTGGATTTGCTAGTTGGACAAACCATATATCTGCCGGTGATTTAGCCATTCAACGTTCGGCAATGCGCGACTTTATTCGTTATTCGGGATTGGATGACGATATGAATATAGATCCCGCGTTAACACAGAAGATGAGAAATACTATAGCGACGGATCCTATGCTAGCAAAAAATCTTACTGGATATTTTACCAACGAACAGGATTTTAAAGATAGAACAACGCAAATCGACGATGTTCTAAAAGGTATGTCTGAAACGGATAGAACGAAGAGCCAAGCTGCGCTCGACAAATTAAATAATCCGCCTGCTGAAGGACTCAAACCAGAAGACTACGTTCTTGATGACAGGATTATGAATCTGTATTTAGAGCAGCAAAAAGTAAAATCTGCGGCGCAAAACGCCTTACAATCAATGGTGAATGGTCTTCCAAATGAGTTGAGCGAAGCTCTCTTAGCAAATCGAAATAAGAAACTGAATGAATATGAAGAGGGTGTAAATAGCACAATTGCTAAAATCAATACATTTATAGAAACACCTGACCCTGATGACGGTGAGAATGATGCAGCTAAAACTGCTCGTGAACAAAAGGAAAGAGACTTTGATAGACTGGTCGGTAGAATAGGAGCTGACCACGAAGAGGGTGTCGACGCTACAACTAGTTTAACAACATTAAGAAGCGCTTCTAAATCACTAAAAAAGTCACCTAATCTAAAAGAATTAAAAGCAGGTCTCAAGCAACGGAAAAAGACCTTACAATCTCAGTTAGAAAATATCCGTAGAGCTAAGCAGGGTAATTCTCTGGACCTTCGCTACGCTCACGATGCATACGTACAAGCGATGAATACTAGCTCAAATGATAGTGAGCTAATTAAAGCATCGCTAAAAGCGCTTGAGGAACGCAGCAAAGCGCGTGCTGATATGGACGCGAATTATACGAGCGCCAGCGAGATGTATGGACGTTATATAAATAAAAAGGCTACAACTGCTCAGACTGGGCTTGATACTTCTGTCGCCGCCGCCCAAGACACGTTAGATGCGCGGTGGGCTGCGCTTTCAGCAGAAAAGAAGAATGCTGCAGGTGAGGCAAAAGCCGATTATGAGTCGGCAAGAGCTGATATAACTGCGACAAAATATGATTTTGGTCCGCAGAAAGCCGGTGAATCCGTTGATGACTATACAGAGCGCATGCAGACAAATTTGGATGCTATTGAATCTGAAAAACGAAAGAACGCCGGTATATTGGAAACGGCAGGTGTCTTTTTAGCCGGACTAGAAACTGGTACCGCAGGTCTCACAAATTTCTTATCTTCGACTGCAGGTAAGACTACTCTCCCTCCTGTTGTTGCAATTACTATTGATGCTGGTACAAATAAATGGTTGTCGGCAGATATAAAAAGTAGAGTCAATGGTATCACGGCGGACGCTATCGCTGAATACAACGAAACGGCTACGCGCTTTGCGGCGAGTTGGACTACATTAAATGAGCTTGTAAAATCGGGCAAAGAAATGACCGCTGCTGAACAATCCAACTATGACCAGTTACAGAAGGATTATAAATTTCTTAAAGAATCCACTTTGCCTGGAGACATCGAAAAGTTAGGCAAAGATATCGCTGCTGCAAAAGAGGCGAGAAAAACGGTGTTGGAGACAGAGGCTAGAGAAATTCTTGATGGACTTCCGTCCGAAGCGCAGATAAGCACTCTTGAGGGGCATCTTGGAGAACTAGACCAGATTTTATTATTTTACCAAAGTGCGAATAAAAATGACGATGCTGTAGTAGCCATACAAAGTCAACGAGATGCTTTATCGGCGTTCCTAGATAAATCAAATGCGTTAAGTACAAAAGCCGCGCTTAGGATTAGTGATATTAACGGAGGGAAGATTGATAGAGATAATTCAGATCTTGTTGAAGATAAAGCTGGCGTTTCTACAGAGCAGGCTAAACTCGGCAATAATATTCCTGATGTTATTGATAAAAACAGAAGAGAAATATCCGCTCAATTAGCAGGTATTACTGCTATTTTAACAAGTACGTTGGATGATAAAAATAGAACGTATACGAGTCGCGTTAGCGCGTTTAAGTTGGATGAAAAAATAGCCAGATACGAAAGTCAACTGGGGACTGACAAGGATCGCGCGCCTGAAGTACGACAGGCTATAGAAAACTTACGAATTATTAAAAATACAACTACAAAGGATGGAAAACCTGTGCTACCGGCTATATTAGGAACCAGTATAAATGATATACGAAGTGGATCCAAATCTGTTTTGGATAGTTTAAAAGATATAAACCAATTATACAGTCTGGTTGCGGAGTTTGATCCCAATGCGGAGGCAGATGAATATGCTCATCAAATTAGTGAAAACGATTTAATCTTATCTCGCTCCGGTGATATGAAAAATTTTGTAGACAGAGCAACTGGGGCTAAAGAGGCTTCTGTTAGTGCACTCAAAAGTCTTAAGGGACATATTGGTACTGATAGCGCCGCACAGGGAGATTTAGCTACTATACGTGCTCGCGCAGCAGATGCTGATGCCGTAGCTAAACAGGCAGAGGAGGCGGCGGCGGCTGTTAAAGAAGGAAGTCGTGACAAGGCAACTCTTACAGAAGCAGCACGTCTGGCTAGACGTGCAGCAAATGAGGCTGCTGCGAATATTGCTGCTGGCGAAAAGGCTATTGCCGACGCAGCCGCTGCGGCACAATTAGCAAAATCACAGGCGGCGGCTGCCGTTGCTGCCGCGACATTAGCTAAACAAGATGCAGGTGTGGCTGCTGCTGCTGCCGCAGAATTAAAAAGAAAAGCTGAAAGCGCACCTATACCTGATAGTCCTGCTATAAAAGATGCACTAGATAGATTGCGGAATGCTGCAGATGCGGCAGCGGAGGCGGCAGTAAGAGCTACAACAGCCGCAGCGGAGGCTTCCGCTGCGGTCGATGTTGGTGGTGCGGAGGCTGCTAAAGAAAGGGCTTCTATAGCAGCGAGTCAAGCCGCTGGCTTTCTTGATAGTGTGACAGATGCGTCTCATGCATTCACACAGGCTGTTACTGAGGCAGAGGCAGCTGTAGCTGCTGCTGCTCGGACTGCTGCTGCGGAGGCCGCTGCTGCTGAGGCTGCTGCTGCTGCTCGGGCTGCTGCTGCAGCGGCGGAGGCCGCTGCTACTACACAGGCTGCTGCTGCTGCTAAAGAGGCGGCGGAGGCGGCTGCTGCTCAGGCGGCTGCTGCACAGACTGCTGCTCAGGAGGCGGCAGCTGCGCAGGCTGCTGCTGAGAAGGCTGCCGCTGCGCAGGCTGCCGCTACACAGGCAGCAGCCGATGCCGCCTTCGCGCGCCTTACTCGTATGGGGCGTATTAATGATATGGCGGCACTTTCCGATAAGAAGGGGTTACAAACAGAATATGATGCTCTAAAAACTCATATTGACGAGCTTGATGAATTATCTACCAGTATTGGGGAAGGGGGCAATGATGATGTAAGGAAATTAAAAGCTAGGCTTGCTGGAATGCATCCAACAGATGAGACTTTATTCGGTGAAAGTAACCAAGCAAAAAATGCCAGATTGTCGCAGTTAGCCACCGATATAAACCGAGCAATTGATGAGCTAGAGGAAGCCCAAGAAAAGTATGCTCAACATAAAACCAACAAAGATATTCAAGATGCCAAAGATGAAATAAATGCGAAAATATCTAGCGCAGAGGCGATTTTATGGAGTGGCTCTCAAAAGTCATTAGAAGCAGGTGAGGCGGTAAAAGCGGCTGAAAAATCATGCCAAATTGCTGCAACGCCTGCGTGTAGCACTGCTTTATTGGCAGCAAGGGAAAATGAACGATTAGCAAATGAGAGGCTTGAAGATTTAAGTAAAGATGTGGCGCAACTGAAAGCCATTAGAGCTAGAGGTATTACTACCATCGAAGAAGCTAGACTGGCTAAACTCGACTTAGCTTCAGAAATGCGAACCTTTTATCGACATCTCGCTGATTGTAATGGTGCATTAGGGCGCGTTACTACACAGAAAGATATAGCCAATGGGGAAAAAGATAAGAGTTTACATAATATACAAGAAATTGTTGAATCATATGATATTGTTATAGCAACTACGAATCGTGAGTTAGCACAAATCAAACAAAATGAAAAGGATGGTAAGGCGCCACCAACAGGTCTCACATGGGAACAGGTGATTGAGAATAAAACACGCGAAATTCAACAATTTCAAGCGCTCAAAGATCAACACGGTCCACTTCTAACACGAGCACGCGATCCAAATACTTTACTATCTCCAGAAGATCTAAGAGCTTTACGCGGTCTTCAGTCGGCTTTAGCAGTGAGACAAGTAGATCGTGACGTATTGAGGACGAGCTTAAATCCGTTGATAGCCGAACTTAAATCAAGATCCGAATCACATGCTGCCGAATTGGAAACCCTATTCAATAACGAAAATAGGACTGAGGCTGAAGATAGCCGATTCCAGGAATTACAATTGGAAAGTCTACAGTATGCGTCATTTCAGGGACTCTATAACACCAGTCTTGATGCTAAACACAAATGGACTCAAGAAGAGGCAAATTTAATCGATGTAGTTTTGCACCCAGAACGTGCAGCGGCACAAAATCAAGCAGATATTCGTGCTTCTGAAGAAAAGGAGCGACAACTACGTGCGCGCGCGGCGGAGGCTGAGGCGGCAGCGGCGGCGGCTGAGGCAGCAGCATTGCATGCCAAAGATGCATATGATGCAGCACTTGCTGGTGCTGCCGAATCAACAGCCCAACAGTCTGCTATGGCGGATGCGTTGGCGGCGGCACAACGTGAGGCGGCAAGACTTGCTGCCGAAACGACAAGACTTGCTGAAGCGGCACGATTAGCACAAGAATTAGCAGACGCAGAGGCACAAAAACTTAGGGAACTTCAGCGCGCCGCAGAGGCGGCTGCGGAGGCTTTGCGCGCTGCAGAGGCAAATAAGGGTCCTGAAGGCAAGGGACCTGAAGGCAAGGGTCCTGAAGAGAAGGGTCCCAAGGGCAAGGGTCCTGGTGCGAAAATACACTCGCATGCGCCTTTTGTTATCGGTCAAGTATTAACATCTCTTGCACAGCTCATGCTTACACGATCGATAAAGAAAACGACGGAGGCGGCTACAGAATTTTTTGTACGAAGAAGCGCTAGATTTTTGGCTGAGAACGGGGGTCAGCTAGGTAGCGTGTATGTACGTCGTGCTGTTGGAGAAGCAACTGTTGGAAAAATTTCAGAGGCAGCTGTTTCAGCTGCTGCAAAGACGTTAGGAGCTGCAGCAGCGATCGCTGAATATGCTGGTGTTGCTGCAGCACTGGGAACAATGGCTCTTTGTAAGTATGGACTGGGGTGGAGCAACAAGAATTCTGCAATTGCTGGATTAGCTGTCGGAGCGGCTGTAGGTACAGGTGTTTTTGTATATCTTGGTGGTGCTGCTTTAGCGACTCTGGCTGTAGCAAATCCAATTGGCGCAGCTATTGCCGTTGGAATGCTGGCGTATAAAGCCGTTAGTTGGGGTAGATATTTGTGGCAGCAGGCTCAAGACGAAAATGACAAAGAAATTGCGGCCAATGCTAGTTATTTTTCGCAAATAGGACAGGCTGCGATAGACTATGCTCTTTTACCCGCAGTCGAAGGCGCTGCGGATGCAGCCGACTGGGCTTGGGAACACGGCACTGAGATTAGACAAGGAGCAGCAGAAGCAGGAAGGGTTGCTGTAGAGGCTGGTGTAGCCGGACTGGCAGCCGGACCAGTAGGTGTCGCTGCGGTTCTTGGCGCCGAAGCTGCTTCGCTTGCTTCACGGCAGACAGGAACTAAAGGTGGTGCCAAAAAGGTTGATGTTATTAGAAAGAGCAGATTGGAATACTATTCGGATCGTAAAAAAATGGATGCAATTTACCTACGTAATAAAGTATTTGCTGAAGAAAGAATACGTAAAATAGTAAATAGTATAGATGATTATGAACTTTCTCGTACTATTACTGCGAATTTGGCTCGCGGTGTTGACTGGTTCTCTGGTATAAAAGCCGATGTGTGCGATTCAGTGTACGAAAACTATCTTTTTACCACCATACCCATGGAATCGTCTTCTATGAGTGGCGGGGCTGACATTTCTGCTGACCTTATGGAAGATGATAGAGCCGATTTTAAATCGTACGAAAACCAAATAAAGGAGGGTATAGAACCTGAAAATATATTCTTTCAAATCTACTGGTCCTTGTATCCCCTACTATTTCGCGGTAATGATGAGGCTTCTCATTTCCGCCTCTGTGTGAGAAATTTTATGGGTATAGCATTACAAACCCTTGCTACATTTAATCGTGAGTTCAAAGAGATTGATGCGAGAAGGGCTGAACTAAAGAGTAGTCCGAAGGAGCTTGCCGAATACAATAAACAATTAGACCGCACAGTCTATATCTCTGACTTTCAGATAGTATTTCCATTTTATAAAACATCGGTGGGCAAAGTGGTCGATGAAAACAAACGATTTGTCTTTCCAAGTGTGTTTTTGAAGGGAGGTAAACTTGTCCTTGATGAATCTAAAATGAAGAGAACCGTAAAAAATCCTGCTATAAAACAATATTACAACGGTACATTTAACGAATATGTGAGCAGTGGTGAAGCTGAAAGAGATTTTGACGAACGTGCGAACAGACGTGAAGCGCGTAAGGCTGAGATAAAGAAAAAGGCTACAGAATTGGCGGGTTCTATAGTAAGAAATGCTAAAGATGCTATGGAACAAGTCAAACAATCTCTTGTGGCGGCAACAGAGGCGGCTGAAGCTGCTAGAGAGGCTACACGTACAGCTGAAGTTAAGAAATCCGCTTTTGATTATTCTGTCGTAGATCTTAATAGCATTGATACAAGTGGTATCGATGGCGCAAGATTTACAGTAAATCTTGATTTTATTGCTGAAAATTTTAAGAAAGCGTTAGATAAAATTAGAAAATTATCAGAAGAAACCAATAATGCTAGTACAGATGCTTCAAAGGCTGCTTTAGAGGTTGCTACAGCATCACGTGCGATTCATAAACAGGTAGAAAATCTAATCGCGCTAGAGATACAAATTATAAAGGCGAGAACTGATTCTATAAAAGCAAGCGCATCGGCAGAACAATACCTAACTAAAAGGATATGGGATCCGTTAGTGCTTGAAGTTACAAAAATAAAGGAGTTTATTGAAAAAACGAACAATGAGACGAAGAACTATGATAGTACCGCCTCTTCGGCTGCGTCGCGCGCTGTCACAGTATCGAAAGCCGCTATCGCTGAGAAAGATGCAATCATCGTAAAAGTTAAAGCAATTAAAGCACAGGTTGATAAGAAACGCGATGAATTAACAAGTAAAATGTCTGCGGCGGATCAGGCTAAAGAGGCTAAGAAAGTTTTATTACAAACAAAACGTGACGAACTTAATACATTACTACAGGTGTATAATGATAATAGTCATAAGCTCATTCAAAGCGAGTTTGAATATAGAGTCCATTCTGCGATCGCCGATGTGTGTCTAAAAGAGAAGTACACGTATTGTAAACCGAAACAGGAAATACTAAAGGTTGCGGTAGCCTCTCGTGATAAGTTACGCAAAGTGCGAGAGGCTGATAATAAAGTTATTGATGATAAGATTACTGAGTTTACTCGAATCAACCAAGATGAATTGATTGATAAAATCTCCATTAATGATCTTAGAAAACAATTAAAAATAGACAGGGACAATGAATCTAAGTATAGAGCTATTATCGATGGTGACGAATGGTATACACAATTTGTAGGAAATCTTCATACGGCATTTACTAATTCGCATCAGTCGTTGATTTTCACTTGGATATGGTTGAACCCTAACAATAATATAAATCAAGCAATTGATAATATAGTTGACTTCGTAAATGGAAAGCTAGGAGAAAATATATTGGTAACTACACAAACTGCTGAAGGGACGAAGGAGGAGCAGGCTGAACAGAAGGAGTTGCTTGCGGCGCAGCAACAAGAACATAATGACGCTGAAGCGGCTGAAGAAATTATAGAAGAGGCTGAAATCGAAACACCTAGTGATAAAGAGTCCTCTATTTGGAAAAAAGAATTGACACAGATACGCGAGTTTTACAAACCATATGTTGAGTCCGACAAAGATGTAAAGGTGGCGAAAGAGAAGACCAAAAAACCTGGTATGAAGGCGAAGGAAAAAGCGGCTGCAGCAGCTGCCGTGGATTCTGCTATCAAGGCAGCATGGCAGAGGCTAAGCGATGAAACAATTAGAAGTATTAATAGTGCTAAGCTGGTAGAAATTCAATCTATCAATAAATTGTATCAAATAGCATTTGACTACAAAGTTGCGCAGTTAATACCTCCAATTTGTAATAGAATCATAACAAACCCCACACACAGGGAATCAACCTGTAAACTTAAGGAGAATGATTTGTTAGAGGCTGAGAAGGCGTACACTGCCGCAATGGCGCAAAAAGATGTATTGTTTAAGAAGGTTGATGATAATATCAAAGACCTATTTGCCTTACAAGCTAGATATAATAAGAATCAATATATCCTGGAGACTGAAAAGGGAGATCGTGGTGATCTTAAGAAATCGTTTGAGAAAAATCTTACATCAATCGTATCACCACCACCCAATGGTTGGATTAACAGACTCGAAAAACTTATAGAAACTGCGTATGTAAAAGCAAGGGGATACGGAATCTTAGCGCCTTCGGATATAAATCCTGTTATTAAAGAGACGATACATGCTTTGTTAGTAAATGTACCTCCACTACAATGGGATAGCAATCCGTTCGAATCCTACGATTTTAAAGAACTTATGGTGCCATATACACTAAGACCGACAAGTCGCGGTGGAACCAGGCATCGTAGAGCTACTGGAACACGTGTCACTTTGAAGCGGCGCATGTGAAAAAATGGAGTGGTTTTTTTACTTAAACCCGTTGATATATTTTTACATAAAGGAACAATGTCACTTTATGAAAAACTCGGCGTTGAAAAAACGGCTGCGCCCGATGAATTAAAAAAGGCGTACTACAAGTTGAGCAAAAGTGCTCATCCTGACAAGGGCGGTGACCCTGAAGAGTTCAAAAAAATCAATCATGCGTACGAAGTGTTATCGGATCCGCAGAAGCGGCAGATGTACGACTTGACAGGCTCTGAAGATGAGCAGGGGCGCGGAATGGATGTGAACGAGATGTTCGGCGGGCAGATGCCGTTCTTCGGCGGGCTCGGCGCAATGTTCGGCGAGATGTTTGGTGGCATGGGCGGTCCGCAGCCTGGACGGAGACCACGGGCGTCACGTGGACCCGATAAGTCACAGGACATTCCGCTCAAACTCGCTGACTTCTACCACGGGCGCGAAATTCAGATTAAGTTTCACCAGCAGCGCGCGTGCGGACTCTGTAAGGCGTCAGGCGCGCTGAAAGTGGAGGACTGTGGTGGCTGTCGTGGGGCTGGAATTAAGTTAATGATGAGACAGATTGGACCCGGTATGATACAGCAGTCTACACAGCGCTGTGGTGACTGTAATGGCGAAGGGAAGCGAGTCCTGGTGGTCTGTCATGAGTGCAGCGGGCGTAAGTACAAGGGACAGGAGAAGGCGCTGAATGCGCGCATTGAGCCTGGTATGGCGGAGGGAGAGAAGCTGCGCTTTGCCGGCGAGTGCTCGGATGCCGCGGAATACGAGAAGCCTGGTGATGTGATTCTGAACCTGCTGCGCACGACCACGGATTCCGAGTCCGAATTTGATTGGCAGGGTAACGACCTACATCTGAATCACAGCATTGAGATGGCGGAGGCGCTGCTTGGGTTTAACATGGTGATTAAAGACCATCCCAGCGGTAAGGAGATAACGCTGACGTGGGCTGGTGGACCGCTCCAGCACGATATGGTTATCATGGCGAAGGGTCTGGGTATGCCGGTGCGCGGCAAGAAAGGCGAATACGGCGACCTGTTCGTTCACATCGACGTGATGGTGACAGCGTCTGAGCGGCGGGCGGGATGGACGGCGGAGCAGCGTGCGCTACTACAGAAGGTGTTCCCTGAATGGTCGGCGCCGCGCGGCACGGGTATACCGCTGGCGTTTCAAATGAGTGAATCGTAGGTGCGCTTATTTATGGTGCGGAGCCGAGGATTAAATAATTGATATTCGACGTTTCGTTTTCAGTTGAGTGAACAACTAACGTACTATCAGTAACATCATATGATAAATGACCTGCTGTGCCGGTATAACTTACTCGAGTCAATATAACAAAGTTGCTTTGTACCAGCAACTGGTTTATTGTTGAACCATGACCAGTACCATTTATGCTGAGAGTGCCGCGCGCGTTGTAGGGATACATAAGCCCTGAATAACTGATAGAACCGTCAAGACCATAGAGATTTATATAATTGTCGTTACCTGAAACATCATGACCCGTTATTTCGATAGACGCCTCCGTGTTGTTGACAGTGTTATGGATAGAATTTGTTGTAGAACCATTATCGACATCTAAATTAAGAGTTACTTCTCCATCGCCAACAAACGCCTGTAGTTCGTTATCGTTACCTGAAATATCTTGTCCGTATAGGTAAAGTTCAGCGACGTTGCCACTCGCCTTCATCTTCCCATACGCATTGTAATCATCTGAATCCACTTCAACATACGGCTGGTTTGGTCCGTCGAAGCCGAAATAGGCGGCTGCTCCTCCGCTCACGTCATTGAGGGTAATGTAGTTATTATAATAATATTGAGAATCGTAGGCGAAGCCCGCCGCATTCGCGATAATATCGCCGTTCACTGTCTCGATAACACCTTTTGTATAAACGGGGGCACCTAACTCGTACGCATCCGCTTCTGATTCAGCACCATCGTCAGAGAGTCCATCAAACGGATAGTGATTATCGGCGAGGTGGACGGGCTTGTCCGAGTTAAATACGGTGAATACTGACTCGTTGGGATTAATAAATCCACTTAGAAATGTAACTGAATCGTAGACACCAACAAAATAGGCGTTTACATTTGGGTTCGCACCTGGGTACAACTTGCGTCCGTTCTCACGCAAAATACGCCCTTTGGGGCACAGGTCATCGTCATCTGTCACAGTACCCCATACACCGACGATGTCTAGGTCCTGAACCTCCGTCCTATAGGTGAAAAACCAGGATGTGAATCTCCCAGTTGTTATGTACGAGCGGCGCTGTCCGCCTGGTATGCTGTCCTTGGCTCGGCTGGATGACATTTTATTATAGACGGGGGATTTTCTCGGGATGAAGTAGAATGGCTCTACTTTGGGGTCTCGGATTGGGTTTGACCGATGCCGCATTTTTTGGACTCGTTCGCGAAAGTTATACAGCGTGGACCCGGCTCAGCAGCCCGAATTCGACTGGTAAGGACTCGGTGCGGGTGTGGTCGCTTCTCGGGGCTGCCGGTGTCGCTGGCGGAGTCGTTAGCCCACTGCTGTATCTATGGGCTGCATATAGCCTAGAGACGCTGGTTGAGGCGCATCTGTATCGGTGTATCGTCTCTATTTTGTTGTCTCTGGTCCTGGGGTCGGTTTTGTTTAAAGACACTATCAATGGGCTTCAGGGGCTCGGTGTGCTCTTTTCTATGGTCGGTCTGCTGTTGGTATTGAATTCTTCGGCGTTCGCTAAAAACTGACTTAAACCTGGAGCAGCTGTGTAGAGTTGAGGCGATATAGTCTAGTAGGTTAGGACAACGGCCTTTGAAGCCGTGAACCTCGGTTCGATCCCGAGTATCGCCAATCTGAAATATGAGCTTTTTTGGTCCACTTTTCAGATTGTTATAGGATTGGTACTATCAAACTTGTTGGTATCATATATCATCACTGTGCGCATAGGATCACCCTCAAAATCGAATGGGGGTTGATGTTTTGTATAATAATAGACTGCGATGGATTGTCTTGATACGTCATCGGGTACCGTTAAGGGAAACGGATGTCCATGCAGGGATGACTTTGTTGTATTAAAAATTACGGCACGATTCAACTGCGGCAGAACTTTGTATTTTACAGACGTCGAATCGCACAAAAGTAGTTGCCCACCATATTCGTCTTTCCAGTCCGGGTTTAGATAGATAAGTAGGTTAATACGACGGTCTAATTTGCCGTAGTTATCTGACACGTATGTATTAAAATCAGTGTGAATGTTTAAAAATCCACCATTTGTAATTCTATGTATACCTGCGCCCGCCAGCGTAACATCATTACGAATGATATCCTTGATTCCTGTGAGTTGTTCAATATAAGAGATAAACTCGTCGGAATTGAGCCGTGCAAATACATTCTGTAGGCATTCATCAAAGCCCTTTGTAAAACCGAACTTGTTATGTTCCCAGTATTGGGGAAAATGATGATTAGCGGACTCGTTCCTCAAATTATCTACAGATGTTTTGATTTCATCGAGGGTGCTTTCCTTCAAAAAATCATCAATTATTATGAACGGAAATGGATGTGTAGTCGTGTAACCGCCTATTAATTTTTCAACAGACTCCTCTCTCAATATATCCATTTTACTTGTAATAGAATGGATATATACTTTATATGAATTTAACGACGGCTGTTGCGCCGGCGGCCGCCACGGGTGTAGTTATTGTTGCTGATGAGAGGCTCTGCGACCTTAAATACTCCTTTATCGTCGGTCCACGCGCATCCGCTCGCCATCGCCGCCTTCTTAGAAGAAAACACTGTGCCGGGCACGCAGCTGCCGCCGCCGCGACGGCGGCGACCACCACCGACCTTGGGCATCGGAGGTGGGGACGGGGCGGGGATAACGCCACCGTTGTACGGGATATCACCACGGAAGTTCGGGATAACCGTGTTCTCAGTGTAGAACTGGGGGTTCAGGCGCGCGGCGGCGAGCTCCTCGGGTGTCGTGAGGATGACAGGGCTCGCGTCAACGGGGGCGGCGCCACCACGGTGACGGCGGGTGCGGCGGCGACCACCGCCAGCCATTACGCCGGCGGCACGCTCAACTGCCGGAAGTTCGGCGAACTTCGCATCCAGCGGGGCGACGCGCGCGAGGTCGCGGATCTCGGTCGGGAGCATCGTGCTAAACGACGTGGGGTAATCGGCGTATGAGGCGAAATAAGAGCCACCACGCATTCTGCGAGTTGAGCGGCGACTGCGAACCATCTTCTTATTTCTACGCAGCGATTTTCTTGCACCGCCACGGCTCTTACGCTTGCGGCTGCCGCCATGGAAAGCGGCAGTCATTTTAGCAAACTGTGCGCCCTGGTCTATCGAACTCGTTGTAGGATATGTTGGATTACAAGTTGTACCCATCTACTTTATAGAAGGATTTTACGAAGGAACGCTGATACCGCCACCACCCATTGAGATATTCTTCTTCTTAATGGTGCCGGCAACGATGTAGATAGAATTCTCCGTAACAATGATGTACTCGGTCTTGGTGCCGAACACCTTCTGAATAGGGCTCGTGTACTCCTCGGCAGACTTGACAAGGCTCTTCTCCTTGGTGGTCACGTCCTCACCCAGGAAGGCGGACCCATCACGGGTCGCCAAAAAATAGTCGAGCAGAATGGGCTTATCCTGCTCAATCGCAATACGTGCGGCGTGAATCATGGTCTTCTCGGTGGGGATGTCTGTGTTTGTCGCTGGAGCCGGGGTCGCCATATGTTATTCTGGCTCTATTCGGGAAGAGTTTCAATGACTTTTTCCGCGGGTATCTGAATAATATTACGGGGACTCGGGTGAGGCACCCACAAATGCTTATTTTTTGCCGGAGTCGTTGCTGGCGCCGCGGCTGCTACTGAGGCTTCAGGCTTGACAACTGATACACGTATGATTTCAGCGGCATGCTTCCTAAATATTTCGTTCATGTAGCGATACGCCTCCTCAATCTGTTCGAGAGACCGGGCGCCTGTAATAATGATTCGACCCGTCTGAAACGGGCTAATGGTGATTCGCTTGCAGTCGCCGATTTGCTCTCCGTTACCAGTGCCTTCACACGGCGTCGGGCATAGACAGATTCCTGGCGGTGACTTGGCGGCGGCGAGCGCCTTGTTGTAATAGAACTTCGTATTTACGCCCTGATAGATAGTCGACTCAAATGTACTGAAGAGTCCGTACGTCTCCACCAGAATCTTGTGTAGCTTCTCGCGCCTAATCGGTACACCAATACTGTAGTCGCTATTTACAAGCTGTGTTTCATAGCGATGGATGCCGCGCTTCGTGGGAAACACTTCTGGATATGTTGTTTCAACATGGGAGGCTAGCCACTCAATCGCGTTACGACCCGTCCTGTCATCAGGAACACCGGTCATCTGGACACCACCGTTGCTAAACAGCTTAATGTTGACCTCCTTCCATGTATCTGTGCCAATAAGAAGTCGTACGACCAGAGAAGACTGATTAAAGAAAGTCTTCTTTACCCGTTTGCGGCGCAACATGATATCATTGCGGGACACACCCTTCGTTTCACCCTTGTATTCCATCTTCAGAACCCCCTCACCAAGATACCAGTAGGGAATGATGTTAATTTTCTGAAACAGGGTGTCAAGACGAATCGTTGTGCCCATCTGGCATGTTGTTGTCATTGTGCTAATTCGCAGCGGTGTGATTTTTAGCTCCGCCATTCTTTTTGAGAACGGGGTCGGTTCTTTAGATGCCCTCAATCTTTTATAGATTTTGCGACTGAATTGTCCCAGGCTGCTGCCAAGATAGTTGCCGCATTCTGCGACGATATATCACGCACTTTGTATACCGCGTCAACGAAAGTGGCGGCGTCGTCCAAATAACCGTTCATATCTAACCAGAGCAGTACATTGCGACAGAGAACTGTAATCGGTATTTTCATGAGCCCGTCTTCCCAAATCATTTGAGTACCTAGCGCCTTGCGTCTCTTTAGACGCAGAACCCACGTCTCCCACTCATTGATGTTTTCACCGGTCTGGATTTTACAGTAGATTTGCCGCAGGTCACCGCGCAGGATTTGGAGGGTTAGATCCGTCGGTACGTTTTCCTTTGTTATTTTTCGCTTTTCTCTTTTTAGGACGCTCTCAACCGAGTTGCGGATAATAGCGGGCGACAAGTGACCGCAGAAAAAGGCGACTGCGCGCGACCTGATTGAGGGGTGGACGCGGCAGAGTGTGTTACAGAGGAAAATATAGAGTGGCTTGGGCACAACTTCGTCGTCGGCGTCCAGGAGCGCGCGAAGCGAAAGCTGTGCCTGGTCGGTCATTGTTTCTACCTCATCAAAAATAACGAACTTACGCTCGATGCCTGGCCACCGTGTGCGAACAAAATCAAAAATGCGTTCGCGTACCACTTCGATAGAGCGCTCGTCGCTGGCGTTGAGATACAGGGAAGACAAGATGGGTGAAATCTGCGGATACGTATCGAGTGCTAAGGCGTGCGCAATTGACGTCTTGCCTGTGCCTGGTGGACCGTATAATATGAGGGGCGGCAAGCCACGACACTTGTTCTTGGCGGCGGTTTCGAGTAGTTTTCGTAGGTTATCGTGACCATGGACTTCATTGAGATGAAGCGGTCTGTATTTTTCTGACCACAATGAGGTCATCCTTTTATGATTTATTGATTGTTGTATTTAAGCCCACTGCGGATTCTGGCTCTTGTTCAAGCCCCCAGAGAGGGGTCTGGCGTATGTCCCAGTCCTTTCCGTTTGGACCAAGATGTTTACAGTAGCCTGGTAGAACAGGAGGTATGTAATTTTTAAATTTTCTTTCAAACATCACATCACATACGGCGGCAGAGTGTGAAAAGCCTGCGTAGTACTTTGATTTATCGAAATAGAGTTGAAAGAAACCGGCGGCGCGTGTCTCATAGAAGTTTGTATCTGTATCAAAGTCCGTTTTTGTCTTATAGACGCGCCTTTTCATGTGATAACATGTGTCTTTTGAAACGTTGGCGCCGTCGATAATTTCAAATAGGTTATCGGGTAAAACTGTATCTGCGTCGAAGTAGATAATCCAGTCGTCTTTGTGTTTGTTGTGTGCCACCTGTTGCCCTGCTAAAACGAGTCCCGACTTGTTAAAACGGGCTTTATTTTTATGGACGTCACCGTTTAGAATTAATTCAACGTTCGGATGCGTTTTCATCGCGTCAAATGTATCAAAGTCCATGGGGTCGGTAACCACATATATCTTTTTGAAAAACTTACTATTGTGCTCCAGTGTGGGAGACAATTTGTCTGCGTAATTTACGCAGACGGTGATACCTATTAACGGTTGCATTGATTTGGTTATATACGTCGCCTTTAAGTTGTAGGAACTCTACGTCTACCTAAAGCACGGACTAAGCGGAAATAGTATATAGAATGAGCGACGAACCCAAAAAGCGTACTCGCACAAAGAAGGAGCCTGCTGCTGCCGAAAATGTTATTGTTGAACCCAAGAAATCACGTAATTCTAAGAAGCCTGCCGTAGTTGCGATGGTTACGCCTGACGGTATCGTTGGCTCGCTGATGACGGAGATGCGCCCTTTGATTGCTCACATTCCCGTCAATACGACCACCGAAGTGGAGGAGTCTGCGTCGGCAGGCGCACCCAAGTATGACCCCACTGTTCCCGCGCCCTATGATACTAAGGACACGCTTTCCTTCCTGGGTGCGGAGGAGCGTGGTGAATCAGTGGCGGCGAAGCTGCCTGAGCCGACGAGTATCAAGGATGCGCGACATTTCGATGCGCCCTATAAGTCTACTTTGCCAACGCACTATTCTGAGCGACTGATGGTTCAGTTCCAGGACAGCAATCGCGTACAGAAGCTACCTGAGCGCACCGACGTCTACTGCTACTGGTGCTGCCACCCGTTTGACTCTGTGCCGTGTGTTCTGCCTTCTGACATCAAGGAGTCTATCTGGTACGTCTACGGCAACTTCTGTAGCCCTGAGTGTGGCACGGCATATCTGTTCCATGAAAGGCTGGATTCCAACGTCCAGTGGGAGCGCTACGCTATGTTGAATTCGCTTTATAGCAAGGATGTTGAAATGGTGGCAGGTTCATGTACAGGTATTCGGTCAGCGCCCAAGCGTGAAGTGCTACGTATCTTTGGCGGCTCCATGGATATCCGTGAATTCCGCGCTATCATACACGAGAAGAAGCTGCGCCTAGATGTGTTGACGCCGCCGATGGTCTCTATCATTCAGACGATGGATACGAAGCCTATTGATTTCTACGACCAGTCGCTGCGTAACGTCTTTGTGCCGACTGAGGCGCGACGTCTGAACGCGCCTGGTGCGCAGGGGCTGCGTCTGCGTCGCTCCAAGCCGATTGCTGGAAAAGAGAGCACTTTGGAATGGGTCATGAACATCCAAAAGAAGTAAAAAATTGAGTCCGATTTGAACTAGACAACGTTGTTTAAGAAAAATGCCGTTGTCTACTACTGAAGTTAAGAATCTTCTGAAGGATGTGTTTCGCCTGGTTATCGCCCTAAATAAGGACGATCAGCCGCAGGCACTTTCGGCGTTTTCATCCATTCTCGATACGGCGATGGATGACGAGTATGCTGATATGCCGCCGCTTGAGACCGCAACTGTGTGGCCGCCGTTCCGCCCCGTTCATCCAACGCCAATCGAGACGCTGTTCCGTCCTACAGCGGAGCGTGCTACAGTGGAGCGTCCTACAGCGGAGCGTCCTACAGCGGAGCGTCCTACAGCGGAGCGTTATGTAACAGAACATGCGCCTCTTCACACGTCTTCTACCACTGAAGACGAAGTTCATCTCGTAATTACCGAGCAGCCCGAAGATGAACTGTCTGTGATTGAACCGCAGACTGATGACGATGAGGGGGTCGAGGCAGTTGAGCTCGATGACGACGGAAATGAGGTGACGTCTCCTCAGGAGGAGGAAGAAGAAGAGGAGGAGGTGCCTGCGGAGGAGGAGGAGGTGCCTGCGGAGGAGGAGGAGGTGCCTGCGGATGAAGTAGAGTTGGATCTTGAGCCTGTGCGTATTCGCAAGGTCATCTACTGGAAGGATAAGGAGAGCGGTGATCTCTACCAGTATCTACCCGATGATGAGGTGGGTGACAAGGTTGGCTCTTATGTAAATGGTGTCCCTGTATTTGAATAAAACCCCGACTAGTATAGAACGATGGACGCTATAAGAGGATTAACACAGTCACTCTGTAAGCCACTGCTTTTGTATATTACTTTTGTCAGCGCGCTTATACTCTATAATATTACGCAACTGGACACTCGTTCAGCATTAAAAAATACTCTTTTTTTGGCTGTCGGCTCGGGACTCATCTACTTACTCTGTAACATGGGCTTTGAGATTGTCGCGTGGTTCATGTTAGCGATTCCACCCTTCTTTTTTGTAGCACTTTTAGCCTTATTGGTTATTACACAAATTCTGAAAACTACCGTCATCGAGGATGACGGTACAAGTGGATTGGGCAATTGGCGCAATTTTTTTGGGTTCAAATCACCCGAAGAGTCTGCGCTTGAACATGTTGAACGGGATGTTGAACGAGTGCTGGGTGCGACCGCTGATAAATGTGCAGAGGCAATCGCTGAGCCTATTAAGAAAATACAGATGTGGAAACTGACACCGTTGCCACCCGTCACTGTTCAGTCTGTAGCCTGCCCATCGTGTAACTCAGTAAGTACGTCGTCTTGATTTAAAGGGCGCGCGTTATCATTAAGATAAAATGTATATTGCTGCTGTGAATTGGGCTACCTGGTTGGCAAATTGTGCGATTGATGGTTATACTAAAGCTCATCGTGTCTGTACGGATGTATACCGTTTGTACACACAGGAACGTGTTTTTTACATCGCTGACAACGGACAGTTCGTGGATGCGAGTTTCTATGACGTGAATAATAAAAGTCAGTTTTGGTTTTTCGATGGTAAGACTCTTGTGAACAACCGTGCAAACGCGGTTGATAAGCGGCTTCAGTACCTCAGTTGTGAGATGCGTCTGGATAATACAGTTGTGTCGATGGATGATTTCTTTGAGCAGGTGCGCTATGCTGGCGCCACGCCGCCACCGTTCACCGTCGTTATGGCTGCGTTTATGATTACTAAGAAGGCTCTATACGCCTGGTCTGATGCGCGATTCAAGGTGTTTCTGCGCAACGGAGAGGAGAAGGAATTTACTGGAAATCCTCCTCAATAAATTAATTTGTTTTTTTTTAACAATATTTAGGAAGCATTGTTAAAAATATGGGGTCGCTACGCTTTTTAGGACGCTACGCTTATGAGTCGCGAGGGGCTGAGCCGAGGATGCAAGGATATAAGGAGCTGTTGTAGTCTTCACTAAGTTTGCTCGCAATAACTACGTAGCCGCTGACAGGCGGACCCGAGGGGTCGTTGTCGCTTTGACCCTTTGTATAGCCAAATGTAATTAAATCACTTTCACCGCCGACTAAGCCAAAGCGTAACACCCTGCCCAAGTCAACTGATGTCGTTGCACTGTCCTCCAGGTAATCGACAGTGTTATAAGTGTCTAGTGTAGAGCAAACGGATGTTAACTGTTCCACGTTAGTCGCAAGATAGAGACTCTTTGAGACCTTAACGCAGTTTGAAAACACGGACTGGAGGTATGCTGCAGGGTAAAGCACCGGCTCATTGCGCTGATTGAGCATAAATTGGGGTTTGACCTCCAAGGCGTTCGGTGTGCTGCCTGTTATAGCCGGCTCCACGCCGCCCTCAGGGTCGTCTTGGTTAAGTTTGCTGGCAATACAGACGTAACCGACACTCTGTGCATCAAATCTGGGCTCGCCTAGTGATCCGACGTTACCTGTACGCTTGATTAGGCGGAAAACGAGCAAATCATTATCAACACCAGTAACACCGACTCGGATTGTCTTGCCCAAATCAATGGATGATAGTTCATTAAGGGACATTTCTGAGTAGTTCTCTGGATTATTATCAGATAATGGGGTTAGTACGTTATTAGATAAATCTACCATATTTGCCGCAAGATACAGACTACCAGAAATCTTTTCCACAGATGACAAAATTGATTCAAATGTTGCCGCGGAAATGACACAGGGCTGGTAGCCGCCGTTATTTAAGAAGGGCTTTTTCGAGCGGTTATTTGGAGTTGTGCCGGTTACGTAGCTTTGTAAGGAGCTCTCATATATAGGTCCCCTCCTGTTTCCTGTAACAACATAGCAGACATTAGGAAAATGATTGGGACCGCCTGCGCTCGCCATATTACCCGTGCGCTTTACTAGGCGCATCGTAATAACGTCATTGTCGCCACCGTCAACGCCGATGCGAATCGTCTTACCTAAGTCGACCGCAGTGTATTCCTCGCTGTCTAAGTAGTAGTCACTAAGTCCGTCCAGCGCGGTAAGAACAGTCTCTAGGTCGGCTTCTGTTTTGGCGCTATAAAGAGAGTCCGAGATCTTGACAAACCCGGAGGACACAAGTGCGTCAATGTCCGATTTTTGGAAGCAATAGCAGGAGCCGTCGCCCCAGACGTTTAGGAATTGCTGGTCGGGCTGTGCGATGAAGGTTCTTCCTGCGGGAACCTTGACGGCGCTCGAGGCGTAGCGGGCGAGGGAGCTCATTATATACTTAGAGAAAAGATTTAAAAATTTGTACGCCTGTAGTAGTTCAGACAAGACACTTACATACGCTGATTTACATTAGGGCGATACAGTACCTCCTTAATGTTGAGAGACTCGTCGAGCAAGGCAAGATCCTTGACATCATCACATTCACCATTCTGATTCCAGACCTTAATAATATGAAATCCCTTCTTCGGACTGATGCTGACGCCAACAATGCGGTTTTCGACGGGGCGCTTGCTGACCATGTCCAGGGTGGCTGCAGCCATATAACGCTGATAGAGCTCAAATGATAGGTTCTGCCCCACCTTAATACAGTAGCTGCCGCCGCGAATATTCATATGGTTCTCCCAGAGCGGCGGGTGGGGGTCGCGCATAAAGAACCACATTCCGTTATTGAACTTCTCCGTACCAATAAGCGCAACGGCTGCCCACAAAGTCTTGTAATTGGTAAACGAAGCCACTTTCTTATAGGAGTCTTCATTCCAATTCTGATCCTGTGTATCATGATAATACAGCGACCAAGGTCCTGTAGGAAAATCCTGCGGAACTTCGGTGTTCATTGTTGTTTTTAATTTGTGGTTACGCTTAAAGTCCTGCTCAACTTTTTGGGTTTCCGCTGTGAGATTGCTTGGACGGGGCGGGGGCGAGAGCAAGCTTGATTTCACCCAGACCGGCGACGGAATACTCAATAATGATGGGGTAGTCGTTCTTGAGGTAGATAGAAATATCAGAGCAGAGAGATGTACACTTGGTGAAGAGGACCAGATGCTTGAGGAGGAAATTGCCCTGTACAATTTCTGTATGTGATTTCGATACGGACATACCCTGTCCAACTGAGAAAATCGTCTCCTGCTCGGCAAAGTCACCGCGACACTTGAGGATGAGCTGGTTGGAGGCGCTCGTGATTTCGACCGTCTCACCCAGCGTGCCCATATCGCGTATGATTTTCTGAAAGTCAAGTGATGGCATAGTGATAATAGCCGAGAACTGAACAGGTGGAATCTCAATCGGGTTGATGTCCAGTTCAATAAGGTTCAGGTTAAAAGTGGTCTCCATCTGCTTCTCACCGTTCAGGATTACGATACCCATCTTGGTGGTGTCGCGACGCTCCATAAACATAACGAGAGAGTCATTATTGGACATTGTCTTAACGAGTTTGAACAGGTTAATCATGTTGATGCCCAGGATGTGCTTCTGGGGGCACTTGTACTCGTCGAAGCGGTCGGCGTGAAGGCGAAGGTGAACTAAAACTGTGTGAGTGCCATCCATCGCCATGATTTTGAGACCATTCTGGTCAATCTCAATGTTGGCTTCTGTCAGAATCTCCTTGAGAGCCTCGGATAGGGTGCGAATGGGTGCGGCTTTAACTGTGCGAATCCGGAAGAGGTAGTCGCCGTTCGGGTCCATTAATCTAAAAAGAGTTCTTAACGCGCGTTTAAGCACTGAAACAGGGCAAACGCACGTGGTTGAAAAAAGCCGGAGGGGAGGGCGGTCCGAAGTTTACGCGACATTCGCGTTGTTCTTAGGCTTCCTGGAGTTGTTCTTCGCCGTCTTGCGAGCACCCACCATGCTATAGAGTCCGTATAGTACTAAAGGAACGACGGCAGTCTGTGCATTCGCTACAAAAGAGCCCATGATTGCCGGGGCAAATCCGCCGACCTTACGTGTGCTGCGCTTGTTGCTGCGCGTACGGCTGCCACCAGCAGGTGCAATCCACGTTGTGGCGGAAAGCGGGGGGCGAACCCAGCCAGGCACGGGCTCGCTGGAAATCGTTGGTCCTGATGAAGCCGGCTGTAACGCAGACTCATTGAAGTATTCAGCGGGCGATAAGTAACCGGCACCACGTACACGTCTGTAGGTTTTTCTTACCATCTCTATATAGTGGGTGGAAAGGATTATAAACAAATACAACTTAAACGCGCAGTTGTAATTCTTTATTTAAGAAATGTCGGCTGTAGCGTTCATTACTGGTATAACTGGTCAAGATGGTTCGTATCTTGCCGAATTTTTATTAGATAAAGGGTATACTGTATATGGTATGAAACGTCCGCATTCCTATATAAATACTACTAGGCTAGATCATATCTTATCGCGTATTAAACTATTTTATGGGGATATGAACGATGCTACAAGCATAACACATATTTTGTCGTCAATAAAAAACACTCATTTCGTAAACGCCGAACGCGGTGCGCGCCTTGAAATCTATAACTTGGCGGCTCAATCGCATGTACAGATTTCATTTGCCCTTCCTGAATATACAGCTCAGTCTGATGCGATTGGTACTCTGCGCATTCTAGAGGCGATACGTAATCTTGACATGACTACATATTGCCGCTTTTATCAGGCATCCACGTCAGAAATGTTTGGGTTGGTCCAGGAGACCCCTCAAACTGAAAAGACCCCTTTTTATCCGCGTTCACCGTACGGAGTCGCTAAACTATATGCACATTGGATAGTTAAAAACTATCGTGAGGCATATTCTATGTTCGCCTGCTCAGGAATATTGTTTAATCACGAGAGTCCGCGACGCGGACAGAATTTTGTCACTCGAAAAATAACTATCGGTATTGCTAACATCATGAAAGGAAAGGCTAATAAGATAGTTCTTGGAAACCTTGATGCGTTACGTGACTGGGGTCATGCGAAAGACTTCGTTGAAGGAATGTGGTTGATGCTACAGCAAGAAACGCCTGATGACTTTATTTTGTCCACGGGTGAACAGCATAGCGTTCGTGAATTTATTGAACTGGCGTTTGCGCACGTTGGAAAAACCATTCGCTGGGTCGGTACTGGACTTGATGAAAAGGGGCTTGATGAGGCTGACAATGTACTGGTTGAAGTATCACAAGCATACTATAGACCAACTGAAGTAGATTCTCTGTTGGGTGACTGTACAAAGGCTAAATCAGCGCTTTCCTGGACACACAAGATAAGTTTTAAAGACCTTGTGAAAGAAATGGTAGACGGCGATATGTTAAATACTTATTAATGACTTAAACAACGATTGATTATGTATTATTAAATGATATACAATCAATTCCATGGTGAATTACAGCAAGGTAAGTGTGTAGATGAAACCATTCGAGAATATTTCCCACAAGAATACGTGGGTGTATTCTTTGATGTTGGTGCATATGAACCAATAAATATTAGCAATAGCTATCATTTCGAAAAAAATGGCTGGGATGTTTATTGTTTTGAGGCTAATCCTTTATTAATCAATGATCTTGAACGTGAGAGAAATAATGTGTTTAATTATGCTATTTCTAATGAAGATATACCATCCATTGAATTTAATGTTGTAACTGCTTTTGGTGGTGGCTCGTGCATGGCTGGAATATCTGCTATCGATATAGACCCCCAATATATGGATAAGTTTGGCTATAATATCAAAAAAATGGAAAAAGTAACAGTGCGCCAAAAATCGTTGAGCTCAATTTTGGCTACTGAACTGAACAATATAGATGCTATTGATGTATTATCAATAGATGTGGAGGGTGGTGAGTTAAATGTTCTAAAAGGGCTTGACCTAAATAAATATAAACCTAAACTAATTGTTACAGAGAATGTATTTAATTCTCCTAATGTACAGTCTTATTTAGAAATCTATGGATATAGACTTGACAAACATATTGATTATAATCAATATTATGTATCAAAATCGTTAATAAAACCTTCTTAAATTTTACTATTAACTATGATATACGCCATTTAAACAAATAATACCTATGGTACTATTATATGGAGACGTCTAGCCAAGCTAGACAAGATCTGTTCTATCTAAAATCTCTAAATTATAAGCACGATGGACGTTTTCTTGAAATAGGATCAAATCATCCTATAAATGGTAACAATACATACATTGCTGAATCAAGGTATAATTGGAGGGGTATTATGGTTGAATATGACACTGGGTTCGCACCCCTATATACACTCCATAGACCGAACTCCATACATATCCTTAATGACGCGCAAAAGGTCAACTATCGTCAGTTATTGGATGATAACAATTTTCCAGTACATATGGATTATCTACAGATAGATTTAGATGTTGAAAATCGTTCAACATTAAATGTATTAGAACTATTAGATAGAACCGTATTTGATAAGTATACTTTCGCTACTGTAACATTTGAACATGATATTTATAGAGGTGATTTTTTTGATACTAGAGAAACTTCTAGAAAAATATTTGCAGATAGAGGTTATATATTAGCATTTTCAGATGTGTCATTATACTTGGGACATGATTTAATGGCTCAAACTATGTTACACGAAGAGGTGAGTGAAAAACCAGGCGCTCGTGATGGTGGTAAAAAATCTTTTGAAGATTGGTATATACATCCATCACTTTTGCCACATTTTGATTTTAGAGGTAATAATTTGTACAATACGGATATTATTAATTCGTTGTGGTAGCTGTTATTATTTATTAGATGATTGTATAAAAATACTGTTAATGCTTTTATACAAAAATATCTTATTTAAACTTCTATAGTTCATCGAGTATACTCTGAACTGTATGTGATGGTCTCCATCCGAGAGTCAATAATTTTGTTGGGATACCGTTGATTTTTGTTATTGAGTTGCGTAACGAACTACCTATAGTAGCAACTATTTCGCCGGTTTCTTTGTCGACTAATGTGGGTCCTTTTGCTTCCAGCAAAATATCAAATCGTTTGTATATATCTATAACCAAATCTTCCACTTTATGGAAATTTGAACCACATATTACATATGATTGTCCGCTACTTTGTTCTACAATTAATTTAATCGCCTGTGCCACATCGGTTGCATGATTAAGATTGCGCCAACTATCTAAATTTCCTAAGGAAATTGGTGTTCTAGTTTGGTTATAGTGTTTTGCATGCTGTGCAACCTTCTTCAATAGAAAATTGTCAGAACGCAACTTAGATTCGGTCATAAATAAAATTCCGTTTGAGAACGGAAGCCCGTATGTTGTCCGATAGTGTTCGATAACCTGGTGCGCGAGCGTCTTGGCTATTGCATACATTGTTGTAGGAAAAATGCCAGCGTCATTATCATGGATAGTATACTCCCGATGACCTTTGAAGATTTCTGAACTGGATGCGTTAAACAATTTACATTTCAGTTTATTTCTAAATACTATATCACAAAGGGCTGCAGCAACACGCCCATTTGTATCTATTGTTTTTACCGGATTACGTTCACACTCTTCGGTATTAGATATACTTGCTAGATGTATAATACGATCGGGATTTATTAGACAAATAATATATTCTAAATACGATGAATTACATAGATTAATCTCAATACGTGTGGCGACTAATTGTTTTTTTTTTGAGTTACTGTACCGTAGAGTGAATCTGTAGGGGCTAGAACATTTTCGACGTGTGCGCCAATCTGACCGTCTATACCAGTAATCAGGGTTTTTGGCTTGCTGCTATAGACCTCGAATTTGGGAAACGGAAAGAGCAATTGACCACCGTTGTTCAAGAATTCGGATTCACGCTTGATGATTTCCGAGCGGAAATGCCAGGGCAGCACTAACATATAGTGAGGTGGGTCCTTGCGCATAGTCTCTTCACTGATAATTTCGATACCCGTTGCCGTAGTCCTACCTACTTTTAATAGGTTACGTTCAACTGCATACGGCATCGATGATGATTCTAGCTTTGCAAACTGTAGAAGACAATTTCCCTTCGTTGAAGCGCCGTACACGTATGTCTTTTTATTATTACTCTTCGCAATTTCAATAAAGGCAACTAACTTATCTACTTCGGTCTTACAATCTTTAACAAATTGTTCATAGCGCTCCGTTGTATGTATACCCAACCGATTTTCGTTTTCCAAGAAGCTTTGTACCTTTTCCGCGGCAGGACTGGAATTCTTTGTAACATAGATACGAAAGCTACCACCGTTACATTCATTCAATGAGATATCTATAATCTTAAAATCAGAACGGTCCATGATCTCCTTTATCTGGCGTACACCGTAGTATTCAAGATGCTCGTGGCAAATTGTATCTATACTATTGCGTTCCAACATCGTCGCTACGTAACTCTGCTCTAGAGCCCATACACCGTTATCATCTAGTATATCGTACACATCCTTGGCGAATTGAACAGGATCAGGTAGGTCGTAAAACATTGATATAGACGTCACTATTTTGAATTTTCTGGTCGGTTCAATCGCAGATTTTGAAAAATAAGATGGTATAAGAGTGGTGTTCGTACTTTTATAAAAGTCTGCGAACTGTACGCCGGTCGGGTCACATCCGTACCGTTGTACCCCCTCTGGGTAATAGTCTAAAAATGTACAGTCATTGCTACCAATATCAAGTACTGCATCCCCCGCGCTTAAGGAGACCTTTGTCTGTACCTCTTCGTTAAACTTTTTGAGATGCTCTCTCATCATGGGATTTATACCAGATCGGTACCCGTAAAAATGTTCGTACATTTCAGAACCGTCCGTACTATCTTTTAATTGTACCAATTTACAATTATTACATTGTACAACTCTGATTTGTACACTTGGTGCGGACTCACCAATCTTAGGAAATCTGGATGTAATCACTTGTGAACCGAGATTAACAACTTCATTCAGTTTGTCACATCTACAAATGCGACACGCAACCAATTCTGTCATTATATTTTAGTTGTATCATTGTTTGTTTAGGTCATGTTAAGTATATAAAGTCTTTTTATATTGATAGTATAATATGAATATTATAATATCAATTGGCGAGGCTCTGGACCGATTAAGTATACTAGAGATTAAAATAGCGGAGTTCGTTGACCCTCTGAAAAAACATTATGTTCAGAAGGAGATAGAGTCTCTTAGTGAAATAATGGAGTATAAAACTAAATTTAACTACTATTATAATCTTCTTTACGGTGTAAATAAACTTATTTGGGATAAAACAAATATAGTAAAGGGCGCGCCTATAAATGAATTGTATGCGCTCGTAGCAAAAAGTATATTTGATTTGAATCAAGCGCGCTTCAGACTTAAAAATGTAATCAATAGACAATTTTCGAGTGGTATACAAGAACAGAAAAGCTATGCGTTGACGTACGTAAATATAGTAATCGATTCCGCATCTGATGTCGATACTGATAAATTGACATATCTAAGTCTAAACTATGATATCGTTAATGTCAAGTGTGATGAAATGGTAATGAATGTCATGGATAAGATTTTTCCATTTAACTACACTTTTGATGAAATTAATTGTGATTACACAGATATCAGAGATGTGCTCGTTCCTGATGATTACGTCACAACTATACTTAAACCCACTAATTAATGTGTATATTAAATGTCAGAGGAACCTATAGTATATGTCTCTGGTGGAAAACTGGGTGATTTAATCCACCAACTTTCTATTATTAATGAAATGTATTTGACAACGGAAAGAAAAGGGATTTTGTATCTTAGACCAGACCATTTTAACTCAAATTATCTAATAACATATAATGATACATATAATCTAATTAAACAGCAACCATATATAGAAAAATATGTTATATGGAATGGTGAACCTTATGAGATAGATTTAAGTACTTGGAGATTTAGTCCATTACTTTACAAAAGGTCCCTACAGACTATATTTAGTAGCATATACTCTATTGATTGGGCTCGCTCGCCATGGCTATTTGTTGGAGAAAAGAAACCTGAACTGATGTCAAAGATGCTTTTCTGTTGTAGCGAATGTCCTGGTAGATTTCCTGATAAAATAAATTTCAATAAACTGTTTGCTAAATATGGTATAAACAACGTATTATTTATTACTCAAACGATAAGCGAATATAATACTTTCTTTTCTAAAACTGGTATAAAGCTTCAATTGTACACACCCTCGTCGATTGAAGATTTTGTTAATTCTATAAACAGTTGTGCTCTCTTTATAGGAAATTTATCATCACCTTTGACATATGCGTATGCGTTACATAAATCGAATATAACTCTTTTTAACAGTGTGTGTTATGATCAAAATACTCATTTTACTGGTTTAAATTTTATGAACGATTTAGAAATCTTGATAGATAATAATTAGCTGTTCTACTCAATCTCTTCAACAAGGTCCGATTTGGGAAACCGAAAGCGCGGATGCTCCTCTGGATTTTCCGCCTTTTCACCCACCGCTAGGTAGACACATGGCGTTAGCGTCTTAGGGAGCTTCAGTAGCTTGGCGACCTCGGCTGTATTGAAACCCTCCATCGGACAGCTGGCGATTTGCTCTTCTGCTGCGGCGGCTAGACCAAAACCTAACGCAATATAGGCTTGCTTTGCAGCCCATGTGGTTTGCGTACCGGACGGTAGGTTCTTGAGAAAGCCCATTAGCATGCCGCGCATCGGCTCGGCACCTGTTGCTGTAATGTATTCTTCCGCACGCGTCTCAAGATCGGAGCGGGCGCAGAAAACATAGAGTGTATCGCATTCGGTGACCTGAGGCTGATTGTAACTGACTGCCTGGAGTTTCTCCTTGAGTTCCTTGTTCTTGATAGCGTAGACCTTGTACGGCTGGAGTCCGAACGAACTCGGTGCGTTTATGATTGCGCGCAGAACATTAGTGGAATCAATGGCACCACCGGTGAAATGCTTCTCTGCGCGACGCCACTCAAGGTTCTCCAAAAAAGACTGTGAACCACCCATTATAGTGTAAACTTAGCGGGGGCGGCTTTAGACTGGATTTCTTATAAAAATTGACTTGAGGGTGGGGGCTTGGGGTTTTAACAACAAGTAATAAAATGACCGACGTTACTGCCTACAAGAAGCATACGCACAGGGAGCATATTTTGGAGTTGCCGGACACCTATATTGGGTCCATTGATACTCATGAAGAGAATCGGTGGATTTGGGATGAGGGGGCGGGGCGCATGACATGGTCATCCGTTCAGTTCTGTCCTGGTTTCTACAAGCTGTTTGACGAGGTCCTGGTCAACGCACTGGACCACCGTGTTCGTCTTCTGACGACTTCGGCGGGCGCGGCGGACGTCGTGCCTGTCAAGAACATCTGGGTTACGCTCGAGCCGAACCGCATTACTGTGCGCAACGATGGCGACGGCATTCCTGTCGGCGTTCATCCTGAGTACAAAATGCACGTGCCTGAGATGATTTTCGGTAACCTGCTGACTTCGTCCAACTACAACAAGGAGGAGGAGAAGACGGTGGGCGGCAAGAACGGCTACGGTGCCAAGCTCGCAAACATCTTCTCGTCCGAGTTCCGTGTCGAGACGGTGGACCACCGTGCCGGCAAGAAGTACAAGCAGACCTGGGCAAAGAACATGACAACGGTGTCAAAGCCTTCCGTCACGGCGGGTAGCGCGAAGCCGTATACGGAGATTTCGTACGTTCCGGACCTGTCTCGCTTTCACTGGCTCCTGTCCTCAGGTGGGGCGGTGACCGAAATCCCTGCCGACATGCTTTCCGTAATGCGAACTCGCGTTATCGACGCGGCTGCCTGCGCCGGCAAGGAGTGTAAGGTTCATCTCAATGGCAAGCTCGTCGCCGTTAATACGTTCCAAAAGTACGTCGGTCTCTATCTCGCAGAGGATGAGCGTAAGTCGGTGGACTCGGATGGTGAGAAGAAGAAGCTGTTGGCGTACGAGAAGGCGGGTGAGCGCTGGGAAATCGCTGCTGTTCTGACGCGCTGCCTTCACGGTGAGGTTGTACCGGATGAGCGTCACATCTCGTTCGTAAACGGCATTGCAACACGTCGCGGCGGCAAGCACGTCGACCACATCGTGAAGACGGTGCTCGGTGATTTCTGCGAATATGCCAAGAAGAAGAAGCTGGAGGTTACGCCTGCTATGCTCAAGGACTCGGTCGTCTTCTTCATTAACTCCACCATCGTAAATCCATCGTTCGACACGCAGACCAAGGAGACGCTCACGACTCCGCTGTCGAAGTGGGGCTCTAAGCCTGAAATCAGCGCCAAGTTCAGCGATGGACTCGTCAAGATTGGTCTCCTGGATGAGGCGCGGGCGGCGCTCGATGCGAAGAACGCCCGTGACAACAAGAAGACCGATGGTAAGAAGCGCTCCTCTGTGCGCGGTATTCCTAAGCTGGAGGATGCGACGTGGGCGGGCACCGCAAAGTCAGGTGAGTGTACACTCATTCTGACGGAGGGTGATTCAGCCGCTACGACCGCCATCTCGGGTCTCAAGGTCGTGGGTCGTGAGCGCTACGGCGTCTTTCCTCTACGGGGTAAGCTGCTAAACGTCAAGGACATCAGTGCCGCCAAGAAGACGGCGAACGCTGAGCTGACTCACATCAAGCAGATTCTCGGTCTCGTTCACGGCAAGGTCTATACAGATGCGAAACAGCTTCGTTATGGACGCATCATGATTATGACTGACCAGGACGTGGATGGCTCACATATCAAGGGGCTTCTCATCAATCTGTTCCACACAGATTGGCCGTCTCTTCTCAAGCTCGATTTCATCTGCTGTATGATGACTCCGCTGCTCAAGGCAACCAAGGGCTCTAAGACCTTGTGTTTCTATTCTGAGCCCGAGTTTGAGACCTGGCGCGACGCACAGGAGGATGGTTCGCGCGGCTTCAAGGTCAAGTACTATAAGGGATTGGGTACGTCTACTGCTGTAGAGGCTCGCGAGTACTTTGCCCAGATGAATACGTTGGACTTTGAGTGGGATGTTGCCTCAGACCAGAACATCGACCTCGCGTTTTCTAAGAAGCGCGCTGATGACCGCAAGACCTGGCTAACCTCCTATGACAGGAAGCGTCAGCTCGTAGTCAAGCCTGGTGGGTCACGAGTCGGCTATTCGCGCTTCATCAACGACGAGCTGATTCACTTCTCGTCTGCCGATAATATCAGGTCGCTCCCGTCTGTGCTGGATGGTCTCAAGCCGTCTCAGCGCAAGATTCTCTGGGCGTGCCTGAAGCGCAACCTGGTGTCTGAAATCAAGGTTGCTCAGCTGGCGGGCTACGTTTCGGAGACGGCAGCGTATCACCACGGTGAGGCTTCTCTGACCTCCACTATCGTGGGTATGGCGCAGAACTTTGTCGGCTCGAACAACATTAACCTACTGTATCCTGGAGGTCAGTTTGGTTCGCGGTTGCGTGGCGGTCAGGACTCGGCAAGCCCGAGGTATATCCACACACATCTGGAGTCGATTACGCGGGCAATCTTCAAGAAGGACGATGACGGTATCCTGAAGCAGCTGGACGATGACGGACAGCTCGTTGAGCCTGAAGTCTATTATCCTGTGTTGCCGATGATTCTCGTCAACGGCTGCGTGGGTATCGGCACGGGTTTCAGCACGGACATTCCACAGCACAATCCGCTGGACCTTGTTGCGGCTCTGCGGCAGCGACTTCAGGGTGGCGTGGCTACCCTGGGCGGCATGAAGCTCAAGCCCTGGTGGTACGGATTTCGTGGTGCCGTTTCAGCGGCAGCGGACGGCAAGGGCTGGACCGTAAAGGGTCAGTACAGCTTCGCCGACGATGAGGCTGCGCACGTCCGTATCACTGAACTACCGGTCGGTACATGGACTCAGGACTACAAGGAGTTTCTCGAGGACTTCATCAGCGACGACGGCGGCAAGGACAAGAAGCCGCTGCGTGATGTGGAGAACAACAACAATGACTTGGATGTTAACTTCACGCTCAAGATGGACCACGATGCGTACCACGAGGCGCGGGCGTATCCTGAGGAGTTTGAGAAGCGCTATCGCCTGAACTCCGCGGTGCGCGTCTCCAACATGGTTGCGTTCGATTCTGGCGGTAAGATTCGTCGCTACGACAACGTCGGTGACATCATGGAGGACTTCTATGGCGCGCGTCTGGATGCCTACCAGAGGCGCAAGGCGTCTGAGCTCCAGCGCATGGATGCGGAGCTGCTCGAGTTGCGCGCACGTCTCAAGTTCATTGAGGCGATTCTCAGTGGGGCGCTCGTTGTGGCGAACCAGGAGGACAGCGTTCTCCTCGCGGGGCTCAAGAAGTTGGCGCTGCCGCCGATTTCCGCGCCGGACTTTGTGGACGACCTCAAGGCGTACGAGTATCTCCTGCGCATCCGCATTGACCGCATCAAGGCTACGGCAGTCGAGGAGCTCCGCGAGCAGGTGGCAAAGCAGAAGGAGGAGCGTGATGTTCTAGCGTCAAAGTCACCAGAGACTCTATGGCTAGCAGATCTGGATTCATTCGTAACGGTGTATGAGACCTTCTGTGCGAAGAAGGTTGCTATCACTGCTGAGGCACAGAAGACACAAGCGCCGGTGAAGAAGAAGGTTGTGAAGAAGTAGAGGGCTTATACAAAAATAAAAATAAAAATAAAAATAATTTTTACTTCCATACATTTACTACCACTACCACTGTCTGTGGTGACCCTATTGGATTTTCTATAGAAATAGTCTTAGCCGTTACTGATTTTTTTGTCTCGAATTTTGCCACCTGTTTTGCCTTACTGTACATACCGAAACTGATTGCGAGAAGAAGAAGTGCTGCTACATAGCCCAATCCCCACGGCTCGCCGAATATAATGACGTTTGCCAATGAGCCAAGAAGGGCGGCGGAGGCTTGGATGAATTCGAAGAAGAAGGCGCTTGTAAGATTGATAATACTGTATTTGGTGTTTCTTACTAGAAGTTTTAGGATAGGTAGGATGATACTAACACAGACGAGCAGCACTAATCCTTCACCACTGCGATTGAGTGCCGTAGACCATTCAAAGACCTCTCCTGTTAAGAGACCCAATACGGCGATAAGCAGTGATGCGACTAGACTCGAAACGAGTGTCATTTCCACGAGACGTAGGTTTAGATTGTCCCATAGCGGTTGCGCGTATTCCTGGGCTACATTCATTACGGCGATAGCGGCTGCACTGGCAATGCCGGTTATCATACCCACTGGAAAGTTGTAAGTGCCCTCCTGCTCTGTTAGAAGAGCGGCGACACCGATACTTAGTGCTGAAGCCATACATGTTAGGGCTGCTCCAAGATGCCATTGGTTAAACTTTTTCTTTAGTACTATCCAACTCAATATAATATTGAATAGGATACTTGTACTGATAAGCAGGGTGAACACACTCCCTGGAATAGCATTAACACTGATATTACGAAGAATTGTAATAATAAACGTTAGGATGCCGAACCCTGTATATTGTAGGGCATAGATGAGGGTTCTGTGTCGTGGCAATTCTTTTGGACCTGACATTAATAGGTAGACTGGAACCATAAAGATCCACATCTGATTACTCAGTAGCGCTGTGTAGACGGGTAGAAATAATGGCACTGGTGCATAGTTCAGTGCTTTTACGGCAAGCGTTTCACCGGCTGAAGAGAATGCGTAGAGCAGGGATTGAATTGTGGCTTGCATTCGTTTCGATTGTCGAGTTCAAAAAATTCGAGGAGGTCAATTTTACTTAAAAAGTTTTTTTGTTTTTTGTTTTTTTTGGCGGGTGCTACGCTTCACAGGTGCTGTGCTTAGGCGGATTCGTAGCCGCGGTCCTCGCCGTGGTAGAGGTCCATTTGGTTCTGTCGGTGGCGGATGTCCTCTAGATGTGTGGAACTGTGCCACTCGAAGAATGGGGCGGGCTGCGGCGCTGCTGCCGCAGGGGCAGGGGCTAGCGACTCACCGCGCTCAAGCATGTCAAAGGTCTCGCGCAAGACCCATAGCGCGTGGCACTCGTCATCAAAGGCGGGGATATCGAGTGTGGCGACAGAACGGTCGTCATCATCATCTTCCTCCTCATCCTCGGACTCGTCATCGTGGGTGCTGGGTTGCGCGACACGCTCGTGCTCAGTAGGTGCGTGGCGGCAGTAGGGACACGACTCGTTCATCATCAGCCAACGGGCGACACATCCTAGGTGGAACTGGTGACCGCAGCTCAGGGTTGCTGAGCCCGTCGCAGCGGCGATTGCGTCAAAACAGATACTGCAGTCCATTTCTTGATGGATTATAGCATTGGGTCTGATATGGTGTTAGATGGCGTTGGTGATTTCAATTTTTTTAGAATTCAACCAACTGCGGATATCCTTGTTGGTTTTGAGGGCGCGTATCTCCTTCTTGGTAAACAGACCCACACCCGTGTGTTCATCCTGTTTCAGTGTGGGTGTATGATTGCCTTTTATCGTACCCATCCAGTACGTGGATCTCCCTATTTCGTAGGGACCTGAGTCAATCGTGTAGTGTATTGTTTCGAGGAATCCGGTCTCTTCTTTGACTTCGCGTGTAGCGGTCTCCAATAGATTTATATCGTGGGGCTCGGCGTGACCTTTTGTAAAAGACCATTTACCAGTGAAGAGACTCTGAACCAGAAGATAGCGGTCGGCGGACTGTAATATGACGCCGGCGCGCGTCTCTTCGGAGATGGTTGATTGGAAAAGCACGGCGGCAATCAAAAGTAGCAAACCCATTCCTACTTTTGATTCAATTATAATGTTTAGGTCTATGAACGTCTCTCGGGTTCCGCCTCTTCTAAACCGTATTGTTGCCAGGTTGTATAAATATTGCTCTGGACTCCGTAATAGAACGCAGGGAACGCTAATCCGGGGAGCGTGCTTTGGAAATGCGCAGTGAATTCTGCCGGAAATACGTCATACGCTATCGCAAGTATTGCTGCTGAGACGACGATTTGTAGAACACTTATAGCAACCTTGTGTTTCGGATATTTCTTTGCCAACGCGATACTGGCTCTGTCAATGAGTGTGCCTAAAAAGAGACCAGCTAGACCTAATGTAAGCGATTCAACAACAAACGTGGGTACGTTTCGTGGGTTATCAATCTTTCCGTCAAATGGATGAAATGACTTTGATCTGAACATTCTCTACATTTTAGAAGAAATTTGGCATCGGCTTAGATCTGGTGCCGGATTGACTGATATTGACGGGGTGTGACAGCGGTACCGGCATGTTTGACGCATCGTGGCGATAGGTCTGGTACATGGAGATTTCACTTATGATTTTGGGTACACACCAGTCAGACACACGTTTATTTAATTCCATGATTTGCTCCTTGATTTTCGTTGGCTGGTTCTTGCCGTATGTTAGGTAGGTGGAGCGCATCACGATGAGAAGCTCGTCAGTCGACTGGGGGTCGATGACATATTTTCCGTTTGAGTCATCGTAGACGGTTTTCCGTATAAGGTTCTGTACTATTTGTACGTTTTCAGGTGAAAAGAAAGTCTGATTCAGAGCATTCGCCTCCCAGTTTCCGCGAATCATGTCGGCTTTTGCCGACGTATCTCCAGTAGTTCTCCATCCGAAGCCAGGTAGAGTACCAGCATCTCCGGCACCGGGACTTTGTTCAAAGTTTACACGTCCATTGTTGAGTGACATGTCTATCCTATTCTTCCGGTGCGTTTTCTATAGATTTATACACCGAACAACTAATTTTCTAAAGTGTTAATAATAGGATGTCTTCTATAAATCGGGGACCGAAGAATACAGAACAGGGAAATGCATACTTTATCAATATATTGGCAACAAGTGATGGCGATTTTCGTGATTCAACTGGTGCTACATTAAACCCTCTCCCTCAAGGTATCATCAATGCGACAGGTGGTGACGGTATATTTTCGGCAGGTGGTCTGATGTTGCGCGACTTGGGCAAGACAATTCGTATCCCTGGTAATGGTAATTCGAGCACAAGTCAAGGTAACTATCAGCGCACGTTACGCTTGGTACAACGTGTTGCGCCAGAGTGTCAGACAGCGGTTAATACAGGTTCGTTTGTAAACTTCAATGAGGGTGTTGGTGGTAAATCTGCTGATGGAATCAACGGGTATGACACGTTCTACATTGAGCTCAATGGCTCTAGTACGTTATCAAGTGGTTTCAAATGGGCACGTATCACAGTATAAGAATTATGTTTTATAGTTTCAGGTAATGTCTTTTTCGGACCTGACCTGAAAAAAATAAGGAGTGCTAAATAGAGAGACTAAAATGGCGTTTTCCCCGGCAACCATGAAAGTTTTAGAAAACGTCTATTGGGTCGTCAGCGCCTTTTTATTGGGCATTGGCGTCTACATTATCTGGAAGCAAAACAAGCAGATTGAGGCTGTTCTGCTCACCATCATCGGCTTGACTGCCATCTTCTACTACTGGATTAAATGGTTCAAGGTCAAGTCAAAGGATGACATCTGGCCCCCGTACGTCAGCCCATGCCCGGATTACCTCACGCTCGTAGCGCCCCAGACAACTGGTGCCGCCGATGCCGTCTGCATGGACTTTGTTGGTGTGAGCCGCCAGCCGCTTGTATTCAAGAAGGCGAAGGCAAACCAGATTCCTCAGTCAAGTGATGCTGACTTTGAGGAGTTCATCTTCAGACTGGAGAAGCGCAGTAGCGGCATGACTCCCGAGGATTACAATAAGGCGGTCTGCCTCAAGGTTCAGTCCAAGGGTCTCAGCTGGGCGGGTGTGTGCGAATAGACAATGTATACTTTTTATTCTTAAAACCGGGAGGTGCTAAGAATATAAAGAACGCGGACGGGGTTTCCTGTAATGGATAACCAGATCCACCAGGATTTCTACAATACCATACTTGAGTGGGCGCGGCAACCTGCACCGAGGTCTCCTCCTGCTGTATTCTTATATGGTCCTCCTGGAATCGGAAAAACCACACTGGCACATCGTGCGCTCGCGGATGCTGGGCTGCGCGTTGTTGAATGGAACGCGAGTCAACACCGCCACAAGGCGGCTGTCTCTGAGGCGCTAGAGCCGCTTCTCCAGAGTTCAAATATCACGGACTACTTTCACGAGAAGGGACATCGGTCTCTGGGCATCGTCTTGGACGAAATCGACGGAATGTCGGTCGGTGATAAGGGCGGACTATCGGAGCTGCTACGTCTCGTCAAAGAGTACAATGGCTCGAACGCCATTGTCTGTATCAGCAATGAGTGGCAGGAGAAGCGTTATGCTGGCTTTCTGCGCTGGTGTAAGGCACTTCAAATCTGTGTCCCGACTCCCGGTGACATTATGCCTATTATTTTGAGCACTCTCGGCGCTGACAAGGTTGAAATGGAGGAGGCGAAGGTCTTGGCAAACGAACTTCAGCGTACACACAGTGGCGACTTGCGTAAGATTATGCAGTCGCTACACGAAATGGCACCGGAATACAAGCGCGGTCGCATGACGTTAACCGAGATGCGCGAGATCCTGCGTGACGGACCCGTGGAGCGTTCTTCACTCGGGACGAACCGAGTGCGTCGTTCGGAGACTATCAAGACGGCACTGAACAACCTGCTCTCTGGTAACATGGATACGTATGCTGAGATTCCGTTGAACAACAATGACTTGAATTTAGCGGGACTCCATCTTCATGAGTCTATGCCCAAATGGTTAAGTAAAAATGAGAAAGATACACACAAAGCTTTCCAGGTCTATTCTGAACTGATGAATCCTATCACCACTTCGGATAGATTAGATTACTATACGTTCTTCTATCAACACTGGTCACTCTTCTCGTTGACCTACCAGGTAAAACTACAGTCGGTCAATATCCGTCTCTTTGAATCTAGTAATCAATTGATTCCGCGTGAAGAGGCTGAGCGAGTCAAATGGAATGATTCTGACGTAGCCTATACTGCTGTTCTGTCTAAACAGTCGTGGTTGTACAACCAGTTCCGCTATCTGTGCGAAATGCGTGAAATCATACAAAAAGAGTATCCTCACTACGATGGGGGTATAGAGGGTGTATTTTGGATTGGTGGGCTTGCTATACGCAATCGCCGGCTTGGTGGTCAAACAGGTGTCGGTGCTGGAGCAGATCCTTCGCGCTTTGAACGCTGCTTGAAAGCGCTTGAATTACCGAAACCTGTGGCAATGCCGTTTGAATAAAATTGATAGTCGAAGTGGTGGTCAGGTGAAGGTAAAAATGGAGTGGGATGAGTCTCGTATGGCTGAGCCCACTCTTCTCAAATATAATGTTCATACACCGCTGCAGTCGCTGTCGGTGGATAAGATAAAGCAGGTGGCGGCGGCAACCGCGTTGCCGGTCGGACTTATGTTGTTCAATCTCCACGGAGATATGAATGTTGGTATGTCAATCAGAACAGCCGTGATTCTCGGATGCTCTGATGTATGGGTTATTGGACGACGGCGATACGACCGGCGTTCGGTTGTGGGCGCGGTCCATTATATTAAGATTCACCGCTTTCCTACAATTTCACCCGCCTATTTTGCGGAGAACAAACTGATTCCGATTGTGATTGAACAGGGTGGGCTGGCGCTCGAAGAGTTCTCGTTCAAGTCGCTGTTGCCTGGGCATATCGAGGCGGGGTGGCGTGTGGTCTTTATCGTGGGGTCTGAGTCATTTGGTCTACCGGCTTCGTTTATGAAGGCGCTACGCGCACCGGTGTTGACAATTAGCCAGTATGGAGTGATTCGTTCGCTGAATGTTAGTGCTGCGGTCAGCATTGTACTGTACGAGTATAGCAAACAGTGGCGTTTATCACGACCCTCTAACTTGGCTTGATTTCAGACTGATAGAGCAGATGATGAACACGCAGCGGGTGCTTTCGTCCAATGCGATAGGCGCGACCGATAATCTGTTTTTCCATTTCGCTCGTCATCTTGTGAAAGAGAAACACATCGGTGGCACTAATAATATTCAAGCCGGCGCCCACGTGGCGTGAATTGAGAAAGAGGACGCGAAAATCGCCCGCGTCAAAGGCACTTAGAATATTAGAAATACGTGCTGTTGAACCATTAATAGCTGAGAATTTGATATCGCGGCGGCTCATCTCGTTCTGTAATTGTACGAAGGAGGCGTCAAATTCACTGAACAGTAGAATTTTGGCGGCTGGATTGGATTCAACAAATTGTAGAAATTCTTCCGTTTTCGTTTTGGGTCCGTCGGTTTCTTGTACAATTGTGTTCCCTGCCTTGTTGACTACATGGAGTTCAGATACACTCGTAATTGCGCCTCTACAAAGAGGACAGACTGCCTGTCGTTTTAGACTTTCGCACAAGCAAGCGAAACAGAAGACATTCTTACAACAGGGAGTCAAGGTGGGTGTCTCTATATCTGAATAGCAGATTGGACAATTGGCTGTCTCAATTTCGCTCATTCTCTTCTCAATTGTCTCAATTCGTGAAACAAGTGATTGAATTTTAACCTCCTGAACTTCGAGTGACTTTTGCTTAGCGGAATCTGATGAATAGTCTAATGTCTTACTAAATTCGTACTTGCGCCGCTGCTGGTCCAATTCCTTGCGCAGACTCGTTGTTAGCGAATCAATTATAGAGGTTGGTGTCTCATCATGGACTCCAAGTGCCTGAAGAGCACCACGAGTATCACCGGCGTGGAGCATGTCCATAATTTCGTTTGGAATGAGGGATTCAAGAATTCGTAAATTTGCCGGACTGCGGCACAGAATTTGTAAATGGACTATAGGCGGCATAGTGAAGCTGAAGTCTATGTACTCATCCGAATTGCGCAAAATAACTCGCCACGCCTGTAAATCGGCATTTTTAGCTATGTCTGTGTGCCCAATTAAATTCTTTAAGAAGGGGGCGTTGGTCGAGATACCACTGACATTGAGTACAGTTCCAGACATTTTCATCATCTTTGCATTTAGAATTGGGTCTTGCTCCTCTGCGGGTAGATGGTAATACGGATGTGTCAAATTGTGTGTGATACCACTGGCGAACGCAATATTAAGATAGGATGCTGTTATGAGCCATATAAAATTTGCTGTTAGATTGGTGCGTATTTGTGCCTGAATTGTGTCCGCCTCATCAATAAAAATTCGTGACCAGTGAAATTTATCCAAATTCTGGTTTGAATCAAATTCCTTGTACATCGTCGAAGAGACAAAAACTGCGTCTGCGGCAGGAAAAAATGTATGTAAGGTCTTATCACACACCTCTTTTTTGCGTCGACAGAAAATTACGTTCAGAGATGTCTGCTCTGTAATGTAGGTCTCCCATTGTCCCATAATACTATGTGGTACTATGAATAGAGCTGTCTTGATGCGGGTTTTGGTGGGCTCTGGAATTTGATACTTAATCATTGATAAATTGTTATTCCTGAAATTGGTTACAATTTCGCGCTCGTCCGCTGGAGGCTGTTTAACCAAGCTCAGTGCCACCAGAGATTTACCTGACCCCACGCGATCTGCGATAACTCCATAGTTCGCGTACAATTTCTTTTGTTCACCACACATGATACCATCCTTTTTGGTTTTCTCGAGATCGAGTGCAGCCTGTAGAATTGTTCTCTGGTGCGGATAGAGCTTTGTTTTTATACCTGCTGGCTGGTCTGTGAACCGTGGTGACTCTTCACCCATTTCGTTTTGAAAAACTCCTTTAAAATAGGACCAATACCGCCGATTGCGTTCAAGTATTGTCGCAGCCATTACCAATACTTCTTACTATAATTGTGTTTTTAAATGGCGGCACGCAATTGCATGAGCAGGGCACCCATCCTATTCTGTCCCTTACCTGTGCGTCCTGTTCCCCAGTAGGAGTCCCACGGCGACTGCTCCTTGAGAATTGTTGTACCGGTGCTTTTGAGAAGGGTGGCAAGGTGTGAATTTTGCTCAAATTTGGCTTTCAGTGCTTTCATCATGATGGATTCGCGGACCTCATTCCAGTCGGCGCGAAAATGAGGACTACGTGTCTTGCCGAGACGCTTGGCTACGGCTGCTGTAGCGGCTGTACGAATTTTAGTACACAGGGGCTCATCACCTGGAAATTTCTGTGCGTGAAAGTAGTGTTCGACTGTTGCCCAATTCTGGTCATCAAGGACGAATTGTGCTGGATGGAAATTGCTGAATTCGTGAAATTGTGCTGACTTTGAATTAAATTCAATGGTCGTCATTTGCTGCGGATTGTTTTATGTGGTTGTTAAAATTCAATTTTATGTATAGTATTTAAAACCGCCGATACGTTATGATAACTAGTTATGGCAGAGCCCCTTGTATCGGTCTTGACACCAACCTACAATAGGCGAAGGTTTATTCCATATTTGATTAAATGTTTCAAAGAGCAAAAATACCCGCAAAACAAAATGGAGTGGATTATCTTGGATGATGGTACTGACAAGGTGGGAGACCTTTTTGAAAAGTCAGGGTTGACGAATGTGCGGTATTATCCTGAAGATATTAAACTATATATTGGCGAAAAGCGCAATAAGCTCAACGCATTAGCAAAAGGTGATATTATTGTATGTATGGACGATGATGACTATTATCCACCGGAGCGCGTTAAGCATGTGGTGTTTAAGCTTTTACAAAACCCTACTATTAATATCTGCGGGTCTTCAGAAATCTACATGTATTACAGTGATAATCAGTCAATCTATCGCATTGGACCGTATCATCCGAATCACGCAACCAATGGAACTATGGGCTATAGGCGCTCATACTTCGATACTCATAAATACGATGAATATGTAACTCACGCGGAGGAGACCTCTTTTTTGAACGGCTACAAAGAGCCGATGGTTCAACTCGACCCACTCAAGGTGATGCTGGTGATGTCTCATACTGAGAATACCTTTGATAAGAAAAAGTTACGGGAAAAGGCGAATCCTATGTTTAAGCCAACGACGTTGAAGATTAAGGATTTTATTGCTGACGCGGAGCTGCGGGATTTCTATGCGACGGCTTAGGCGCAGGCTCCGGCGTTCTTCCGGCGCTGCGTTCAATTGGCGGTGTTCTTCCGGCGCTGCGTTCAAAATTTTTCTCTCATGCCGAAGTATAAAAAGATGTCCTCTACTCAGCGTGGTTTTGCTCAACCTCTTACTAAGTCCTTTGCCTGCGCCGTGGCCGCCGCTTCTTACACGGTTGCCCTTATCGAGGCTGCTGGCACCTTGACTAAGGTCAGTGACACAGTGTACACGGTGCCTACGACCACAGATCTCAACTCCTTTGCCACTGCTCTCGATGGCGATGGCTCCAACGACATCCAAGTCGGTGAGACCGTGCGCGACATGGGCAAGTCTATCACTGTCTCCGCCCTCGATACGGGTGCCACCATCCGCTTCGCCTTGGTCCAGCGCACGAACGCCCTCCAGGGCTCTTCTGGCGTAACCGCGTACGTCCCTGTCTTCAACTCCATCGCCCAGAGCTCTGGTGCGACAAGCAAGCTGAAGGTGACTGTCTTCCGCTCAGGTTAAATAATCAGAATATAACATTATATTTAGATTATTCTGTTTTTGCTGCCTCTTCGGCTAGCTTCTTCGCATGCTCAATCCACTCCTGTGTATCACCCATGTGAGGGTCCTTTTTATAGGTCAACCAGCCCAAGAGAAATTGTACTTGCGGTCGTACAAAGAATCCTGGTATGAAGGGCAAGAAGCCGAAATACGCCGGCTGCTTTCCGAGCCACCACCATCTATATAAGAGAACATACGGGACAACGACAAAGCCGAACATGAATCCATAAATTGCGTACAAGACCTTGAACGGCGTTGACTTATACATGTTGAGATTGACAGCCATGCTCGAGCCCAGGCAGGCGAGAAAGAGCAGCGTGCCCAGTATAATAAAGCCTATGGCTCTTCCCGCTGCGTTTGACAATAGACGGGATATACTGAACTCATCTTTCTTTGCATCGTTTTGGAATTTTTCGACGTCTCCAGCGGCTTCACGTGCCTCAGCATTTGCCACAGGCGCACCAGGCTTCTCTTCATAGTCTAACTCAAAGTTCTTCATTATTTTACCGTGGGCGACTTGTATTGCGCTTGATATTTCAGGATCACCACCACGTACCAGCGGATCAAAATCTTGACGTAGACTTTGAATAAAAATATCATACGTCTGTGATCTTGAGTATGTATTTGTGTCTAGGAATTGTTGTATTTTATTAATAAGTTCATCAACAGTTTTTTTTGTAGTTTCTTTAGCCTTCACTGCATCATGCCGCGCCTGTTTTAATATTTTTATATTGGTTCGCAATTCATACCGTTTACCAGTGGCATCTTTATATGAACCAGGCTGGAAAGCAGTAATAGCCAAAGCATAATATTTGTCCGGATTAAATGTATCATCCCATTTGTCTATGATATCCTGACGCGTTAAGGTGGCGGTGTTAGTGTCTTCAAGAAATTTTGACATGTCATTTAATAACGCTATAAGTTGGTCTGCGTCATATTTATTAATCTGTCGTTTTGCCTGTGTCGCCATAAGCGTATTACGTTCATCTGAAACCTTATTTTTATAGGTTCTGATTTGCTCCTTTGCCTCACGCTGCTGCTCTCGCAACGCTTTTTCGGCAACAGGATCAGCTGTAGCTTTATTAACTGATGAAAAAGCTCTTGTCGCTAGAAAGGACATCCCCTACCGCTTGAAATCAAAATTATAGGTCAGTTCTGCCGGGATTAAATCGCAAATCGCATACCACCCAAGCCACTCTGTATCTCTAAGAAGTTAAGCGACTCGACTAGGACCGTGAAATCATAGCTGTAGTTTGCGTCGGCAGGAATGGGTTCCACATCCACCTCCAAATCTATCTTTGTAATACGGCTGGTATTAATGGTGCCACTGGGCTGTGTACCTGATGAGGAGTTCAGCGCAAACGAGTACATGTAGAGTGGGTAGAAGGCGAGTGGCTGGACCACACCACTCAACAAAAACGGATAGGCGTTTCCTACACACGACTTGAAGGGTACAATTTCAGAAAAGTAGTTTGCGTGTTTTTCTTCAAAAATCTCGTTACCGCCACATATGATGCGCGCGGCGCGCAAAATGTTACGTTGCGTGCCCAATATGAAGCCACCGCTTGTAGACGGACTGTGGCTGAGTGCCGCATAGGGACGGCGCTGTGGATCCGTGTATTTCCAATTTGTCAAATTTGTATAGTCGTTACGATACCACCAGTCAGAGCGGCGCGCCAACCATATCATTCGCGTTACGAGCGAATGAGCGTCCAATTGTAGTTGCTGTCGCGCCAACACATTCGGAAAGCGGAATTCCTGTACCTGTCGCACCAGATACTCTAGTTTTTTGGAGGCGAAGAGTTTACGCTCTGAGTCGGTTAGATAGATATAGGTACACTGGAGTCGCGGGTTCATTGGAAATCCATCTGATGTCGGTATGCTGTATCCGATATCAGTATAGAAATTGCGCGGTGTTCCTGATATGTCGACGAAGGACTGATAGTTATTGTTTAGGGCTTCAGGAAGCGGTCCGTACGCGGGTGGGTAGCTTATCGCATAAATAGAGGTTCCTTGCGCCGAATCAAGACGATATCCTGGTTGAACACGAACACCACTCGGGTCAAGGATTGTATAGATTTGTCGCATCGGACGAAGTTGAATTTGAACCTCTACATCGTGGTATTGGAGTCCCACTAGAGGTAGTGCGAGTCCCGGGGAATCAGAAAAGAAGAATCCTAACGGGATATTGAGTTCGCGTTGCGGTATGCTCGGTACATTGAGTTGAGTCATTATATTTGGAAACGGTACAACATTGGGATAACCGCCTTGCGGGTCCGCATAGGCGCCCGATGCAGGTGCGTAGAGTTCCGGTACGTCGCCGATGAGAGTGGACCATTTCTCGAAGTTGTCCAACGTAAGATCCATTTGGAATTTTGCCGCCAACCAGTCACTTGAATATTCTTGAACCTTGGAGCCGCCGATATATAGACCGATACGCTCAATCATGCGCACTCCGACCTGACGGACCCAGGTAAACTGGTGCGATGTGCGCCCCGTCCAGAGTTTGTTGTAGATGGCGGGCAACTGAAGGGTCAAATACATATCCGAGAGCAAGTCGCCGTGGCGTGGGATCTTAGCACGTAGCTGTATCGGCGCATCAAGAAGCAGTTCGTTGGGTCCGTCTAGGGGCACCGTAATGTTCTCCTGACTAAAATGTGTATGACGGACAAATGCTTTGTAAAAATATGTCATTTGTGGATTTCCGTTAATGACTTGGTTCATGTTTCCATACGCCACTAGAGGTAATAGACCACCGGGCATTTTCTCCTATCGTCCACGTTGAACTTAGTTTTAAGTCGCGCCTTAGTAGAATGAATTCTCCGGTGAATTCTTTTGTGAACAGACCAATTAGCCCAGCATTAAATGGAAAGGCGGTTGAGCCACAGTCAGTGCTATCAGTGTATCAGATAATCGGTGTTGTTATAGTGTTTACAATTATCGCGTCGGTTGTCTCATATTCAAAGGACTTGTTTCAATTCGATATCATGGGATGGTTATCTACTAATGTATACCCTTCTATACCCTTTATTAATACTGGTTCGGGTACAGCACAAGAAGACGTAAACCGTTCTGGACCGGCGACTCTGGACTATCCGAACAAGATGGCTACGTCACCCACCATTGAAGGAAAGGATGCTGCGACGGCGTCACAGACCTGGTGTTTAGTAGGCGAAGATATGACGGGACGCTGGTGTGTACAAGTACAGAGCGTGAAGGCGTGCGATGCGGATAGAACCTTCTCGTCCAAAAACGCCTGCGAGAAGAAATAATTTAGTTATTTGTTTTTGAAGACATCTATAGTGTAGGATGTCTTCAAAATAAAACTGAGTGGATTTACTCCGGTCCAAAGCCGCTGTGGTTCGTCGAGGTCCACCAGCTGTCCGTCTGGTAGCCAGGGAGGTTCTTGTCGAACTGGTTGGAGTTGGGGACGTAGGCGGGACCCGTGTTGAAGTTGAGGTCCCAGCCGACCGCGAGGTGCGGCATCACAGAGATAGATGGACCAGACGGGCGGAACATCGTGGGATTGGGACCCTCCTTGACAATCTTGTCAAGCTGGGCGTAGGAGAGCGCAAACGCATGGTACTTGATACGGGAGGCAAATCCGCTCATACGACCCGTGATTGTGATAGGAACACCAGTGAGGTTCTTCTCCGTCTCCGTCGTAACAGTGCCAGATACATTTACATCCGCCGCCATGCTGCTCTTCGTACAGATGTCAGCCTGGAGCGTCTGCGTGTTCACGTTCTTGGGAAGGAAGAGGTAGAAGCCACCATAGTTCAGCTTGGGGATGTCAGAGAACGTCAGTCTGTTGGCGAGATTGCCGTTGATGTAGACGTCCAGCGAACGACCCTTGACCATTACAGCCAAGTGGAACCACTTCTTGAGCGGGATATTGGGGATGTCTACGTAGTTGTTCCAGTTCATCGTCGTGTTCATGTATACGCGCAGCGTGTTGGAATCCGCCTTGAAGAACACACCGGGTGACATAAGCGGGAACACGTTAACTGAGCCCTTGTGGAACACGTGCTTGAACGCATTCTTCTCACCCGTAAACGTCTCAGGCTGAACGGACAGGAAGCACGAATACGTGAACTCAGTGCCCTCGCGCTCATCTCTTGAGGGCTCGAGGAGCGGGTAGCCACTCTCGGGGTTCTGGATGAACGTCTGGGGGCTGTCGTAGGTGAGGGGGAACATGTCTACCGCCATCGACTGGTAGCGCTTGAGCTGTGCGAAACTTGACTCAAGAATCTGCATCGTAACGGAAAACACCAGCGTAATAACGAGTGTCTCGACCATCTGCCGCCCGATAGGTATATTCGCAAGAGGCGCGCCAGCCATGCCACCAGGTAGCATTACATTCGCGCCACCACGCATCGACTTGAGCATGGGCTCAAATGACTCACGCAGCATCCTTATATTTTTAGACTCCAGGTAGGACATCACTTCTCTATGTGTTGATTCTAATATTTATTTACAATCCTAAGTTGAATATAAACTTTGGATAGTAGTACAATTCCGGGATTTATTACTTACTTTGTGGCGACCACTGGAGGTGTTGACAGCGCGGGAGTGGTGTCGAGGCTCAAGCCAACCATGCTTAGTAGGCTCATTAGGAAACCAACCTTCGCACCAGGGATGGGTGCCGGACCCTGCTGGTACATTTCGTAGACACGCGCCGGGGTGAGTGCGTATCCGTAGAATCGGGTGGTGCTGACGGCACCGCCCCAGCCGCGCTGGAGACCCATTGTCAGGTAATTGTTACCTGGTACAACAGTGGGAATGCCAGGGCATACGCAGCTGCGCGCCATCTTGCCATCCAGGTAGACCTCGACCAGGCGTCCGTTGACAACCACCGTTAAGCAGATCCAGCGCTGTAAGTCGAGCTCACCGATATCGCAGATGGGCATTCCGCCAGGACCCATACCCGTGTTGGACTTTAGGGTGCCGGAGAACAGATTCGTGATATTGGTATTGAGGGTAAAGTCGGGTCCACCACCTGACGCATTGATACCCTGTGTATCCTGGTGTACGCGCAGGATCAACTTGTTCTTGTTTCCGTCCAACGCGCCCAACATCGTTACGTGAGGCGGCTCGGCGCCTGAGGGACCATCAGACGCAATCGTAAAGATGTGCTTTGGGTTGCCTGAATTAGCGTCGACGTTGCTTAAGAAAAGCCACGTTTGAAACGAGTACTCGCCACCCGTCGTCATTGGCGGGTAGAGTTTCGTCTGCATTCCCTGTAAATCGCTCGCGGGGAAGCTCTTGTTGATGATAACCTGCTCGAACTTGTCAGAGCCCGGGTATACTATGCAGTAGACCCAGTACAGGACAGTAAGCGAAACAAGAATGTACACAAGGAGTGTCAACACCGACGAGTACGGCGCAAGCATTGCCGTAACGCCTCCTAAGCGGGCTTTAACAGCGTTTAATGTACTCATATCTCTCTATTCATTGATGATTGAAAAATTTCTATGTTCTTTACTTTTTCAATAAGTAAGCAACATACTCTATCCGATTTACAAACCGGCATATAAAAATGATATACCCATCTTCTCCAGCAAGAATCCCATAAATCCGTATTTCTTATCCAATCCACGCTTATCGTCGGGACCATCCGCGTAGAGTTCATAAACACGCGCCGGGGTCAAAGCGTACCCGTAGAATCTCGTTGTGCTGATGCTTCCCGCCCAGCCACCCAGTAAGCCGAGTGTTACAGAATGTACGCCACTATCTGCGACAGGTACACCAGGGCACAGGCAGCTGCGTGACAGCTTGCCATCTAAGTACACGTCAATTACACGCCCATTTACAGTTATCGTTAAGCAGGTCCATTTCTGGAGCGGTATACTCTGTATGTCACAGAGCGGGTAGCCGATAGACGTCTGGAACATATTTGAAGAAAGGTTTCCACGGAACAAGTTCGTGATATTTTTCGTCAACGTCATATCGGGCTGGTCCGTTGTGCCCTTCTGCCCGTGCTGATTTACGCGAATCATCAGTTTGTTCTCATTCGGGTAGAGCACACCCAACATTGTTACGTGGGGCTCCTTACCCTTTGGTGTGGGTGAGTTGGAACTAATTGTAAATACGTGCTTCGGTTGTCCAGCACGGTAATCATAATTGCTTATGAAGAGCCATGTCTGGAATGTATACTCACCACCCGTCTTGATTTCAGGTTTTAATGGTATTTGAGCACCGTTTAGCTCATTGCCCTCGCGACGGTCCTCAAGAACCACCTGTTCCAGAACATCCGGGGAAGGAACGAGGATCACATACGCAATATACAGAACAAACACTGCTACGATACCCACGAGCGCCATTTGAATCTGTCCTTGGTAAGGACCCATTGACTGCATTGCACCATCAAAGCGACCACGCAAAGCGTTAATGGTAGACATACCTCTATAAATACGAATAGTTAAAAATACTTTTTACTATTTATTCAAAATAGTAACTAATATTCGTATCGCGTTTATAGACCCGAGTAGTCTACACGGAGACCTACACGTTCACCCAGGAAGCCGGCAAATCCGTACTTGTTGTTGAGACCACGCCCAACATCGGGACCCTCTTGGTACAGACTGTAGACCACGTCGGGTGTGAGCGCATAGCCGTAAAAACGGGTTGTGCTCATCGCACCAGCCCAGCCACCCATCATGCCCAATGAGATAACGTTATTACCCTTCTCTACGATGGGAACACCTGGTAGAACACAGCTGCGCGCGAGCTTGCCGTCCATGTATACATCCATTACGCGCCCGTTCATGACGATGGCGAGACAGATCCACTTCTGGAGCGGCAGATTCTGGATGTCGCACAGAGGATAGTCAAGCGTGCCCTTTAGACCAAGCTCTGTTCCTTGACCCTGGAACAGGTTCTTGAAGTTTGAAAGTACAGTGAGATCTGGCTGGCTGGGGCTGCTTGATGTCTCCACTTGTGAATCGGCACCGCCACCACTTGGTCCACCACCGCCACCATTTTTACATTTCTGCATAGCTGACAGCGCGGCACACTGTACTGCCGACATACCGGCGGCTGCCGGGCTTTGGGCACATAAACCAAGAGCTCTTGTCATCATTTCTTGCGGTGGAACACCTCCTGGACTATTGGAAAGCTGTGTACACGTATCAGCAGATGGATTTTGGAAGGCAGCAATCTGCTCGCTCTCAGGTAGCGTGCGAAGGTCAACGAATCCTTCAACCGCACCCGCCTGATATACACGAATCATCATCTTGTTTTCCGCGGGATAGAGAACACCCATCATCGTTACGTGGGGTGGGCGCCCTCGAGCCGGCGGACCGTCAGATGTGATGGTGAAGACGTGCTTCGGCTGCCCTGACCGATAATCATAGTTGTCGATATAGATCCAGGTCTGGAATGTATATTCACCACCCGTGTACATCGGTGGTTTAATCTGGACTTGTTTGCCCTGTAGTTCATTGCCCCTGCGCGTATCGCTGAGGATGATTTGCTGATACACATCCGCAGGTGGGACAACTAGCATGAATATAACGTAGATAAGCAGTACACCCACTACAAGGAAAAGCCCTAATTGTAACTGCCCTTTGTACGGCTGTATATTCGCAACCGCGTTACTAAATAAACTTCTGGCGGCATTTAACGAACTCATTCTCTCTATTTTGAGGAGGGCTTATTTTATTTTACCGGGTTAGGCGTATGTGTAATCAACATAGGTCAGCGCATTCGGGCTCGGCTTGCTTGATTCAAGACAGTATGATCCTAAGCAGAAGTTGAAGTTGGGTACACCAAACATAAATGATGAAGTGGTGGACGGTATCGGAGGGACTCCCTGAGCATCCGTGTTCCACCGGTAGTTATTTATAACCTCTACCTCCTTGAGCCGTCTCGACCAACTCTGTACGTAGGCTAGTCGGGCGTTCATTTCAGAGTTCAAGTAGACGGCGGGCTTTCCTGGACGTCCCTCAATTACGTTCGGTAGAGCCACTGACTTTAGAAGCACACCATTCTGATAGATGTCGGCTGTACGTCCCTCGATTGAAATAACAAACTGATGCCAGCGCCGCGTCTGTAGAGTCGGTATGACGACCTCATATGGAGTGGATTTGAAACTTGTAAAATGTAGACGGAGCTTCTCGTGGAAAGGGTCGACCGCTACGTTAAAAGCGCCGGGAATAACGAGCAGATTGTTATACGGCGATTTGAGTTTATCGGCATGAACCATTTCGATAGAAGAGTTATCGACACTTACGAAAAAACCAAACGTAAATGAATCAGACAAAAAGGTCATCGCCTCTTTTTCAGTTAGTAGGTCGGCTTTTCCCTGCGCAGGCACCATTTTACGTTCAGAGTATACGCGTGCTCCCACAGTTTCCGGAGCGATTTCCCATAAACCTTCAACTGTGGCTGAATCAGGTGACTCCAAATAATAGTACACAAACAGTGCTATAAACCATAAAAGCCCATAGATACCGCTTGTAAGTATCAATGGTGAAAATATACCGATTTTCGGATTCGACAGCAAATCGGGTTTGATATACAACAGTACAAACCCGAATAGTCCAACGTAAACCAATGATGTAAAAATAGTGTTCCAGGTCCTTGGACTTAACATTCCCCTATCCGATTGGAAGTTTTTCTATAGGAAAATATGTAGATATTTTCTTATTGTAAAAAAATGTATTATACTCTGCAAGATGTGGGTGCGACATTTGGTGGTATTATAATGGGCTTACAGCCCTTCTGAACTTCAAAAGCATAGAGCTCGCTATCCCAGAGTGTTAAGTTCTGTATGTAGGCGGTCGCGCGGGCGAAACCTGTTCTGCCATACCAATCGTTTGGAACCGCGCGCGGCTTGCCGTGTAATAGTTTCGTGGCGGCTAGGCGGCAGTTCACGTAGACCTCCAGGATTTGGTCGTGAGTTGTTACATGTAACTGGAAGGGCTTCTTCAACGGAACATCTGAAATACGAACAGACTCGCGGAAACCAGCTTCTCCCTTAGAAACCGGGTCCGTGTCCACAAACACGATAATATCATTGGTAAAGTTATCCACAAAGACACCTGGATTCATTTGTGTAGGTAGCCCATCGTTGAGATGACCACGTCCTTTAGGCACCGAACCGGGAGAATCGACAACAAACTTCGTTAAATCGTCTGTGCCACGGTGAACAATATGACGAAACGGTCCCTGTTTATCACTGCTACGCGTGTCGTATAGAGAGACATCTATGCCCATTGTATAGATATCGGCTGTTGTCATCGGAAACTCGTCGGAGTTCAACATCAAGTTGACAGGATCCTGCGGGGGTGTACCTGACTTCCAAAAGACCTGTGAAGAGGGCATTGACCGATTGATTCCACCGGTTTTACGCTGAATAATGAACTCGAAGTTTGCGCCAAGAAGAGTTAGAAGAATTACGGCAACCACTGTGCCGGCTAGAACATAAAGTATGGTATTAATGGGTAGAGTCGGGAATCTGGCTTGAACCTGTTGAACCGATACACCTTTGAAAAATAGATAGGTGGCTGTGCTCGCAGCAATGATACTGCACGCCAGAATAAATATAAAAATATAGAATGCCCATGATGAGCTTGACCTCGAAACTTTTAATGAATCAATTAGACGATCCATCCCCTATTCACGGCTTGGAGTATAAATTTGAAGTTTGTCTGATGCCGTATTTTAAAGTAAAAATGGAGCCTGAGCTGTCCTATGACCATATCGAAGAACAGCTGGTCAATATCAGTAACACCTATACAATGGTTGCTGAGGCAACCACGATGCCTGCCGAACGGATTCGGAGCCTGATGAACCATTTTGACGAAGAGATTCGTCAGCAAATCAGGACATGTCGTGATGATATTGAGGATTTGCCGCATAATCACGTGCGCCGCGCACTACAATATGTGTTGTACCAATATGAACAGCGTGCTATCACAGCACATACGGTGTTGTATCTTCTCATGATTAAGAGCAAGGTACAACCTCATTTCCAGGTGGGCATATTTGTATTTACATGTTTCGTTGCGTTCCGTCTTCTCTGGTGGCTGCTCTAGAACACCGGCTTCAATCGTTCCTCAACTGTCTTTTTCCCATGACAATTTCTACAGAGTGCCACTAGGTTATCGGCGGTATTCGTTCCGCCACGGAAAAGAGCCACTATATGGTCCACTTCATAGGAGGCATCAAGAATGGATTGACAGTGCCCGCAACGCCACTCTTGCTTTGCCGCAATCTGTTTTTTGAGCAGCGGGCTGACTTGGCGATGCGTCTTCGGTTTACCCTCTAGGATTCGGTCCAATTGTCTATATGTCGCACCGTCGCTGTGTAGAAGATGCCCCTGTACAAAATCCAGTGCTGTGAAAAAGTGACCGGGTTGCTTATAGAATGTATAGACCAGGTATGCGAGAGTTAAGCCTGCTGCGGCAACCTGTCCATAATGATAGACTGTTAGAAGAGGACCTTTAAGATAGCCTTCATAGAAGACTGCGACCGCCAGCGCAATTATAAAGAGCAACTGAAATTTCATTTACCTTTTCTTACAACTTCACTATATAAATAATGAGCGCCGGCACCGAGAATTAGAACCGCTCCCGTTCCAAGGAGTAGTCCATCAATAAATGAAAGGTCTGCCATAGTTTTTCCTATTACGTTCGTGCTTGTAAAGGACGGGGGTACTGATTTCTTGGACTTTTCTAAATTGCGCATGGACTGGACAAATTCTTCAAATGAAAATTCGCGTTTACCGAGCTGAACGTTTACACGGTTGTGCATGCGCCAGACCCACTGGATGAGTTCGGTTCTTGACTTGAGAGCCGGCTCAACGGGCATTTCCTCCAAGTTTGTTTCATAGTGCGTTCTACAGATTGGGCAAGGCAGCACATCCACCAACGAATTGTAAAAGGCTTTCATGTTTTCCTTTTGTCTGGGTGTAGGCTCGTCGGCGTACGTTAGGGAGGCAATATGGAGCGTTGACCAGAAAATTGGACCCCAAATTTGAGGCGGCATATGAATCGGTTCGTCCGGGGCAGCCATTCGTCTATCTAAAATGGAGTATTTCTCAAAAATAAAACCTAAACACACTCAGGTTGTGAAAGTTAGGGATGCAGCGACTACCATCGCATTGCAGTAATTGTAATAAATTAGGTCATTTTTTCCGTGATTGTAAAGAACCAGTAACATCATATGGCATTATCGCATACAGAGTTCGCCAGCCGGCGTCTTCGTTGGAGCCAGCAGTCTTGAACCAGATTGAGAAAATAGACACGATAAACGGACTAGATGAAAAACAGGTTGAAGTTCTACTTATTCAGCGTCGCGATACGTTGGGATACGTTGAATTTATGCGAGGTAAATATCTTGTAGGGAACGTCGATTATATTATGTCGCTCTTCAATCAAATGACAGTATCTGAATTAGAGCGCCTTGATGCGTATGATTTCGAAACTCTATGGAACGCATTATGGAATAATCAGATATCTCGGCAATATCGTCAGGAATATGAGACCGCTCTTGCTAAATATAACAGTTTGGTTGCTGGCGGAGAGGATGCGCACGGCAAGACGCTTGAGTGGTATATTAAACATGCAAATCGTGAGTGGATTACACCTGAATGGGGATTCCCTAAGGGGCGCCGCGGCAACCGCGAATCGGAGATATCATGCGCGTTGCGGGAATTTACAGAGGAGACTGGGTTGGATGAGTCGCAGTGTAACCTGGTCAAAAATCTGTTGCCGATTGAAGAAAACTTTTTAGGTGGCAATCGCATACAGTACAGACATCGCTACTATCTGGCATACTGTAAGCAGACAACCGAAGTATGTATCGATGTGAGTAACACAATTATGAATCGTGAAATTGGCGACATCGGATGGTTTACGTTTGAAAAGGCAATGAGTCTCATCCGCCCTTACAACATAGAGAAACGTCAAATCCTATCTACCGCAGAGACTATACTGACAAATTACATTATACTGCCTGGTCGCGAATACTTAAGTTTATCTAGCGGTAGTTCCCGCAAAGTAACCCCTTTCCAAGTAGTAGAGAGGGATGGCAACCGAGGTAATACGATTGCCAACAGATGAACAACCTGTTCGGATTAATAAAGAGCTAAAAAAACTTCTCGCGAAAAAAACCGATAAGGAACTCGTCGAAAACTATTTTTTAGGCAAGAAATCTGAACTTACTGTTTTACCTGGCAAAAAGAAAGCTCAAAAGGTTGTGTCTGAATGGTCTCCTGCTGAACGTGACGGAATTGTCAGTGTTATGACCGACAAACAGGTGTACCCCGAGAAGTGGATGCATGAAAGAGAACTAAAATCTGGACTCTACCCCGACATTCAGGACCCGAATTTTGGTCTACAAATCTACAACAAGCAAGAATTCTATGAGGCGCGCGCCGCGGCAATTTCGGCAATGGAGGGTACCGACCCGTGTAATAGCAGCGTCGAGGCTGTGTTCGAAATAAGTCCGATTCAGCGACTTGTATCGCGTTTCTTGAATCCATTGACACCGTATCACGGACTCCTCCTATTTCACGGCGTCGGTGTCGGTAAAACATGCTCAGCAGTTCGTGTCGGCGAAGAGTATCTAAAACAGTTACCGCACTCCAAAGTCTTTATTGTCGTACCCCAGGCAATCTCTGGTGGCTTTAAAAACACGATATTCAATCCGGCGAAACTCGTTAAGGTGGGTGACAAGTGGACATCGTCTCAATGTACTGGAATGATTTATCCTGATATGGCGCTACAAGAGCTCGCATCAAAAGGCGATAAAGAAGTGACGGTGGAGCAGATATCGGACGTCGTCGATAAGAAGATTCGTGACCGGTATTTCAGATTTGGGTACCTTCAATTCGCCAATTGGATTTTGCGCCAACTCAAAGCTCTCGTGCCTTCGCATCTTGAGGACGAGGAGAAGGAGCGTGCTGAAAATGATGTATTGGCTAAATTGTTTAGCGACAAACTCATCATAATTGACGAAGCCCACAATCTTCGTGACGTTGCTGCTGCCGGACCCGATGTTGTTCCTGATGAGGAAGATGAAGAAGATGATACTACGGGGGCTGCGGATGACCAGATAGGTGGTAAACGTTTAACTCCTCTTTTACGGCGCATTGTCAAGTATGCAGAGGGTTTGCGTCTCCTCCTCATGACGGCGACACCTATGTACAACAAGGCGTCTGAAATACGCCACTTACTGAACCTACTAATTCTCAACGACGTTAAGGATGAAAAGTCTAAGAAACTGATTGGCGATATTTTTACCAAGGACGGTACATTAAAAGCCGGCGGCGACCTCGTTATTAGACGCAACTCTCAAAAATACGTCTCATATATGCGTGGCGAAAATCCCTACACGTTCCCCCTACGTTTGAGACCCAAATCGGCTAAGCCTGTTGCATGGGCACAGATACAGAAGGTGGGGAGCCGCGAAAAGCCCATCGTGATAGAGGAGGGTCACAAGGCGATTCTCGAGGCACTTCCGCTCATCCACGTGGCGCCGACAGAGGGGTCTGCGATTCACGAGCGACTGATGCGCGTTCTGCGTGAAGGCAAGCAAGAGGATTTCAAAGCCGAAACATGGGTTCACTTGGATATCTGTAATATTGTCTATCCCAATGGAACGTACGGACACACAGGTTGGGACTCTTATTTCAATGACACGATGCAGGCAGGTGAAGGAGTTAAATACAGAGCGTTTAGTTGGGCGGGCAATGACGAAGATGAAGGGATTGACTCGATAACTGATATTTTTGGTATCGATGCGCTCAGCAACTATGCACCCAAGATGGCGTCGCTCATCGATAGGCTACAGAACTCAAATGGCATTAGTTTCGTGTATAGTCGCTATGTGAAGGCAGGTATACTGCCACTAGCAGTGGCGCTCGAACTCTTGGGCTGGACCCGTGTGTTTTCCAGTGCCGACGCACGCCCCATCTTAGTTGGCGACAAAAAGGCGGCGGCTGTCAAAATACCGCGTCAATGTGCCTTCTGTGAGAAGAAGGAGAACACGCACAAGGGTGTCCGCGGACACACGTTCGCGCCGGCATGTTATGTGATGTTGACTGGCGATATAACCATAACTCCAACGTTTGGAGATACACTCAAATACGCAACGGAGTGGAACAAGGACAAGGAGCTTATGGCGCCGAGGGGGGCGCGTGTAAAGGCGATTCTAGGGTCACAAATCACGACAGAGGGTCTCGACTTGAAATGCGTACGCTCTATTCACATCTTAGATCCGTGGTACCATTTGAATCGTCTTGAACAAATTATCGGTCGTGGAATCCGCTATTGTAGCCACGCAGACCTACCGTTGCCTATGCGCAACTGTCTCATCTACATGTACGCGCTGACGCTGCCGCGAATCGAGACACCTGACTTACACGCATACCGTATCTCCGCAGTCAAAGCTAAAAACATCGGCATCGTACAGCGTGAAATGAAAATCGGCGCACTTGATTGTAATCTCAATCTTGCCGGTCTACTCATTCGCGGCGATAAGCCTCGCAAACTTATTGATGCCGAAGGACACATCGTTGACCATATCACAGATTCAGAGGGACTGGATGACAAAAAGTATGATATACGCGATGAGGCGCGCCCCCATTCAAGTATCTGTGACTATATGGCGAAGTGTGAGTATTCGTGCGTGCCTAAACTAGAGCGTGAGACAAAGACAAAGAATCTAAAGACCTATACGTTTTCGGACGCACAGTGGCAACTCGCCGTTAAGGAATCTCGTCTCAAGAAGATGTTCTCAGAAGATGACATTGCGTTTCCTATCGATTTTGTGCGAAAACAGATATATGGTGATTTGCCTTGGGAAATTGTGAGCCAGGCGCTTATACACATTTTGGATGACCCAAATTTCCGTATCAACCGAACTGACGGATTTGAAGGCAGGCTCATTTTGCAAAACGGATATCTACTTTTCCAACCAACTGGCGTACGTTCAAAGCAGATTCCTCTCGCATATCGCTACTCGCGTATGTACGATTTTCTGCCGCGGAATTTTATGGCACCGCGCAGAGGGTCTGTTCTGGGCGTCGCTGAGGCTGCACCCGCGGATGAGGAAGAAGAGGAGGAGATGGCTCCTGAAACTGAAGTCAGCGACCCACAGACATCGTTTATTGCCTGGATGAAGGAGGTGGATGAGGGACTAAAACGTGCGCGGTCCGGTGACCGCGAAAGTATTAAGCTGTGGTCACCTCCTGCTGTTAGCACGACCTATCATACAAAGGCATGGGGATGGCTTTTGTTCCATTTCAGAAACATACCTGATATTCGCCGCGCCGCCGCTGCCTTTTGGGTTGATAGAGCGTGGACCGCCAGTGAACGCAAGCAGGTGCTAGAACGTATTATTACAGAAGGCAAAGCCAAATTTAATAAGGATATGGTTGCGGCGCTCGATAAAGACTTGTTTGTCTTGGAGGAGATATCTGGGTTCAAAGTTATTAATGTACAGTCGTTTGCTCTTGAATCCTATTGTTTAGAGCGTGGTGTAATCGGAACATGTCCTTCGAGTTATGACGCACTCATTAATGCGAAGATGGGTAAAGCGGTGGATATAAAAAGTGGTGCTGGCGACCTATTCGGATTTCTCGTTCCTAGAAAAGACAATACGATTGTATTCAAGACTCTCGACAAGAACAACTCTAAGCGCATTATGGGTGCTGTTGGTGCTGATTGCTCAGTTGCCAGTGATTTAACTGGTCACCGTGGACGCGTTCGTGACATACAGACAATCATACGGAGAATCGCACCCGAGCTGCGTGACATGATGATTAACGATGAAGATAACGATTCGGCACGTGACAAAGACGGACGCCCTAAGAGACAAAAAGATAATGACTTTCAGCATATCGATGACTTGACTCACATCTTTGTATGTATCTATATGGAGACACTTCTACGATTGATGGACTATAAGAAGTATGACGGATTGCGATGGTTCTTGAATGCCGTTGAGGCTGAGCGCGCCGGACTAAAAGCACGTTAAGAGGAATAGCGGTAAAACTTGAAGGAACCTTTGTTGTGATTCAATAGGGTATAGATGTACAAGACAGTCTTTCTAGAAGAACGAATCTCGGTAGATCCGAGCGATATTACCAAGAAGGAAGTTGCTCACGATGTTAATTCACTTATCGTTGAACGACTCAGAAAAAAGATAGAGTCGCGGTGTATCGCTTCTGGATATGTAAAGCCGGCTTCCCTGGAGCTTCTCCATCGCAGTATGGGGACAGCAGAGAATGGACGCTTTACAGGCAATTACATCTTCTATGTAAAGTTGCGGTGTAAGGTGTTTCATCCTGAGACCGATACTCCTATCGAGTGCAAAGTGATAAAAGTCAACAAAATGGGAGCCTATGCAGTGTTCGACGAAGCCATGAGAGTGCTACTGCCACGCGACCTACATATCGGTAATGTTGAATTTGACGGTCTCTCCCCCGATGATACGATTACACTACAGATTCTACGTTCTCGGTTTCAGACAAACGACCCTTTCATTAGCGCCGTTGGAATGTTTATTTCCCGGTCTAAAAAGGGCAAGGCGCCTGCTGTTGAGAAGGCTAAAGTTCCCGAGCCTGAGCCTGAGACTGTTGAAGAGCAGGAGGGTGTGATCTTTGAACCGGTTGTAGAGGTGAAGCCTGCTCCTGCTAAAGCAAAGGCTGTACGTGGCAAGGCTGCTAAAGCCGCTCCTCTCGTTGTTGAAGCAGAAGCCGCTCCTGTTCCAGTAACACCTGCTCCAGCTGTAGCAGAGAAGCCTAAGCGTGGACGTAAGCGGCTCGTTGTTTCGGATGAGCCGCCTGCTGCTGAAGCACCGCCACCCGTTGTCGCCGCGCCGCCACCGGCTCCTGTTGCTACGCGTCGGCGCACGGCAGCTGTTCCGGCACCTGTAGCGGCAGCTGTTCCGGCGCCTGTAGCCGCAGCGCCTGTAGCCGCAGCGCCTGTCGCAACACGCACACGCCGCACAGCTGCGGTTTAGAAGGAAAGAAATATACCCAGAGCCAAGTAATGGAAGTTAAAGAGTACGAACGGAGAAGACTTTTTCTGGAATCGTTAAAGAAACTCCACACGTCTGAATACATAGATATAGTTCGCATTCTAAAAATGGAAAGCGTTGTATATTCCGAGAACTCAAATGGTATCTTTTTTGATGTCGCACTGTTGCCTCAGAAGACATTTGAAGTCCTTGATAAGTATATGAATTTTGTTCATACAAATCGAAAGGACCTCGCAGAACGCGAGTCTATCATGACCAAACTTCAAGAGAAGTAAAGGATATAAACAACTCATACGTAGTTATTATAGAATAAAAATGCAGAATACGGCTCGTGACACACAACCCGTATCCTGGTCTGACATTGAAGCGGCTATTAAAAGTAATCCTCACCGAAAGCGCTGCGCTGAGGCGATTCGTACTGATGCCGTTACGATTGAAGAGCAAACACGGTCAGTTGCCTGGCTCCCTGGATGGACGTATGCGAACGCGAATTTCAAGGCAACGCCTATTAGTTTAGTTCTCATGGCGACGGATCCCCTGTATGAGATTTCTGCTATTAATACGCGACGTGAAATGGAGCGCGAATCAGCGACGGAACTAGCAAATGAGTTTGATGCGCTGTATGCGAAGCACAATGGGCGCGGGCGCGGTTGGGTGAAGACTGCGACCTCCACAGAACTGGCTCAGTGGGCGGGTGGCGCAACAGACATTCCGTTTGATTGGACAAATCTTTTGGAGAAGCGCAAGATTTTATCGGCTCTGCTTGACTTGGTCTGTGTTAAATTCGGTGTACGCATTGCTATCTGGTGGTCTGAGCACAAGAAACTATCTGTATGGCCTGTGATGGAGGGCGATGATTCATCATGGGATTCGGCGCCTATTCTCAATATTGAGGTCTTGACATCTGGTGAAGCACATGTACTTATGAACACAGACAATGATATTCGTGTAAAACCTGCTGTATGGACGGCTCTCTTTAAAACAATTGGTGAGTGGCAGTGGGTGCGCCCTAGTACAAGTGGTTCTATCGGTGGAAAGACACTGACCGACCTCAAAGCCGACTATGCTAGCATCGCCGGTGAAAACCAGGTTGCTGCACTGCCTAAGAAAATTGATAAAGAGACACTTGCAAACGTCATCTATCGCTATCAGTGTATGGATGTTCGCTTCGCACCTAAAGAGCAGCCTTTTTACTAAAAGTTTGAAGAGTGTTTTACCCTCATTGTATAGGAGCAACAATGAGTATCGAACTTCGTCAAAAAGAGGCTACGGCTATTCAGACGATCTGGGAGCAATGGAAGGCTTCCGACCAATATGAACTAGAGGCATGTGTAAAAAACGTTGACCTGGTTAGTTTTCAAGACACTATCGCAAGGTTGCGTGCGGTGGGTCTTCGCGAAGTTCCACAACAACCCAAACTAAATATTATGATGCCTGGTTGCCTTCGTTTCACAATTGTCGGCGAAGGTGCCGTACAAGCCTACTGTCAAAATAATGATATCACGAATGTACCATTCGACGTCGTTATCAAGGAGCGCTGTAAGCCCCTTGTAGGCAAGGAGCGAAGGGACCAGGTGGATTTGGAGGATTATAGTGTACGTATCAAGATTCGTCGCGAGATTCCTATGGACCGATACGACGCGCGTGTAGTGGATATGCTTTCGCGCTGGCGCAGCACCCCCAAGCGATTCCGTTATCTTCGTCGCTACACATTTGTAGGACCCGAAGATTCCGGTATTCGGTTTGACCTTACGGCTGTACGCGAGTCTCGTCGCGACACACGTGGTGAGTATATCGGTTCCGAGTCATTCAAGATGGCAGACATTCTGCGCCGTCCTCTAAACTACGAAATCGAATCGGAGGTGTCACGCAACGAGAAGATGCTCGCTCAAACGAGCCCCAAGATGTTTCTAAACAGCATCGGACTTGTCTTGCAGGGCGTTCAGCGCTCATATGTTCTTGTTCGCAAGCGCATCGCAAACACAGTCATCGAGATGCTTGCGAACGCTACTGAGTCGCGTCCTAATTCATTTCCCGGACCACAGCCCGTTACGTTGGAGCGCGCGAACGTCGCCGATGAGGCTGAAGAGGGTGTCCACAATATCAGACTGGAAGACTATAACGTTACGGACAAGGCGGATGGCTTGCGCTGCCTGCTTATCGTAATGCCCGATGGCTTCATCTATCTGGTCGATAACATCCTGCGTGTGTACGGCACGGGACTTCGCTTGGACGCACCAACGGCAGCACTCTACAAGGGTACTGTTCTCGATGGTGAATGGATTCGTCACGACAAGCACAAGAATCCGGTTTCGCTATACTATGCGTTTGATATCTTTACTACGGCAAAGGGTCAGAAAGTACACGAGCTGCCGTTCCTTGTTAAGGACAGTGATGTCCACCGTCTTGCGGCTCTAAAGGATGCTGTTCGCAATCTTTCAAATGCGAAGCAGACAATGAAGGGCATTCCCGCGAATCATTCGCTTGTCATCGACACGAAGACCTTCTATTCGACAGGTACAGGTATCTTCCGCGATGCGGGCGCATGCCTTGATACGGCGAAGCAATCGCCGTACTACACGGATGGTCTTATCTTCACTCTGAACGACGCCCCCCTGCCTATGCGTGGTGGCTCATGGGATGCGCAGTTCAAGTGGAAGCCTACCCACGATAACACGATTGACTTTCTGGTCGTAACCGAGAAGATGGAATCAGGTGAGGACAAGCTGGGCTACAAGTACCAGGAAGATACGAAACAGATGGTCCGCTATAAGACGCTGCGTCTCTTCGTTGGTGGAAAGATGGACGCGGCGTTTCGTGACCCGCGTGACACCATCCTTGGAAAGAAGCCGCTACCGGATTCGTCCAAGCCAGGTGAATATCGCCCCGTAGAATTCACACCTCTAGAGCCGGCAGACCCGATGGCTGGTATCTGCTATATGGCGATTGATAGCGGTGCCGCTGACCCCGCTGGTGCAGCACCGGCTGCGCAGGACACGGATTCACGCGATGAAACTATCTATTGTAGTCGCAGTGGTGACCCGATTCTCTCGGATTGTATCGTCGAAATGGCGTATCACCCTGAGAAGCCGGCGGGTTGGCGGTGGGAGCCGATTCGTGTCCGCTGGGACAAGACGGAGCGCTTTCAGCGCGGTCAGCCTGGGCGCACGATGAACGCCGACTGGGTGGCTGACAATATCTGGGGCTCGATTCACAATCCGGTCTCTGAGACAATGATTCGCACAGGCAACATTTCGGACGAAAGTTCGGAGGAGAAGCCGTACTATGTCTCGAAGAAGGCGGTCAGTCGTGACAACTTCAAGGTTGCTGGACTGGCGCGCTTCCACAACGAATATGTTAAGTCCGAAGTGCTGCTTCAGCGTGTTCTCAAGAAGGGTAATGCCCTTCTAGACCTGGCGTGTGGACGCGGTGGCGACATCCACAAGTGGATTAAGAACAAGGCGGGCTGGGTCATGGGTGTTGACAAGAACTTGGACTGCCTGACAGCACCGCGCTCTGGCGCATATGCGCGCTATCTTGAGCAGCTAGTGACAAAGAAGGAGCAGATTCCTCCGATGGTCTTCATTCAGGCGAGCAGCACACAGAATATCCGCGATATGACGGCGGGTGCGACCGAAATGGACAAGAATATTATCAGGGCGCTCTACGACTTTCCTGAGAAGGTGGAGACGCCAGCAGGTGTTGAGGCGATGAGGGGGCTTGCCGCGAAAGGCTTTGACGTCGTATCGTGTATGTTCGCTCTACACTATTTCTTCAAGGACCGCGCCTCTGTTGACGGATTCCTACAGAACGTCTCTGACAATCTGAAGGTCGGTGGGTTCTTCGTGGGCTGCTGCTTTGACGGCGACTCTGTGTTTAACCTGCTTCAGAAGACTCCTGAGAACGGCGTCAAGACGTCCGCAGAAGATGCCTCGATTTGGTCGATTCGTCGGATGTACGGTGAGCTGACCGAGGACGTCCTACCGGCATCCGATTCTGGACTTGGAAAGGCTATCGACGTGTTCTTCATGTCGATTGGTGAAGAGCACCGCGAGTATCTCGTCAGCTGGGAATACCTTAAGATGCGCATGCATGAAATCGGCTGCGATATTCTGCTACCGAACGAACTTGCGGCACTGCGTCTACCCACTTCATCTGCGCTGTTCAGCGATACGTATGAACTTACGGGTGACAAGTATGACATTCCGGCGGCAGCGAAGCAGTTCTCCTTCCTCAACCGCTGGTTCATCTTCAGGCGTCGCTCAAACGGTACAGTCAAACCGGTTCAGCGTGAGGAGCCGGCAGTCGCTGAGCCTATCGTTGAAATCAAGGGACCGGCTGCGGCAGCCGCTATTGCGGGCGACGAAAACCGCCCCATCCTGAAGTTCTGGCACAAGGCGCCGGCGAAAGATGACCTCAAGATTGGGCGCAAGGATTGGGGACGCTACCTCTCCACGTTTACGCACAGCCGTCTACGTGACCTGAAGACGCCCACCGTAATCTATCCTTCGCTTGAGGCGGCGTTTGCGGCGGCACGCTACCAGCTCGGAACGGACAAGCCTGAACTCGGTGCAAAGTTCTTTGCGACGACTGGAGCACTCCATCAGCGCTATCTCAAGAAGCGGCGCGATGAGGCGAAGGCAGGCGCAGTTACAGAGAAGCGTGAATCCGAACTTCTTGAAGATGAGGGCGCCAAAGTGCGTGAGCTCATCGACCCAGAGGAGATGGAGCGCCAAGGCGCGAAGTGGAATGAGACAAAGTGGGCGGCTGGAAAGGATGCTGTTATGCGAAACTATGTATTACAGCGCTACGAGACGGACAGCGAATTTAAGCGCATCATGGACGCTGTAAAGGCTGTCAATGGACGCCTGGTATTTAACAATGGGTCTAAGCCCACGGAACTTGGTGGTGTTGTAAAGGGTAGCGGCACAATCGAAGGACAAAACAAACTGGGTGCATTCTATATGGCGACAGTCGGACTTACACCGTAAATAGTTAAAAAAATATAAATATCGTTTTTAAAACAAAACGTTAAAAATTGAGTTGTTGCTTTTTCTTTTCCTGATATTCAAGTTAAGAAATAATTTACAATGCCTCTATCTATCGGTGAAGGCGGATCTCTGGAGTGGCAGCGCCTAGCACGTACGAATCATCATCCTCGAGATGACCATATTCAATTCAATGAGGAGGAGCACTCCTATGCTATCAATGGCTCAAAAGCGGGCTGGGTCTCCTGTACTCAGTTTAAGGGTCAGTTCTTCGGTCACTTTGACGCGGATGCCGTGATTAAGAAGATGATGTCTGGTGCGAACTGGGTGAAGAGCCCCTACTACGGTAAGACGGCGGAGGAAATTAAGGCGGGGTGGTCTGCGTCTGGTGAGGAGGCGTCCACTGCGGGAACACGTATGCACTTGGATATTGAACATTTCTACAACTCGTCTGAGTTGTCGGTGGAGTCGATGAAGCGCGATGATGATTGGACGCCGAACGAGTCACCTGAGTGGGACCAGTTTATGTCGTATCAGGCGCGTCACGGCTCGAAGATGACGCCCTTCAGAACGGAATGGCTCGTCTGGATGGAGGAGATTAAGCTAGCAGGCTCTATCGATATGTTGTACAAGAAGGAAGATGGTACGTTTGCTATCTATGACTGGAAGCGGTCAAAGAAGATTGAGACTGAGAATCGCTACCAGAGCGGGTTGGGTCCTCTTACGCATCTACCGGATGCGAACTACTGGACCTACAGTCTACAGCTGAATATCTATCGTATGATTCTGAAGCTCAAGTACAATATGGATGTTACGGATCTGGCTCTCGTAATTCTACATCCCAATCAGACGAATTGGCGTGTAATCAAGATTAACATCATGGAGGACGAAGTGAATGCGATGTTCGATGCGCGCCGACGGGCGCTCAAGGTCAAGGACAACGACGGATCTAATCCTGTTGTTGTCTTTGAGGGTGTTCATCATGTGGACACGGATTCAGCGACTCCTGCCGGCTGGGCGGGTCTAGACTGATTCCTTCGCTGCGTCATAATTAATAGCGTAACTGCTGTCCAAAAAGGTCTGTATCGATTTTGGAAGTGAGTCCAATGGCAATGGATTTTTATGTGATTGAAGCATCTCTGGACTATCTACAACAAATACAACAAGATAGGCATCTTGTTTCAACCCCTTGAACCACTTGTAGGGTCTCGATGTTTCTACTTCTGTGCTGTATCGTGTAATAATAATATTTGTATCAATGGCTCGTGCAAGACACCACCAATCAACGTCATTCCACTGAAGATGCGCGTCGTGTTTTAATCCCTTCTTTTTTCGTTCCATTTTAACAGACTGTTCAATCTGTTTATAACGCAAGCCCGTTGCGGCTGTAATTGATGCGATAAAACGGTCTTCTATTGCTGGGTCAGCAGGAATACGGTGAAGTCCCGCCTTTTTCCATTCAGTTGGTATTTCGATACGCTCTGGTTTCTCTGGGCGCCCCATAAGCTCGTCGTGTACATCTTCAGGGTAGCTTAGACCAGCAGAATATTTATTTTGAGGAACGTAGTCCAAATCCAATTCGGCAGACAATTCTGAAATTCTAGATTCGGCTGTTAAAATTTCGTCCTTTTCGCGGACGAGTCCCATCGGACTACTAATCTTTGAGACCTTACCCTGTAAAAGTTCATCGGAGCGTGAAGGATAGCGCATTATTTCGTCGATGATACGATTGGTAAAATAGACCTTGACATCAGGTATCTGCGCTGCCGTACCTGCGTGAATTTTACATTCGTTACCCACGACGCTACACATAGGTGATGCAGCGCAGCCCTCTTCTGACTGGACACGACAGTCCTTGCGTAACAAGGATAGTGCTGGTAGTGTGTCTTTGTGTGGTGATACGTCTATCCAATTATGTATGATTGGCTCCAATAATATATCACCACGGCGGCGCAGCTCGTATAGAGGGAGTTGTGAATTACGTAAACCTTCGAGTTGTTGTAGAACCTTCTGTGCGTCGTCATCTTCGGTCTGTAGCCATTCACTAAGGCTGATACGCAAGTACTGGTAGGCTTCTTCAACCACTGCTTCAGGAACAACATCAATTGTCTCCGTTTCCGTTTGTGACATCTTGAGGAAGCGGATGTCTTCTTTCCATGGTAGTATCGATACGGGTTTTGCGCCCTTCTTCATCAATTCTGTAAAGACGGGGTGTGTTGCCACTCCTGTAATTGGAAATGGTGTGAACGGGACAATCGCACCACACGCGAGTCTTAACGCAATATATTGCTGCGTTGGTTTCTTTTTATCGCTTTTTTCTTGTGACACACCCTGTACCAAAATTTCACTGGGCTTTAGTCCGGCGAATTTACCCAGACACTTTTTATCTGTAAAGCACTCTAGAATTGTATCGAGTGGTGGGTGCGGTAGAGATTCAACATCATATACTGATTTTACTTGTAGACCCATCGACCCATCTTCTAACGCTGGAACAAAGAGCTCAGTCCCTGCAGATTTGTATAATAGACCCACAAGACGATTACTGCGGTCACGTAACACAGCAGACGGTTCCAAGTCGCGCGGCTTTAATGACAGTAAATCGGAGATCTTGGGAACCAATTGTGAGGCTTGGTCTGGCATCCAAGGATGTGAGGGTGACGAATAACGACCACATCCCTCGACATACGAAAGATATTGCCGCATAAAGTCACGCAGGGAATCCTGAATTTCATGACTAATCTGACTAAATTTGCTGCTCTCTGGATGAATTGTTGGGTAGACCAGATACTGCTGCTTACCCTTTTTATCCTTCTCTTCGACACCCTCTATATACATAAGGGGCTCATATGCGTTTGTAACCGTGTCGTGCCATAAAAAGGAAACGGGTGGTTTGTATTTCTGAGAAAATTCGGACACACCGTAGTCTGGGCACCGAATTCTAACAGTCTGATTCCCCTCATCATCTGTGACTCCTTCAAATATAACAAGCAGTAGTCCATTTGGAAAAATTACACCAGGGCAGGCGAAAAGATGTTCGAAATGAGACAATTCTTTCGGTGAATTTTCATCGTGTACATAATTTACAAAGTTATACCAGGCGTTGGCTAGGCGAACCACATGAGCACGCATATGTTGATTCTCCGTCTTTAAATCAAACCCCATAAAGTTGGCGAATTTCTGAATTTCACCCTGCTCGAGTGCCGCTGCTGAGCCCGCAAATTCGTGGACCAAATTTCCATAGTTTGCGCGCTCAAACGCACGGCGCAAATTTAATTGGAATTTTGCATCCTCTTTAGTTGGTACAAGCGGAAAGAGCTGGCGCAAAACTGCGTGAGGTGTAAGAACAGTAGGGGTATCAAATTTCAAACCCTTAACAGCCGGTCTGCCGGCTATCTGTAAATTGCCCAGATAGAAACCCAATAATTCTAAGAAATTCAAGCCTGGGCGCGCACCACGGTTTCCTAGACCGAACCGAACAAAGACCTTCGCACTCGGTTTGAAATGCTGAGCAACACCCACTGATTTCATAACAGATTGTGCTCCCACCTGTCCCAGAATTTCGTCAAGTCCAGGTGGACATAGACCGATACGCCCTGGTTCCAGTTGACGCTTCTCGTATTTGAGAACATATTGTGTGCGAATTGTGCGCAGCACCTTTGTTAGTTCCTCATTTACATCAGTATCTGGCTCCAATTGTTGCGCCTCTTCCTGCTGAGCAGCAGGCTGCTCCTCTTCTGCTGCGTCCGCCGCACTGCGCTTATCTATTGGTAGCGGCTGAGTTCCCTCAGATGGCTTAATTTGTGTTACTGTAGGACGTGTAAAACAGCAGGGAAGTGCGAATTTTTGCGGGTGAATATTATCCATATAACCGGCAATTTCGTGTATCTCACCTTTGCCTGGCTTCTCTTTGCGTTTTATAACTGTCTGACCCTGCTTGGGGTGCTTTACATCCTCCAGAATTGTTCCACCACAGAACGGGCAGCTGTTGGCTTGCTTCGTATGCCCTCCACGCGTCTTTGTGCCTCTAAACTCAGAGGGGATGAGAGGACGCATATCGCGAACACACCAGAATTCTGCACAGATATAATAATTGGGCTTCTCTGGATTAGAGCCGGCGCGCGCAACAAACCAGATAGGCTTATCATTTGGCGCGGCTTTCTCCTTCTTTCGTAAAATACGACAGAACTGTCCCTGTACGGTTGGCTCTGCGCAGAGCGCATCCTCAAAAATCTTCTGTAGAATTGCCTTTTTCTTTGGTTTACCGCCCTCGTCTAGTATATCCTTAAAGCCGCGCTTCTCCATCTCTTGTATAAGATCCTTGTTCGAGAGTGCATATACATCAAGTATGATATTTTCAGGAGGTGGTAAGAACACCCATTCAACGGCGTCGCCGTATTCTCGTACGAGGGCGTCGAGCTGCTCGGCAACCATTACGTTGGGCTGACGCGCGCTTGATGATTGGCACGTACGACTGTAGACGGTTACAGTTTTATCCGTCTGCGAATAACCAAACAGTTTACTATCATACAAGTCTAGTTGAGTCTTCCACCATTCTTTTAAGGGCTCTAGTGTGACTTTACGTGCGTCGCCTGGCGCTAGCACAGGCACTGGAGCTTTCGCAACAGGCGCCTCCTCTTCCTCTTCTTCTTCGTCATCCTCACCAAGCAAATCCATCCACGCGCGCATATCAGGTTTAGCTGCAGCCACGACACCGATAGGTGCCACCACCTTATTTACAACGGGTGCCTGTGGTGCCTCAACAACTGGTTTGACGTGAGTAGAAGGAGTGTAGTAAAAAAATGTAGTCATCACTGAAATAAGACGATTAAATGTCTTTTCAGAATCAATGCCTACAAAAGAAACAAAATAGATGGGGTGTGAAAGTGTTATCTCAATTTCAACACCGGTATTGTGTGCCGAAACTGGGTCGGTTCCGGTACTCGTAAGTTCTGTGCGTCGACGAAACCAGTCGTCGAATAGGCGCTTCGCATCGGCTTCACTACGACCAAACTCATCCATGATACCGGCTACATACTGGCGAACCCGTACACTCGCCTCATCGTCGAGTTCAACATCGTCTTCCAGAATGCGTTTTGTAAGATAGGAGTAGACAGCACCCTCTTGTTCATAGTTGTTAACGGCTTTCCATTTCAGATTTACCTTGCTTTTATCCTGGTATGTAGATGCCTCTAGAAATGGACTGAAGAATGCCACACGGTCAAGAACATCTTTTTGTGTTAGTTTAGTAGGGGTTTTTACCTCTATACGATATGAAGCTGATAACTCATCCAACTTAATTTGTGTGTCAGCGGGATACCCAAGACTCTTTAACGCGGCGATGAGCATTGTTTGCGCCTCTTGAAACACGTTAAATTCCAAGGGCATATCACGACGTGGTGCCTCAAGTACAACATAAGATGAGTTGTCTTCCATCCAATAGATTGAGAGAGCCACATTGCGAACGGCGCGCACTTCGGATGAGAGAACATCAAACGGTATTTTTGCCACAAGCACAGAGCCCATCTCGGTATTCGGTTCTTCATCAAGAAACGTCGCCAACATATCTTTATCGGAAATCAATGGAAACCCAGTTGGTCCTGATGCTAATTTCAGGAGCGGTGCGCTGCGACTTCGCGCTGGGAAAAATCGGAGAAAAGGTACGTGTTCTGAAGTGTGAAACTCATAAAAAAGGATGTCAAGTGACTTATCGTCTTGGTGAGGCGGTATAATCGCTTTCCACCGACGTAGATGGCGTAAGCGAAAGGGCTCAGATTTAGTGACGCGTTCGTCATGGAGTAGAGCATCAATTGACGCCACACGTTCGGAGCGCTGCTTTATATATTCGGCAGCCTGCTTGTACGATTCATCCTTTGTTTCAATCGCCTCCTTTGTGCTCTGTATCTTTGGAAAATACATCTGAATGTATCCGTACAGAACCACTAGATTCTCTAACTTGCGACCTATCGCCCTCACAAGTGACTCAAGTGTATAGACTGTGAGAGTTGGTAGGTTGTGCATGTCTGGAAAAACAGATTCAAGTAAGAGTCCCTCGTTTATCACAGGATAGACTGGCTTACGATTGCCGTTTCCATCAACTAGGCGGTCATCGGGTTCCCCTGGACTGTCTGAAGGCGCAGGAATGCCATCCTCAAATTCTGGATGCTCATCCCAAGACATGTCGATAGGCTTGAATAGTCCTTCCACCTCTTGTGCCACCCATATACGATTTGGCGCCCATTCGGGATTACCCTGATGATGTATCCAAATCTGACGTTTGAGGTCGGCAACAGTAGTGAAACCATTAATCTTGAGTGAAGCAGAACCGGGTGACTTGGTTAAGTCACTATGCTCCGATATCTTAATTGTAAATGATTCTAGGGACTTTAGCCGCTTGGGCTCAATGACGTCCATTCTCTCTACGTTCAATCGCTTATTTTTAGAATTGAAGAAACTCATAAAAATATGCTTGATGGGTGCTTTAGGCAGACAGACCATCCTTCTCATTCTGCTTGTACTTCGGTGAATCTGTGATATGAACCCCACAGTACTCAACTGGGTGTGCAGCAAAATCCTGAAATTTATAGATACCCAATTCTTCGGAACGCTCTAATAGCCATGCAAAGTGATTCCAGAACTCACGTGTGTGTCCTATACTAGAGGTTCCGATATGAGACATCTCGTGAAGAGCAACAAAAATTAATACATTCTCGTCAACCAGCTCTTCGGACTCGTTGCGTTGGCGCAAACACATATAGACCTTCTCTCCCTTGTTTACACTGTACGAAGTGTAGGCTGCATCAGGAGTGGATTCGGCAAATCGCTCGGGATTTGCGTCGAAATTTCGCATAATCTGTTTTACAAAAGGACGGTCGCTATATGTCTGCTTTAGTGACTTCATCAAAAGCAATAACTTACTACGAATACGTGCGAGCCTATTCGCCGCCTCTTCTTTATCATTCATGTTTCGAACCAGATAACTCATACCATCCACCGATGATTTTACAAGTGCCATATCATAGGCTCCCTTCTTGAGCTGAAATGCTCCAAGAGCAGCACTTGCGATACCTAAAACCAGGGCGATACCCCCTGTTTGATCTGACATCCCTACATTTGGACAATAAAACTAAGACACATTATGTATCATTAGTTTTACATACACTATATTGTTTAACCGATCTCGAGCGGGCGACGGTTGATGTCTGGCTCAATCGTGCTCTGGTTCCAGATGGAGACCTTAACCTGCGGGTTCGGGGGATCGCTGCGGAGCTGGTAGTTCGCGTTACGGAGAGACTCACCGATTGTGTTCACACCGATGAGGGCGCCGGCGGAAAGATAGTTCTTGCCAGCGATGTCGCCCTGTCCCATAGGATTGACCTGTGCCCACTTGGAGTTGGGGTCATTTGGAAGAAGCTCCTGTGGGTTGATCTGGTCCTTGGGGTAGCAGTTCGCAGGCTTCTCTGCATCCTTGAACGGCATAGGCGCAGGGTTCAACGTCTCAAAGCCCTCGACTGTGCTGTTTGAGTCATTCGCCGATGGCTCGCCCATATTGTTCGTGTTGGGCGAGTTATTCGCATTCGAACCAACAGAGTAGGCATTATCGTTTGACTCATTGTCGCCGTTGCCGTTGTTCAGAACGCCATTGCTGCCATTAACACCGGGTGTATCGTTCTCATCGTTTAGAACGTTGTTGTTGTTGGCAAAGTCGTTGTTGTTCCCGTTCAGGAACCCCTCGTTCTTCTTCTTCAGAAGACCTCCCAGCGTGGGATCTAGGAGATAAAAGATGCCTAATCCTACAGCCACGATTAACAAAGCGAGTGCGATGTCTCTGGTGTTCATTTACTATCTACAATAAGTGTTTTTTTGTCGCCAAGAACTTTACCCAAGTTTAGACAGGCTCCTCGGATTCATCGTCCTCACCCCCCTCTGAATCATCCATATCGGAGATATCGTATTCTGAAAACGTTGATTCGTTCTCTCCAAAATTGAATTCGTTGTAGTACCGATTTGTTTCCACTTCTGCAGCACGCCGGGCAAGTATCGCCTTGAGCCGAGCCTCCTTTACACGCTCCTTCGCGGCGAATTTCCGGGCGTTATATTCATCGTCTGTGTTGAGATGAATTACTTTGCTGTTGTCGGAGGGAACTTCGGACTCAATCAGCGTAACTTCTCTTAATTCATTCTCGGGCGCCTCCTCTTCCCAGTCAAAGTCCACCACCGGGGTATTTTCTGTATATGATTCGACTCTCCAAATAGGCATGATTCCATCACGCTTAATAAAAATTCCGGAAAGGTCAAGAATACCCGAGCCCTCCTTCGTACTTGGTAGAGGCAATTCGTACTGTACAGTGTAGTTACCAGCACTATCTACAATGATCCACGGCTTCATCAGATTTTCCAACGTCTTCATTGTCGGTGAATTCTTAAACAGCGAATTACGTGACTCAAACAGTAGCGCCAGTACCTTCGTGCGTATAGCGCTTACAGCTGTCATCCACTCCGTCGTAATCACCCACTTTGTCCCATCATACTGTAGTTCGGGAGTGAGCGCTTTTGTAGAAAAGCCGATCTTGAATCCTTCTGTTGTTTTCGTAGGCGTGGTTAGTTTCATTATTTATCGCATAAAGTGAAGTTAGTAAGCGTAATTAACCGCGTCTCAATATCTTATAATCATATAACTATGGAAGACGTAAGTGGTGCTAAACCCCGGGACCGCTTGGCAGAAGCTACAAATGACGTATTAATACACTTATCCGACAAGGTCATAGCGCTCACGCAAAAGCCGGCATTTCAAGAACGCCTTCAAAGTATTCTTGACCCGCTCATAAACCATGTAATCAATCGTGTGTTTCCGTATATCATACTGTCTTCAATCCTCTTTCTAATCCTACTACTTGTAACCGTATCGACCTTTATTATTGTTGTTCGGAGTTCAATTAGCGCAATCCACGGCGTTGACATGGCGATGACGACTGGTGTTCCCGAAAATTGGTTATAGCGCGCACCCGAATATAAAGAAATTTCTACTCCACAATAATGTCAAACGAGAGCCTGGTCGACGCAGTTCGTAATTGGGTTCATTTCGATAATGTATGCGCAATGCTCTCTCGTCAAATCGTTACTGCACGCAATATGCGAAACACTTTTGAGGAACGAATCCTAGCGCAGCTCGGCGGCACGAAACGTCTTAAGATACAGGGCGCCACACTTGAGCCGGCTACTCGCCGCAACAGTGTTACCCTTAATTGGAGTGTTTTAGAGGAGTCGTTACATAAATACTATACTACACAGAAGAAGCCCGACGAAACCGACGCAATTCTGAAATATATGCGCGAAAACCGCGAAACCAAGTCAACGGTGTATCTGAAAAAGACCCCGTTAGCATTGCCTCCACCTGAAAAATAGGGTTTGTGACGAAATTATATATATTGTTATCGGATGTCCTTGATAACAAGATATAGTTAGGTCTCTAACCAGACCAATTTGAGCGACTCCATGGGAGAACAGTGATATTGTTTAGATGCTCGCGGAACTTCTGGACTTTCTTATCAAACTCGATCTGCTCGGCAGTTGGCGGCATACCCATATCGGTGTCCGTCGTGAGTTCGTCAGTATCCTTCTTCTGTGGGCGTGGTCCATAGCAGTTTACACCGAACCGCAAGTCAGGATTATCAAACACACCGCCGTTCACACCTGGTTTGCCACACGCACCCCTGTACTCCGGAGGACCCTGCTGTAGCTTATTCCATGTCGCCTCCTGCGTGGGATAGACCGCCATCTGTCCCTTCACCCATCCGTAGTTACACCAGTCCGCGCCGTTTTTGTGCGCCTCCTGTATCTGCTCGTATGTGGCTAGTTCGGCACCCATCGCTTTACAGAGCGGCGACGCCTCCTCGTATGTATAGAGATTGCGGCTTACATTGAACACCTGCTGCTCGGGGTCAAAAGCACGCTCAATCGAGTTTGCCGCCTTTGAAAAGAACCCAGGTGACTCGCGTGCTCCAGGCATACCGCTCGGGCGGTCTTCGGGGTGGATTGAATTGAGACCGAGTGTTGACTTGAGAGCCGCATCTTGAACGGGTGTATTGGACGGTGGTGGAGGCACTAATTTTACCGAATCAACGGCGTCATTATCAGCAGTAAGTGAAATATCTACAGGCTTCTTCTTTCCAAAGATACCCATTAGACTGTCCCATCCCATGTCAATCGTATACCCTATGGTCTTAAAGTACACGTAAATACCAATAAAAATCAGTACAAACAGAATACCTAGCATGGTCAGTGTTGTGAACGAACCAAAAAATGAACCTGTATTTGATGATGTATTGGCGGCGACGGGTGCAGCTCCGAAGAATCCTGTAGTCGAATTGTTCGGCTTCGTAAGTTTCGTAAGATTAAAGGACGAGTTCATTTACTCTCTATTATTATCACTTACAATTGGGACGGGCGATACGTACGGTTTCCGAGTCATAAAGAAGATGTATGAATCATCTGTAACGAGATTGTTAGATGAGGTTTCGCTCATAGATGTATCGTCGTAGTTAATCCACTTGTCGTTGTGTTTGGCATATGATACATAATGTCCACCTCGGGAACCTCCGTGGTGCTCCACGATAGCGAACGTCGAGTAGTTAGGCTGGATATTCTTGAGAACTCCAGGAAAGGCGACCCATGGACTCATATCCGTACTGTGTGGATTCACCTCAACTCTGCGACGAATCTTCATATTCGAATTGTTAAAGCGCTTTAGAACGAGAATGAGCGTCGGTGGGAGTCGTGAAATGCTGCCCTTGAGCTCAGCGGGACCCTGTTTGCCACAGCGGTCGCACTTGTAATCTTCCAGTGTCTCCTTCGCAAACGCAGTATCGATACACGTTTTAAGAGGGAGGGGACCGGTTGAGTCAGTGGGAATCGGAACCTTGAGCATCATCCAGGGCTCGTACTTGATAGAGACACCTTTACAGTTTGAACAGGTGGTGGTTGTCTGCGTCTGCCCGAAGAAGTTCTCCACTACGACGGAATACTCCTTACGATGAAAGTCCGCCCAGCTCTGTAGCGCCTTAATATGCGCATGATCGTGAATAGACTTAGGCGTACCGACGATATCCATCTGAACCTGACGCGCAACGCTTGAATGGATGGACTCGAGTAGAAACTGGAGGAATTCGGCGGCGTCCGACTGCATACCAGACACCAGAGACGGATATCCGGCAGCATCCGATAGGTTTCGTGCGGCATTGATAAACCCGCGTGGTGACATTGCCGCGCGGGCACGCACATCGGCATTCCACATGCCCTTTATTACGTCGACAATCTCTTCGACGATTGGTGCGAGTCTGCGCTCCTCCTTGAGATGGAGCCTGTAGGCTCCTGAAGTCAGATAGGGGGTCAGTTCCGGACAATAACGAACGGACTGGACGATAACGTTTAGGAAGCACGTGTTGCCTAGGTTGGCGAGACCGACACGTCCTTCGGCTTTCTCCATGGTTTTCTTAGAATGGGTGGACGGGTTTAGGTTCATTTCATTTTTTCCTGTTTATGTGCTTAAAGCACGCAAACAGAAAAGTTTTAACACTATAGATGGGTGAACACGTATATGAAGAAATTTACCACTACGGGCTTTTAGACGATATTCACAATCTGTTTCCTGAAATTCTGTACGATAACTCTATTTTTCCAGATTCGATATCAAATAATAACCGCATACTTATGTGGTTCCGGTACCGTGTGTCTCAGCTCTTTCCCCAGACATATAGGGTTGCTCGGCTGAATTATATACAGTCGCAAAGTGAGGACCGTGCCACAGAATATGATGCTTGGAACCTCGCTAGGGACCGTGGTGCCGCAGTCGCATCATTAAATACTATCATTGAATCGCATTTATTGCTAAGCGCGTTTGATTCTATGCTTATGTTACCACGTATTCGGCGTACACCCGTGATTGTCGGGTCACGGACTCGCAACTTCTTTGATGCGGTTCCCGTAAATGCTACGAGCGCTGAAATTGAGGCGGCTTCTGACGTTATGGATTCGGCGACTGTTTCTGCTGATACAATTTGTGCTATTTGTCAGGAGCACGATGGGTCCAGTATGTGGCGTCGCCTGCGCAACTGTGACCACTATTTCCACGTTGAGTGTGTTGACAATTGGTTTAGTCGCAATGTTCACTGTCCGGTCTGTCGGGCAGATATTCGTGACACACCTAGGGTATCCACACCTAGGGTATCCACACCTAGGGTATCCACACCGACGAATCTGCCTGTAGAGCTACATTCGGAACCTGCCGCGTCAACTCCGGACCAGCGAACACAGCCGTAATCTGATTTTCGGGACTACGATACTCATTAAATCTATCCAGAACCACATGTAGTGTTTCGCCTGATTTGAAAAATAATTTGAGCGTGGCACCCGAATGAAAGCCTGCTAAGCGACGCCGAACCGCCTGTTCGGACGGCACCAATGACAAGTAGGGCATATTTCTCTATTTGTCTCATGTCTAAAAATTGAATCGATTGGACGCAGATTTTTATGTAACAATAAAAAATGACTGACTGCCAAATCTGTATCGAGAAGTTTAATGGACGTGACCGCAAGCAATGCGTGTGCCCCTACTGCTCGGTCGGCTACTGCCGTGAGTGCGTCGGAACCTGGCTTACGACACTCGTCGACGAGCCACGGTGCCCTAATGATGCGTGTAAGAAGGCATGGAGCCGCGAATTCATCGACTCAATCATCACCAAAGTATGGCGCGATTCGGTCTATCGCCAGTACCGCGAGCAGCTGCTCCTGGACCGCGAGAGGGCTTTGCTGCCGGCTACGCAGCCACGCATTGAGGCTATCAATGAGGCGAAGCGTGTTGAGAAGGAGCTCATTGTACCGATGAGGGAGCGGCGGCGGGAGATTCAGCTGATGCAGCGCCAACTCGAGCAGGAGGCTCAGGGTCTTCAGACGCAGATTTGGGACATGACGAACCACGCAGAGCGTCTTCGCAACGGCATTGGTGTCGACGAGGCGGCGGCAAAGCAGCGCAATGTGTTTATTCGCCGCTGTCCTGCTGAGGGTTGCCGCGGCTTTCTCAGCAGCGCCTGGAAGTGTGGTGTCTGTGAGCTCTACTCCTGTCCGGACTGCCAGGAGGTCAAGGGTGTTGCGCGCGACTCTGCGCACACGTGTGATGCGGGTGCTCTCGAGACGGCAAAGCTCATTGCGAAGGACACCAAGGCATGCCCGAAGTGTGGTGAGATGATTACCAAGATTGATGGCTGTGACCAAATGTGGTGTGTCAGTTGCCACACCGCCTTCTCCTGGCGCACGGGTCAGGTTGCCAACGGCACCGTCCACAATCCGCACTTCTACGAGTGGCAGCGCAAGATGAACAACGGTGAGGCACCGCGCAATCCAGGCGACATTCCGTGCGGTGGACTTGTGGACTGGGCTGTGCTACGACGGCTACTTCAGCCGAAGGGAGGACCCTATCCGAACTGGATTGCCAGTCTTGAACTCGCACATCGCCGCATCGCCCACGTTCTGAACGTGGACATGGTACACCTCGCGCAGGCGGCTGTCAACATCAACGACAACATTGATTTGCGTATCGAGTACCTGCTGAAGGTGATTAACGACGCGCAGATGTCGACGGTGCTCCAGATGCGCGAGAAGAAGCGTGAGAAGGAGATCGAGACGCGTCGTGTGTACGAGACACTTACGGGCGCTGCGACCGATATCTTCCGTCGCATCATGACTGTCGCCGAGCAGAAGGGACCGGCAGAGGAGAACTTCAGTATGCTGCTGCACGAGCTGAACCAGCTTCGCAAGTTCATCAACGACGCTCTCGACGTGCTGCGTCGCAGGTACAGTTGCTCTCTCCAGGGCTTTGATGTCAACTGGAATCGTCTGCGCCTCGTAAACCATCGCGCCGCAGCTGTAGAAGCAGAGGAGAAGACTGTCTTTGGCAACTTTGTTGATGAACTTACGAAGTTTGAGGAGGCGTTCAAGACGATTAAGCCCATTGGCGCACAAGTCGCGGAAAAGGATGTCATTGAGTTCCTAAAGCCCTGGTTCGCGAAGATTCGCAAGCTTCAACGCCTAATCGGTAGCTTCCCACCTGGCGCAGCCGCCACAAATAATCTAGCCCAGTTCGTCGTCGCATACTATGACACATCGCTGAAGGTTATTCAGAATGCGTCCGAAGCACAGAGATTCCGTAAGGAGGCATTTGAGCGTGAGCGCGCACGCTACCAGCCGAAGCTTGCTGAGTGGGCGACACATGTGAAGACACTGGAGCTCGTGGTGAAGAAGCCGGCGAACGTGATTGAGTAAAAATCGTTTCTAAAAAATCGCTTATCAGTTTATGGAGTACAATCTATTTGAAAAACTATTACGATATTATGGTCTAGCCTTTGTAGTTTTTTGGTTGGGTGCGATGCTACTTGCTGCCCCCGAAACACATTGGATAACAACCTCTTTCGGTGTTCTTGCTGTACATGCATGGGTGTATTTCGTCCATCGTGCGCTACACCATATACCAGAGTGGACTATGATTAACACACATATGAAGTACCATCACCAGGAACAAAAAACCATTCCGCGCCATCTTGAGCTTTTTTACGAAACAATAACCGATACCACGATGAACATGCTGCTACTTGTAGTACAACGATTGGCAGGTATCACAATTATTCCGACATCTATTATACTTCTTTTTACACTTTCATACATGTCAATTCACATTATAAACTACAGTATTTTTGGTTCTGTATTCCATAGACGTCATCATGAAACGATGAATAAGAACTTTGCGCCAGACGCAATGGACCATCTTATTGGCACTAACTACAATGACGAATTTGAGGACCTCAACCCAACATGTCTAAACGTGTTCGGTTCAATGGCACTGCTCTATCCACTAAAAGAGTATCTGGTCAAGATGTAAAACCAGGACGATTGTTTTAGCCAGCTGTAACACAACGCTAAATCCCACCGCCACCTCCTCAAAATTGTGTAGCGATATGTCTTCTGGGTTCTCCACCATCGTGACGACTCCTAAGCGCGTTGTCGCACCGTCTTCGTGCTGTGTTAGCATACAACCTTTGAATAGCCGTAACCCTAAAAAGATTACGACTAGATTTGCTAAAACAATATATGACTGTACGGCTGTCTTTGAAAAAATCATACCGTACGCCATTAGGGTACATATAATAACATGCGTGGCTATAGCCAGCATCTTTATTTGTTTTGATTATATTTCTTAATAAAGTTACCGCGTGCATCCGCCTCTGCTGCGGTGCGCTGTCTCACCGCCTCGATTTTGCGCCTCTTTGCGATGTCGTCTAGAATCTTGCCGAACAGGAGCTGCTGCGCGAGCTGCTCACGCGCCTCGGTCGGCTTCTTAGACAGCTTGATGAGTTCGAGGTCCTCCTTCTTCACACCTGGCAACTGGTCGACGACCAGACCGAAGACTTGCGCAACCGGCTTCGAAATCTGATTTGTGATGTAGAATGCGTAGTCGGGCTTGAGATTGTTCTCGCGAATGAACGTCGGCGTCTCGATGCGCTCTCCCTGTAGCGTCGATCCTTCGGGTGCCGGAATGTAGACGAACGGAATGCGTTCGGATGTGCTCGGCTTGTTGCCTGGGTCGCGCTGACCGATTCGCTCCGCCAAAATCTTGTGAGCCGGCGGATTCGGCGTCTTATATTCTGCCCTCAAGGACTTTGTAATCGTGAGCTTGCTGATAGGAAACTTGCCGGCGACGAGGTCCTGGCATGCCTTCTGGACGAAGTGAAACGCCGCCTTGATGTCCTGCTTGGTCAGAATGTTCTCGATTGCGCCTCCGTAGACATACTTGACGATAGGCGCATTGTCACGCCGCTTCATCACAATACCCATCGCCTTGCGATGGAAGTCGTCCAAGTCTCCTTCTGACATGTCACCGACGTAGCGCTTCTTCGACAGGAGACAGAATGTCTTGAACACCTTGTCAAACTCAAAGTCGTGTGGTGCCTTCAGACAACTCGAGACGAGCTGCCCGCCCTCAATCGTGAGGTCACGCGCCTTTTCGACCGCCTCAGGACCCGAGATACGCTCGCCCGTCGAGGAGTCCTTGGGGCGCCAGCGAATGAAGAGAGAATCTGTATCACCGTAGACCGCCATCGCATCACACTCCGGATGCCGACCACCGCCGTAGATAGTCTCGATGACCGTCTTGGCGTTGATGAGCTGTGTGCGCCCGTACGCGGTCGTCGATGCGGCTAGAACCATTCGACGAATCTTACTCGTACCAGAGCCGAGCTGACCGTACAGAGAGTTCGCCGTCAGCTTGTAGGCGTTCTGCGAAGCATCCAGGAGTGCCTTCCTGAACTCGTCAGTCTCTGTCGCCATCTGCTTTCGCGTCGCCTTGCGCGCAGACAGCAGCTTCTGAAGAATCTTCGGAATCGTCGACTTCTCGCCGTTCGGCAGCTGAGCGAATCGCACCTTGCGCACACCATCCTTAATCTTCTCAGGATGCTTGCGCTTATCCTTCGGGTCGTTGATAAGAATGTCGTACTCAATCGTGACATAGCCGGCGGGCTCCACCGGCTTTACAGTCGGATGATGCTGCTTGAGCCAGCGGTTGAAGGAGTGAGTCTTCTTTACGATATACGACGTACCCAAGCCGCCATCGGACACTGGGCGTGCCGCGATTTCGTGCGTCAGCCGCTCCGATGGAGACAGAGAGGCGTAGAACTGCTCAACGAGTGGGTCGCGCGCCATCGGGTCAGGCGTGAACGCAGGCAGATTGTCGTACTGATCTGAGCCCTCCACCAAGACGACAGTGCCGTCAGGCTTATAGTCCTTGACCCAGACTACGCTGCTGTGACACATGTTCTCTGAAATGATCGTAGACGGATAGAGTGAAGAGAAATCTGGTACACCCACAGGGTCGTTGTCGAAGTAGACACCTGTAACCGGATCGAGAACGAACGCACCTTCGTACGTAGGGTCGTCGGCTGGAGGCGGCGCATCCTCATCATCGTCGGTGGGCATCGGAGGCGGGGGCGGCTCCCGTCCGAATCCGTTCTTGGGCGCAGGCAGCACCTCAATGAGCTGGTCCTCGATTCGGCACTCCTTGAAGATGAGCGACTCGATTTTCACGCCCTGACCGCGCATAAAGATAAAGGAGACCGGCACGGAGCAGACGTTCGCCATAGCAATCGCATTGTTCAGGACCTCGAGCTTCATGAAGAGCTCCATCACTAGGTCGCAGTCCTGCAAGCAGTAACGCGCAATCTTGGCGCGGTCCGCCGACGACTTGCGCTGGAGCGCGAACAGCTCCTTGGGGCTGACATCGTCCTTGACCTGAGCCCAGCGACTGGGCTTGAGACCGTGCTCTGCGAGCTTCGTGGCACCCTGGTGGGCGCGGACGAGGACTGCCTTCGGCTCGACGCCGACGATTTCCGCCTTATCCAGAACATGGTCGTTCTCCTCGTCCATCAGAACGATGAAACGACCCGTGACGGCGCCCTTCGTAGACTTGGTCGGTACACGGAACACGTCAGTTGTATCGGTCTCCGTCACATCACCGGTAATGTTGCCTGACATGAAGGTCGCGGCAACATTGTCCAACGTGTAGGAGTCCAGATTGTAATTGCGCCGAATGTACGGCAACAGGTCTACCTTGAGACGCCCAGGAGCGTTAATGATGTACATCGTATTGTCACCCATCGCTGCGCTACTAAGGAACTTCTCGATGAGGCGCGGCTTGCTCGTCTTCAAACGCGACCAGGCGCGCAGCGACTCCGTACACTTGAGTTCCTCAGCCCGCTCCCATACGTAGCGTTCATCAAAACCAAAGATGTTGTAGCCAATCAGGACATCCGGGTCGGTTGTCTTGAGCCACTTGTGAAAGGCGACAATGAGATTCGCCTCCGAGTCAAACGGATAGACGTGAATCGGAACCGTGTTCATCGATGGCGGTGCCACCTTATCACGGTCACACGAGTTCAAGACGAAGATGTGCTTCGACTCCGGCTTGTTATTCCTGTAGAGGACGATGCCGATTTGAATGAGCTCATCGCCGGCGATTTCAGGTAGACCGAGCTGCGTGGAGAGAAACTCGTCAAGTTGCGTGACGCGTTCGTCCTGCTTCATCGCTGTGTCGGTCAGAAGCGCGTCAAAGTCGGATGTGTCTTCCAACTGTACAACCTTGCGCTTCTTGCGGTCCTTAGTGTAAATCGAGCTCAACTTCGTATCAGAAGGAACCTGAGTTACACCAGCATTCATCGCAGCGACAATGTGATTGAGCGCCTCCTGTCCGTTCGTGATGCCCAGTTCGAGAAGCTCGCGCGCCGGCTTTCTCCACGTCTTCTTCGCCTGTGGGAAGTCACCGTGACTGGACATACACTCAATATCCCACGCCGCTAGAAGTAGCGGTGCCAACGTCAAGCGACTGCGGTCAGGCTCAATATGATGCCAGTCACAGACAACGCGAATAGCGGCGCTCGGGTCGTCACTGTCCATATCGTCGAACTTGAACTTGGGAATGCGCATCCACCCCGCAGGCTCAAGGTCGCGCTCGTGAAAGAAGCGCAGAACAGGATCTATGTTGGCTTCATAGACCTTGAGCGTAACCTCGTGACACTTGTCACACTTTTTGTACGCAGGGCAGGCACAAATGTCGTCGCGCTCCTTAATAACGCGCAGCGGCTTCGGCTCAGACGACTCAGAGAGTGTCATGTCCTTCATGCGACGCCAGATGGCAATCGACGGAACCTCGACACGCAGAAAGCGATGCGTAGAGCCGTTATCGAAGTTAAAGAGCTTCTTGTGCCGCTCCTCCACCATCTTAACGTGCGACTGTGCGAGCGGACTGTAGTGTACACACTTACGCAACCACTTCTTATAGTTGTCAAGCAGCCTAGGCGACCAGTCTTCGGGAATCTGGATATAGAAATAGGGGCGGAAACCCGAAATCTCTACACAGATAGACTTGCCCATATGGTTGACACCAAAGAGTAGAATCTGAAACCCCTTCTGCTCGTCATCGGGCGAGGGCTGCTTCTGGTTGTACCAACGGCGCTTCGGCTGCTTGGGCTTGTACTCCTCCTCGTCGGAGCAGAGATGGTCATCATAACCCTTCTCAACTCCTTCATCCGTCTGCTTGAGAACATACTCGTCACGAGACACGATGTCTAAACACTGAAAGACGATACTTCCGGTTTCGTCTGCCATTGTTTTATGTTTTGTTAGTCATTTTAAATGGTGCCTCGGCAAAAGTCAATTTTTGCGTGATTTAGCGCGGGATGACTTCTTTGATGTGGCTTTCCGTGTGCGACGCGTGTTCGATACGGCGGCGCGCTTCGGGGGCAGGGTGGTGCTAGCGGCTAAAAGTACAGCAGCGGGTCCCACCTGCTGTAGGGCTTGTGATAGGGCAGCGTAGAGGCTTCCACCCTTCATCACTGGCAGTTCGGGGGCTTTTGTGGCGCCGACAACGATGTTCTTTGACGCTCTTGCAGAGATATTGCTTAGGTTACGTTTCGCGTTTTGTGATACAGCATAGGATAGACTCGGGCTTATGATTTCATTCAACATCGATGACTTATCGCGAATATTGGGCATAGCATTTGTACCGTTATACTGCTCTATCTTGCCGTTGGGGTAGACCTTGAGCACACTCGGGTATCCCGGTATATTCGCCTTTTTCAGACTCGGTGACTTCTCAACCATATCGTGATGAATCATTGCCATATTTGCTTTGCGTCCCGGAGCGTTTTCGAGCTCCTCCCAGATAGGCTTATACGTCTGGCAGTGACCACACCAATCGGCGTGAACAAAGACAAAGGCAACCGGTCCGACATGGATGACCTTTTCCAAGTCCTCTATCTCCTCGGGAGAACGCACAGAGACGTTCTTACTGGAGTTATTGTTTGTATTTGATTTGCTGCCCATCAGACCACTTATGGCTTTGAACATTCTCTCCTACTTTTATGATTCCTTTTTTTAGAGGAGCCACCGTACAATGGCAAAGTCAACAAATCTGTTCCTATACTCACTTATTGCCCTAGTTGGTCTAGTTTTATGTGGGGTTGCCGCTTGGTATTCCACGATGTTACGTAAACACAAGTCAATTGAGGGATTTGCCAGCGGCGTGGCGTTTTTGACGAATAGCAAGGAAAACGACTGTCCCTTATCGGCTGAGCGCAAAGATGACGGAAAGATACACGTACAACCGCAAAATCAGAAGTTCGACACGATGGGCGATTACGTTGCCTGGCTCAGCAGCCTTTCTGCCGCCGGCTCGATGTGTGTACCGCCGTATGTAAAAGGACCACGTGAGGTCGATGTAATACAAGGGGGTTCCCCGAGCCCTGGTGACCGCGAAGTCGGTACTACTGGAAAGCAGGTTGCTCAACAGAACACATCACAGAACCTGTTTACGCGACAGGTGGAGGGTGAAAATACGTATGCAAAGACGCCTATCAATAAACTCGACGACTACGAATACACTCGCATCTTCCAGAACGAAAACTCGCCACGCAGCGAACTCAGCAAGACCACTGTCAATTCACTCATGGCGAAAAACCAATGGGACTGGTCCAAGTTGCCGTTTAACTCTGAGGCGCGTGCCGATGCCGAGACAGAATTTGTTGCGGGACGTCTGGACTCTGCGCAGCGCGACCCCAAAACGGGTGTGTTCTTTAAAAACGTGGAGGGCATGACAGTTGTCCCACCCGATGAAGATGCTGCGGCTATACGCGAAAAAGCTGCAATGAAAGCCTATGAGCCGGCGCCAGCCACAGCGCTTATGGAGCATAATGTTGATGACGTGGCTGCGATGGTAAAGAAGATGTATGCGGAAGATCCCAACTGGGAGCCGGTCGTTGAAAAGGTCGGTGATAACGAATACCGTGTATCTGAACTCAGACCCAAGGCTAGAAAAGAGAAATACGCAGAAAACCAGGATATGACGATTGAGCGCGCGAAGGAGGGCGGCTTAATTCAGGCGCAGGTGGACGTCGAGGGTGGACGCCAAGACCCGTATTTCGACAAGCAGGGTGTACTAGACTACAGCAACGACCGCTTCTGGGAGTACAAGGATTTCAAAAAGTGGACGCCTGGTCTGGAGCGTATGTTCGCACCGACACTAGACACGACTAACTGGATTTAACATAAAAAACCGCCTGCGCTAGAACTCAGATCTAATAACCCTTTTTGTTTTGACTATCTCTGCCTTTATAAAAATCAGAGATACCGGTATTTAGGAAACTGTATCACAAAAAATGTGGTTTCACGAGTTTAGTGTTGGAACATACATGCAGACATATTATACCGATTTTGACAATAGTATAATACCAAGTGCTTATATGTCCAATAATGTATAGCATATTAGTTATCCAACTAATATACAAAAAAAATTAGCGGTCGTTTTTATTTAACTCCCAAGTAAATTCATTTAACTTTCACTTTAAATACTATCGATATGAACGGCTGTCCCGAAGCCTTCGACTCGCTCTTCGATAAAGAGGGAGCGAACGGGTCCTAACATGCCATTCTTACCACAGATTCTATAGTGGACGTGCGGTTCGAGACGGTGCCCAATTGGTACTAAGTAGGCTTGAGGGCGGCGGACTTGTAGTAGTGCCGAGCCATCGCTTTCGGCGATAGCAACACCCACATTCTCAAATTCACCATATGCCTCCTGCCAATTCTTTAATGAACCGTCTGTCGGTGCATTTGATTCGGCAGCCCAATAGATGACTTTGTGTCCTGCGGGTGCTATAATTCGTACTTTGAGTTCGGCTTTGTCCGGGACTTTTTCCTGAAGAGCTGAACAGGGTAGTACAGTTTCACCCAAAAAGGGTAAATAAGAATCTCGGGAAATTCCAACGTAGATTGCACAAAATGCTACAAATATAAAAAATAATCTAGAAAACAAAGAATCCTTACCAAATAATGATGAAATCGCATCACCCTTAAAAATTGCAACAAAGCCCCAGTTCACACCCGCCAGAACTAGAACTAGGATGGCAAGTCCGTAGAGCTTTTTCTTAATATAATTTTTTGTTTGCCCCATCCTACTTAATGTAGAGGTAATTCCCAGACCTCAACATCATTGGGTATATGATGCTTCTCCACGCGAAACTGTTTATCAAAGAAGGGTATCTGTGCCTGCTCACGTGGAATACAATTCTTGGCGTGGCGTGCTATGTACTTGTATAAGTCAAAGTCGGGAAAACGTTCTGAATCATCGGGATTCCTGAGTATATTTTTACCCTCGTCGTCTGTCAGCCACATCCATAGTATGTTATAAAGCTCGGATGTCGTCTCATATGTTACACGTTTGTCTTCACTTGTTAGTTTGGTCGGCGGTTGCTTTTGCGGTGGCGCGTCTTCATAGAGTGCGTCAAACATAGAAATCGCTAAACGGCATAAATCAAAGGATGGGTTGGGATTTACTATCTCTTCGTCTTTATCAAAATACGGCTCGCAGTTGTATTGACCAGATGCGTCGTTGCCCTCGGCGTAGGAATCTGTGATTAGAAGCTTCTCGCGATCTTTGAGCCAGAAGGAGGCGCGACCGAAGTCAATTATTTTCATGATGCGCCCGTAGGTCGGCACCTTGTAGTACTTCGTGCCGCCGCGGGCACCCTCCAACTTATAATACAGATGCGTCTCACCGGTTCCACACCACATAATGTTATTCGTATGTAAATCGTTGTGGACGAATCCGTAGTAGTACTGCGCTACGGAGAGCGCAGCGATTACCTGATAGATCCAGGCAGACCAGCGCGCATCTTTTGTATCGATTAGGAGCGCGTCCTTGGTATTTTCTTCTATATCAAGGAGCGCATCCATTGTTCCATCGCAGCGCTCATGGAGAGTGACCTGAACTGGGAAATTCTTAAACTCTGCAAAGTACTCGGCTTCGTTTGAGGCAAGTGAGTCGTTATCATCGTCATCGTCTTGTTCATCGTCGTCGTCAGAGTCCAGTTTTGAAATGCGCACAGGTGGCTCTGCCAATGGCGTAATCTCATCGCCTTCGACATCTGTTGAGGGCGTCTCGGATACACATTCGGAAACGTCAGAATGGCTACCACTGGCTATCGATTCCAAATCGTCACATTCGATGTCACCACCCTCCGCAACAACTTCGACGAGCGGCTTCTGGTCAGGGTCCTCGCCAACGACGCGCACTGTGAAAAGACCCGCGTTCTTATTGCGCTTGAACCAGCGTTCGTGCTTGATACTGGAGATGTCGCTTGTGATGTTATACATATAGTTGTCCGCTCTGCCATTGAAGGTGCCGTAAAACTGACACCAGTGTGGCGACTTGTTTGTCTCAACTAGTCGCGACATCGTTGCTGAACACAGTGCATCGATATAGGCTTCGTTGTACGGGTCATGTATCTTCGCAAGGGTGTTTTGCCACCCGCTCTCCGGTTGAGGGAGCGCACCGTCCGACGGTAGCAGGTACTCGCCCTCCATATATGAAATTGGCTCAACCAAATGAACCCGCTTCGAAAATACCTGAATTTCGGCGAAACCAGAGATATCATGGAATTTGCCTGAGATATCAATGAAATAACCGTTTGGGTTTCCATTAATCGTAAAGGATTCGAGCGGCGATTGTAGATGCTGGTTTTCACCACTGCCTAAGAGTGCTAGGCTCGGCAACACCTCTTGAATTTTCTGAAAATCAGTTAATTCTGATTCAAATGATGCCTTTAATGTGCGTGTGCCTATAATCGGCATTAGTTCCCGGGGTAAAATCTTTAGTCGTGGAAGACTCTGAGGAACGGGTGTCTTAACAGGCTTGACCTTCTTGACCTGCTTTCGGGGCTTCGGAGGCATTTGCTTGTAAAATCACGGGATTTGTCGTATCATTCTTATACGCGGTGACTCGTTTCTTTTCCATTTTCCGTCTCTATCGTAGAATTAAGTCGAATGTCGAACCAAATTGTTCCTATTGACCCTGTCCCTACAGGCGGTCGCAAAGTCTTCAAATTGGCGCTTCGCAAATTTGACATGACGAAAATCAAGGATGACAAGGTGGTTGTCTTTATTGGTAAGCGTGATACTGGTAAGTCGTTCTTGATTAAGGACCTGCTGTTTCACCATCGTGGTATTCCCATCGGTACAGTTATCAGCGGAACAGAGTCAGCAAACTCCTTCTACGGCACTATCATTCCGCCTCTCTTTATCCACGAGGAGTTCAACCCGATGATTATCGCAAACGTTCTGAAACGCCAGAAGACACTGGCTCTGAAGATTAACAAAGACATTGAGACACGTGGCACAACTTCAGTTGACCCGCGCACCTTTATGATTATGGACGACTGCCTGTACGATAATGGATGGACACGCGACAAGTATATTCGCTCACTCTTCATGAACGGACGTCACTGGAAAATTCTCTATATCGTTGCGCTTCAGTACTGTATGGGTATTCCGCCTGTTTTGCGTACAAACATTGACTATGTTTTCATTTTGCGTGAGAACATCGTGGCGAACCGCAAGCGTCTCTATGAGCAGTTCGCTGGTATGTTTCCGGATTTTGAGTCGTTCTGCCAAATCATGGACCAGTGTACGGAGAACTACGAGTGCCTCGTCATTGACAACAACGCAAAGTCGAACAAAATCGAGGACCAGGTCTTTTGGTACAAGGCTGCGCCGCACCCTAATTTCAAAATTGGAGCACCTGAATTCTGGGCGCAGAGACCCGCGGAAGGTGACAACTCTGAAGACTTTGACCCGAGCAAAACGGGTAAACGCGCCTCTGGACCTATTATCCAAGTACGCAAATATTAAAAGCTATAGTAGATAGCACCATGACACGTAAATACAAAGGTGGCGCAAACGCTGCCGCGGCAAAGGTTCCGATTCCTGCTACGGCGGGCACAGGCAAGCCGCAGACGAACACGACAGAACTCAAGGCAAATGTCGCTGTGAGCTCAACCGGTGAGAAGACGGCGGGTGTCGCAGGAACGTTTTCGAACCTCGGTGCGAAAATCGAAAATATCAACGGGTACGATATTTTGAAATTTAATATGAGTCCCAGTGCCTCTGTTATAACAAATCAAGAGACGATGTCGTATATGGACGGAGGTCTAAGCACAAATGCGACGATGGGGTCTTCCGGCTTTTTTGGTGCGATTTTACGTGGAATCGCTGGAGCCAGTGTGTTACAGAACGCAGTGACAAACCCTACGCAGAATACGCTAAAAATGGTCTTATCACCGCTCTTACAGGGGTCAATTCTTCAAATTGATATTAAACCTGGTGAGACCTGGCGCTTTGCTGATAAGAGCTTCCTCGCCTGCACACCGAACCTGAATGTAAGCGGTAACATAAACATCTTCAGCAACTTCCGCATGATGTTCGTTGGCGAAAACCTGACCTACACGACTGTTTCATCCCAGGGGTCGGCTGGAACTGTATGGGTTAGCTCGTTTGGTGCTATTGAGAAGCACGATATCGTGATGGGGACTGGATCCAATGTTCCGCTGTTTATCAATAACGGTTGCTTCTTGGGTATGCTTGATAATAACGGTTCTGTCAACTTCTGGAATGATTATGTATCCGTTGGCACTGCGAATGGACTCTTTTCAGCGATGTTCACGCAGCTGGGCTGGGTCATGAAAATTCAGGATTCTATGCCGCCGAAAAGACCCGGACCGATTACGTGTACAGTATTTACTCAGAGTCTGAATCCTCACAACTTTGAGAAGTACATCGCAAATATAGCACAAAAGATAGTCGATAAAAGCAGAACCGGTGACAGCAATAGGGCGTACCTCACATCTGGCATGGGTCCTCACGCAAACCCTGCTGTATTAGGCACGGGTGCTGCCGTTGGATTGGGTGCTGCCGCCGCCGCGGCGCCTGCAGCCGCTGCCGGTCCTTTTGGTTTCTTCGGCTCGATGCCCGCAGCTGCTGCGCCTGCGATGAATACATCAGCACCGGCAATGAACATGGCGGCGCCTGCTATGAATGCGCCTGCTATGAACGCTCCCGCTATGAACTACGCGCCGGCACCTGCTCAACAAAATTCATCTACGTATGGTGGAAGACGCACTACTCGTCGTCGCAGCCGCTACAATTAAACGCGGCTATTTATTAGTGATATTGTATAAAATATAATACCATTATATTTGTAGATGGGTAATTTGCTTACCGTAAGCAATTGGAATGCGGAAGCCCCTGGCGAGAATGCCTCCGATATCAGCGGTAATGATATCAGTGGTAACGATATCAGTGGTAACCATACCGATGTAACCGGAAACCATACCGACGTGAGTGGCAACCATACCGACGTAAGCGGCAACCATACCGATGTTAGTGGCAACCATACCGATGTGAGTGGTAATAATACCGACGTGAGTGGTAACCATACCGATGTCAGTGGCAACCATACCGATGTGAGTGGCAACCATACCGATGTGAGTGGCAACCATACCGACGTCAGTGGCAATCATACTGATTTCAGCGGAAATACTGATGTGAGTGGTAACAATACAAAGAAGAATGAACCCGACAACAATAAAAATAAAAATAACGATGTGAAGCCTGCTGAAGAGAAGCCAGCCGAGGAGAAACCCGCCGAAGAGCCCAAAAATGGAGAAAAAAATAACAATACGAAACGAAATAACGTAAAAGGGGGTGGACGCAAGCGGCGTACACGTAAACGGAAGGTGCGAGCCCGGCGTGTCTAATCGCTTATTTTAATGAAACCCTGTAGGAGATGACGGACCCGGCGCCGCCTTTAG